TAATAGACTTTAAAGAAGATCTAATATATGTAAAGAGACTAATACTCGCACGAGATTACTATTATGGAACTAATGATTTATTTAATATAGATAATATAATTGATTTCGAAACAGATAGTATAACAAGTATATGAGATCTTGAGAAGATTGATAAAATCATAGAGCTTTTCTCTCTTTATAAGGAGGTGTAATTATGACTGATAAAGAACTAATCATCAGATGAATAAATAATTTAACACTTTATGAAAAAGACTATGACATTTTAAATATGCTATTAAATACAAACGATAGATTTTTTGTCAGAGTTATGACTGAATTAGCAAAAGGCAATTTGAGATTGAGTGACTTTGAAACAGTTATAGGTGGGCCTTCTTATGATAAGAAAGTAGAAGAAGGGTTTGTTTTAGCCGAAAAGATGAGAAAAGACTTAGAGATGATCTTGTCAGCTAATGATGCCCTGACTTCTTTTGATGAGAAATTAAATAAATCAATTTACGAGAATTTATTAGTATCATCTCTACATACAGATATAATTGACGAGGTTGTAGATGAAGATATATATAATTTCTTTAAGCATACGCCTGAGTCTTCTGTTTTATATAGAATACATAAACAAAAATTATTGGATCTATATAATAGCGGACCAGAAGAGGGTATAGATAAAAACTTCCTATATCAATACGTAGGAGTTCCTATTGTACCAATTAATTATAATGATGTATTATTGACTGAGGACGATAAGAAGTTTGCTTTGAGTAAGGGTATAACTTTAGATGAAATGAAAAAAATAAAATCCTTGAGTTATTATTACAGAACGAGAGGTGAATAAAGATGGCGATCAATAGACTACCAAAAATAACAAGTGATGGTGGTGGTGGTAGTACTGTAAAAACACCTAAGGCATCTAAAGTTACAGTAGCATCTAAGAAAACAACAAAAACTGAAGTTAAAAAACCTAAAACAATAGCAGTAACAGACGATATAACTTCGAAATCAATTGCTGTTGTTGAACCAGAGACAATTAAAGTCAGTGGTCAAAAGACAGTTGTTAAGGAAACTACAACCAATCCACCAAGCCAACCAAAAAACCCTAAGATAATAAAAGTATCACCAAAAGATCCTTCAAGTATAACGATGAAGTTAAACATACCAAAATTAGATAGGGACGATAGAATACTTAGATTGGAAAACATAAATGACGAACCAGTCATAATAACGAATGTTACACCAACAAAAACAACCCCAACTATAAAAAGTAGTTTGGATGATCTAATGCCTACAGTAACAAAAGATATGGGTATCCCGAATGATAAAATTTTTTCTTTCATAGACATGGAAGGTAACGCAGTCGGAACTTTAAAAGATACAAAACCCGATGTTAAAATAACAACACAAGAACAATTACCTGTGATTGAAAAAGTATTGTCTCCTGTTGATGAGAATATCAATAAAGACCCTGTAACTGAAATGATCATAGATAGAAAATATTTCATGCCTACAGATATAATAGATAGAAAAAGTACTGCGACAGTATTTAACTTCGACTATTTATCATATTTATTCTTTCAAGTAGACATAAACCAACAACTAGATTCTTTCTATAATGCAGTAGATTATATTATAGAGAACAGACTTTTTGCTAGAGATGAGGATTATGCAGAAGTTGCCCCAGAGAATACACTTGATGATGAGACTATGGCTTTAGTATTTAATCAGATATGGACGATGGCTAAAAATGCAGTGGATGAAAATCCAGATTTAGTTTCGATAAAGAATCTAATTGGGTTTTACATATACTTTAATAGAAAACTTGGCTTCCTTCCTATATTAGTACAGGGAACTACATTAAACGAATTCTTTTCAGATATGTCTTTAGACTCTATATTAGTAAAACTAACTACACTAGGATTATATCCTATTAGTGGGTATAACTTGTTTGAGAGATTATGGAATTCTTACACCTATTCAGTAACAGAAAATGCAAACAGAGCAGAGATAAAGTTATCTTTAAGAGAGTTTATTAGCTATGATATAAATAGAAATATGGCTGAAACGTATGATGGGTTCCCAAATAAGAACGACCAATTAATTATAAGATATGATTTAGATCCTTCTAAATGAACCAGTAAGAAAACATTCAGATCAGATAGTGCTGCTTTTAAAAGATTTAAAGAAATTGCGACAGCATATATAACAGCACAGGGTGCAACAACACTAAAAAGATATTTATTAGACTTACTTCCTGTTCAAGACTATGCTGGTGAAGATATATCTTTAAGTAGCTCTATATTTGCTAGAAAAAGTATCATGTACGTATCTACAACAAACCTCGATACTCCAGATAGACCTCTTTGGATGACACTACAGTCATTTGATGAAGTGTTTAAAATAAACAGGCTTGAAGTAAATAAAGCTAATATAAGAAGCATATTTGTTGAATTCTCTGAGAGCCAAGGTTTTCCAATAGGTAATGTGGAGTCTAATCAATATTTAGAACTGTGACTTGCTTGAGTTGAATATATAAACAGTAGGGCATCAAGTATATCCACATCCTTAGCAATATCCAATGGTACAAATCATAATTATAAAAATATGTATAAACAATTAGTTTGATTAACAAATGCAAAATTTGTTATACAGTATTTACAAAATAATAATTCATTTAAAGACTCAGCTTATGCGGACGGTGCTAACTATGTTAATGCTGCATTATTAAAGGTATATCAATCTTTAACAGAATTAAAAACACAAATAAAAAATGTAATAAAATATATTAAGAAGGAAGACAAGAGATTCTATCCATCTTCCATCAAATAAGAATAAAGGGCGGTGACTCCAATGGTTAAAAATAAACACATACAGGTTGTAAATGAAAACGGAACCACGGTTATACTATCCGGAGCCATACTTGTCGAGTATTTAAAAGATTATACATCTGATTGAGGAAGTATATCTACTAGTGCCACTATAGCTGAAATTGAAAGCGAATTTTCTCCTTCAGCTTTAGAGGATCCTACCAACAAGGCAAATATGGATACATTCAATAGTAAAATAGGTTTTGTATTGCCAAAAATCACCCTTGATTCTCTAATTAACGAAGTTATTATTTTATTAAGAGAGGAAAATATAGACTACTTAACCTTATTTCAATCTTTTAATAATCTTGAAAAGGTAGCTGTTTATTTTATTTTAATGATACAAAATAATAGAACAGTGGGAGAAATCTTTCAAATGATAAGCTCTAATTACAAAGATCTTTCTAAGAGAGATATTATGATTAGACTTCTTTCTGAAGTTGAAGTAATCGAATCCCAAGTAGATATAACAGATCCTATCAATGGACTTTTTAAATTAATGGCGACCACAAGAACACACAACACTAAACCTGAGCCAGTTTATGATTTTGGCGGAGGCAGTATAGAGTTTAAAGATTTTAGCTTTCCTATGCATTCTTATAATGTAACAAAAAGATTTGGTGGTTTAGGTTATTTAAATGAGAATAACGATTCAGTAAGAAATTACTTTGATAGATTTAAAGATACGTGGACAGCCAATTACAATACAGCTTTAAGAAGTAATTGGTTTGCTGCTAACAGCCCTTTATATAAAAACATACATTGAAAAAGTGTTATAAAGGATGATGTAATGAGCACGATAAGTGGACCTGAGTCAGAAAAACATAAAGTTATTAAAAACTATAGATATTTATTAGATGAAATATCATATAAAGAAATAAATATAAACACATCCGATGAAAAACCTCTATTCAAATATATTGGTGAGAACTTCTTTGACTTTAATCCTAATTCAAATACGACCGATGATCAAGCATCAAGATCACCTCTAACTATGACTAAATATACATCTAGCACATCAGCTACAAACGGATACTTTAATAGAGACAATCTTACCACTGGCTTAATATCTTACAATAGTAGTAATTTTAAAAACTTAAAAACAGTTTTATCATATTATATGTCTGATTTAAATATGTGGTTTACTAGTGATGATAACTTAACAAATACAGCTTATGCTGATTATTTACACACTCAAACCTCAACTAGATTTTTGCCATCAGGTACTAAATCAGAAACAAAAGGATATTTTTCTAATATAATGTTTATGCAAAGTGCTATCCAAAGAGTTCTTTTTCCTAAGATATTAAGAGTTGCACAAAATGCATATGGTGGAAAATATAGTCTTGATAGTGTATTTGAAATAGATGAAAATATCTATGATACTATATTCGATTCTATAGTTAATAATGCTTTTGTATTTACGGATAGAAATAGTGCCTCTACAGACTTTGAGGCTAATTATGAAATTATACCTAACAGAGCAATTCTAGAAACAACAGATCTTACTTATGATTTAAATAACTATAAAGCCACAAACTTATATGAGTTCCTTATTAATAGTATGGTGCACAGCCAAGATGATGTTTTTGGCGGGAATAGCAGAAAGATATTGAACTTCGGTATGCTTAGCTCATATACCAGACAGGATTTATTATATAAACAGAATGCAATTAATTATAACCCGTTAAGTAATCAATTATCTACAACACCCACATCTTTAACACTTAGTGACTTTGGAAGTGATCAAATAACGTACAACTTTGGTACGAATTATAATCCTACTTCTTCTGATAATTGAATTGACAAAATCTTTGACACGTTCTTTAAAACAGATGTAGATAGTGACTCTTACTCTAAGATAAATTACAGGGACGTGAAATTCTTTAAGCTACCTGTACACTCATCCACTGCTGATATAAGAAATACTCTTAATAGAAGAATTAAAAGAACAGATAGGGAATTACTTACTGATATTACTGATATGGCTAATTTCGATATCAAAGGTTTAGCTTTGGCTGATTTTACATATGGAGAAAGAGCTTTATTAAAAGAGTATTTAGATAACTTCAGATCAATTAAAAAACTAGGTGTAAGAGATTATACCGATCTACAAGTTGTTGAGGAAATGATAAGCGATTTGGATGATTTAATAGCTTGAAAAAATAATCCTAGTGATGTGGCGATAAACGATCCTGATAATGTTTATTATAGGATATCAGCTTTAGCGAATCCGTTTCCAAGCAGACCTAATAGTAGTAATATCGACTACTATAGATGACAGGCAGAGATAGCAAGTCTTAAGAAAACAGTATATTTCCCAGAAATATTATCTATATTTAACATTGGTGAAATAAAAGAATTCTTAAATAGAGCTATTGTGAAAATAAACGGAAACAGAAATTCTCCTAGAGATATGAATTTTGTTATGCAAGCAAAGGCTTTAGTTCAAAAAAGTGCTATAGATATTCCGTGAGTAAATACTGGTAGATATAGTAACAATGACAAACTAACTTTAAATACGATCAGTACTAATTTCTTGAGTGCGTTGAAAAATATAATTAGCCATATAAAAGAAACAAACGAATATGCGACACAGTTTGATACATTTACAACAACATATCAATCAGGTATTTGGGCTGACATAGTAACAAGTGTGAACTTGTTAAGATCAGTATTATTAAATGATACTTTGATTGAAGAAGCTATAATAAACAGTGGAATGTACACAGGATATGAATCAGGCATTCTTAAAGATTTAGATATGGGTTTATATAAAGTTATTATTAACAACTATTTTTCTTATTTAGTAAACCCAGCAGCTAATGCAGCGGCTAACTTAAAAAATATAGTATTGGTGGATAATAATAATACCGGATTCATTAAATACTACAGTGATATTTTGACGTTATTAAAATTTGTTGAAAAATATCACGAACTAGTACCTAAATACATAGAACACCTAGATAGAAATGTATTAGGTAAATATTATAAGTTAATTGATGCAATTAAAACACTACCATCTTGAGATTATGAGAGTCTGCATCGAAGAGATTTAGAATCTGATTTAAAGCAGTCTGGTGGAGTAAATTCACATGACTATAACATAACTTGAGGAAACGGTAGTAGAAATATTGTCATGATATACAGAAGACCCGACTCCTTTTCTTTCTCATATAGAGTAACCCCAAGATTATACATGGGAGGATTATCTAATACAATAAGCGATAACATGCATAGAGATAGATGGTGGAGAAGATGACTACAGGAAAATGGTGAAGCTTTTTCATATGAAAACATAAATGCATTTAAAGTACCAGATGTCAATATAACCGATAATAATATACCTTTCCCAACCACTTGAAAATATAATGATCCAACTCCAACTGTTAAGTCGGAAAACTTCTTTAAAATGAAAACAAATTCCCAAACCTATCAGTCCGGTTTAGTTGCCAATATATCATCATTTAAATATATTACTGATACGAAAGACGTATATAAAAACATTGGTGTCCCTTTATTGCTTTTAGGCGATGTGGGAAGCGAGTGAGACAAAGCAAATACAACTAGAGTAGAGTCTTTTAGTTTTGAGACTGATTTCTTAAAATTATGGTATACTGACGAAGGATATGATGATGGATTGGACCATAACGATGGTGGTGGAGAAGCCTACACATGAGCATATCAACTAGTATCTGGTGCAGATAGGTTTAAAAACTTTGGGTTGGGTAAGATGGATATACAGGCTCTTTTCAGACACTTCTGAAATATGGAATCATCCGTCATGGGAACTCCTTATAACTTAATGGCCTATTATATTTTCGATACATGAGATGATGGATACGATTACAAAGTTGGAAATTTCCCTTATTCCACTGTTGTTGATTATGGTAGCCCACTATCAACCAAAGATACAAGAAAAAAATCAAATATTTATGACTTTAAGTTTGTTTTACAGAATTCGTTCCTTGAGGGTAAGTGATCACCAGTGAGACTTAGTGGTGAAGATAGATCCTTTGGAGTGGATCCTAGTATTACTAATGACCAAATATTCGACAACTTCTATTTGACTTCTAGAAAAAGTTTTATATCAAACAGAAGATTACGAGATGGTATATTCGATATATATAACAGAAACTTTAGAAATAGAATATATTTTAGCTATTTAAGATGAAGACAATTGTTCAATGAAGGAGAGTGATAATATGAAGCTAGCAAAAGAACTTATTAAACTAATGTCAGATTATTACTCCCTTAATAATCTTAATATAAAAATGAAGAGTCCTATAAATCAAGAATATTTAGAAATATTAAAACCAGATATAATAAGAACATATCTAAATCCTTTTGGGTATGTTATCGAACCAGAACCATGAACACCTGAAGAATTACTTTTACCGCTAAAAGACAGAAGGAAAATACCGACATTTGAAGAGCAGTTAAAAGAAGTCCCCCAAGACCTTTTGACAAGAACAGATTTAGCTGTTAAAGGCGCTGTATTCTTATATCTTACAGAGATACTTTCTTGGAACGAATTAAAGGTTTTATTGAATATAGGTAGCTCCGGTGTCATTTTATATAAAAACCTTCCTACGGATGAATTAGGGGCATATGACGTTATCTTATCACTGCTCTCGGTTCTATTCGGTAAAGTTAATTATAATATTGATGTGCTACCTTCTTATAACTTTAAGAGGTTGACTAAAGATGTATATTATTGGGATCAACCATACTACTATTATGGCTATAAAGCTGCTTTAAGTTATAATAACCTAAACGACATTCTGGAAAATATTGATTGATTTCTAGATGAGAATCCAGAAGCATTGGATGTAGTGAACAGCAGATATGATGTTTTGGGTATGCTCAGAATAAATAACAAATTTGTGCAGTTTGTTATTGAAGATAATGATTTAGGAAGCAATGGCATTGTAACAGAATTTGATAACCTTGGCTTATATAATGTGGCTCTTAATCTTATTAGAATTGATGAAACCACATTAGGTTTGAACAATACTTTATTTGATTTCTATAAAGCTGTAACAGAAATAACTAGATTTTCACCAGATGGAATAACTTATGAACAAATAGACTGAATGACAGTCAGAAGCTATTGTAAATATGTAGATACAGTGATAGAACTAGATGTTATTCATGCAGATATAGAAAAGATAGGAAACATCATAAGAGATGTACAGAATTTTCTTATTCATTAAAGAGGAATATACTTCCTCTTTTTTATTATCTGAACATATATTTCTATCCCATAACAAAAAATCAAAGAAAATAAGTCAATTTTTATAAAAAATCTTATTTTTTAGGCTAAATTTTTCAATTTTTTCTTTTTTTTGGTCTTAAATTTAAGATTTTTTTCCATTTTCGGTCTAGAATATTGAATAATTAATTATAAACCTACGGAGGTGATATTATGTTTAATCAAGAAACACCAAAACCTAGAGACACATCTAGCAAACAAAAACTCGCTGAGCTAAATAATCAAACTGATATGTTGGTATATGGTTCTTCTAGTTCTGGTATAAAAGAACGTGATAAGGAAATGGATAAGTTGATATCCAACACACTTAAAACAACTATTAAGGGTCAATTTGGCAATACAAATAAACCATTAGAGTACTTCTCTTTAAATATGTTAAATGACTTATGGAGTAAAACTGGAACAGGTAAAAGAGGAACTAAGAAAAAAGATTTTGAAGATGTTCTTAAACAATACGTGTATGAAAATCAAACTATGTCTGTTACAAATAACAGGATCAAGTATGATAACTATAGAAATATATATTCCCATATTCCTGCGGCTCACGTAGCTTTAAACATATATAAGTCTTCTATCCTTTCTCCAGAATCTTTAACAGATGAGCCTATCAACTTTATGTATGACTCCAGTGATGACAATATTAAAAAAATCATGGAACAGAGAGTTAAGTATAGAATTATTGATAAATATAAACTCAATGAAGAAATAGGAAAAATCGTTAAAGAGGCTTTAATTGATGGAGTTAGTTACCGTGCTGTCATTTCTATTGAAAAAGACTTAGAAAATATCATGAGAGATAGAAAAGTTTTAACAGAAGAAAATAAAATAACTTTTGATGAAAATTATATCAATGATGATATTAAGTTCTATGACTCTGAAATATCCAAAGAACAAACTAAAATCTTTAATGCAGCTATACAAGAGGCAGCCGATGGTTATATTAAGGTAGCTAATAAGTTTATTGATGGAAATAATGTCGCTGAAGAAGAAAAAGAAAAAGCTAGAACATTTGTCGAAAACCTAAATACTTTAGTTAAATATAAAGAAAAAGATAAGATTAGTAATCAAGAATTTAGTGGAGCTCAAATAGGTAGATTTGTCAAAGAATTGGTAAATAGCAATATTACAGTTAGATCTAAATTAGACTTCATGGAAGATTATACAGATGCTCTTGTCGAGGGCTTTGCAATCGATGTCCCTAAGCAAAAGGTTAAGATGAATGAGAGCGGAGAAATAGTATATAAGACTGATAAAGAAGGTAAGCCTATTTTAAATGAGGCCGGAGAACAGATTCCTATGATGGAAGATGACTTTTCTAATTCTTCAGTTAAAAATACAATGTATCTAAATGGATCTAAGATTTTAACATTAGAACCTGAAAAAGTAACACCTCTTAAAATCGGTGGAATTACAATTGGTTATATTCATGTTGAAAAAGATTTAACCATGGAACCAATGACTATCAACGGTGGTGTTGGTGGTACAGCTAACCTTGCGTCGACAGCTCCTGTTAGCTTTGGTGTTAATACATTCGGTGCTACAGGCTTAAACGGTCTAAATAACGGACAAGGTAATAACCCTATTACTAACCCTTTAGCTATATTTAGTGCTCAACAAACAGCAAACGAATATATAGTGAATATGTTTGTTAACGGATTAGGTAAAAAACTTAATAAGAACTTCATTAGAAACAATAAAGACTTAAAAGAGTTAATTCATGAGCTGCTAAGAGAAAAATATATTACCCAAAAGAAAATTCAAGTAACATTCTTCAGCTCTGACGATGTTATTGAAACTAGAGTTAAACCTCTATTTGAAGGTTCTGAATTCTTCGCTAAACTATATCTTGCTGAATTAACCAACAACATTACTATCTCGCTAGGTAGAGGTATGGATAGAAGAATGATCAAAGTGCCTTTCGGTCTAGATGACGATATGTTCCAAACTGTACAAGATGCTATTAGATCATTTAAAACTAGAGAATTCTCAGTATCTACTATTGATGATGCATCTATTTCTAATTTAGTAAGGTTATCACCTGGTCGATATGAAGATATGTACGTACCAGTTGCTCCAGATGGAACAATGGGTTATGATATTGATGTATTACCTGGTTTAGACAACGCCAAGAGCTCTGAACTGTTACCTCAACTTAAAAATCAATTCTTAGATTCAATCAACATACCTGCATCTGCTATTGACTCAACTGCAGAAACGGATTTCTCTAGATCGATCGCATTAAGAAACGTATATTTCTCTAAAGAGATTGTAGATTATCAAAAACCTTTCAACGAAACTATTACACAGATGATTAGAAAGATCTATACAGATGAGTATAGATATGCTGGTAATAAAGTTAATGATGAAAGCAATATCAATCTTGATGATTTTAAAGCATGGTTCTCTAAACCTTATAGTTTAAATATTGCTACGACACTAGAAACAATGCAAAATGTTGATCAATATGCATCAATGATTACAGGCGTTATAATTGACTTAACAGATCCGACGAACGCTTTACCTGCTCAGAAATTGAGAAAGAAAATATTTAGAGATACAATGTCTTATTTACCTTGGGATGAGTGGGAACAATATTATAAAAACTCTAAGACAGATACCAAGATTGAGACCATGAAAACTGGATCAAAGAAGGGTAATGTTTTAGGTGATGATAACGATCCTAACAATTTTAACCCCGGTGGATTTAATCAATTTTAATTAAAATAACATAAAAAAGAGTAGATAATTCTACTCTTTTTATTATTGATTACATGTCAAAGATGTCTTTTACCTTGTCAGCACCAGATTTTTCTTTTTCTAATTTCTTAGGTTTTTCTTCAACTTCTGGCTCTGGTTTTTCTTCGACAGCTTCGATAACTTCAACTTCAACTTCTGATTTAGGTGTAGATTGTTTTCTAGGTTTTGTTTCTTCAGCAACTTCTACAACTTCATCTTCTACAGGCTTAAACTTAGCTTTTTCTTCTTCGATTTTCTTTGATAGCTGATTCTTCATCTCAGTAAAGTCAATTTCTTCAACTTTATCTGTTTGAACAATTGGGATTTCAGATTTAACTGTATCAACAACTTCTTCAGCAAAGTCAGAAACAATATAACCAGCTCTTCTAAGAACAACGATAACTGTACGAATAACATATCTAATACCTACAACTAAAACAACAGCATATCCAACAATGGATAGAATGAATACTAACCACAATACAAGTGTTAGTGGCCAAGCGGTATAGAAGAAATCTTCTATCATTGTTTTAGCCCAACCTTCTTCTTGCCCTTTGAACCAGTTAGTCATTAAAGTATTTAGATTAATAGTTCTGGAGTCAAGTTGGTATTCTGAGTTGTTAGTATTTGGGTCTTGAGTTAAGTAACCAACAGTCTTGGTTTCAGAATCTCTACCCACTTCCCAATATCCTTGACGAACGCCATCTATAATAACAGCATCATTTGCGGCATCATATTCTTGTACCCAAGAAAGCCTGTATGTAATGCTAACTCTATCAGTTGCACTTCCACCGGACTCAAGTAAGTGCTCCGAAGGAACTTTATATTCGATAATCTTAATCTCAGTATTAAATTCAGAGTTATCTGGATAATATCCACTCTCTACAAAGTCTTCATAAATAGCAGTACTGTCAAGATCATATTTATCGACTTCTCCAGTTCTACCATTAGTTACTAACATATTACCAAGCAATACGAAAACAACAAAAGCAACAGCAGTGGCAAAAATAACACCAAATGAAATTAATGTATTTTTAACCCATCCGTTAGCAACGAGTTTATTATACTCATCAACCTCTGAACGTTTTAGTGGTTCATCTTTTAAATATTTACTTTGAAGTTCGACTTGTCTTAATTGCTCTTGCAAAAGTCTCTCATCAAATAATTTTTTATCTACCTTATATCTAGCCATGTCATTATTCCTCCGTTTCTAATTCTTTCAATTCTTCTTCGGTTAATTCAACCGTAAATTCTTCTTCTTGTACTTCTTCGACTTCCTCGATTTTTTTCTTGCGACCTCTAGGTTTAGCCACGGGAACTTCTTCGACTTCCTCTACGTTATCAGGTTGTTCTTCTAATAAAATAGGTTCAACGTCTAAATCTACTACTGTAGGTTCTACGATTTCAGGAACTACTAATTCTTCTTCCATGCCATCTAGTGTATCTGTATATTCTTCAGCAACTTTGGTTTCTTCTACAGTCTCTTGTTCTTCGACAACAGCTTCTTCAACTTTTTCTTGTTCTTCAACAGGAATCTCCTCTGTATTAGCTTTTTGTTCTTCCTCAAAAGCTTCGGTAATTTCTTTTTCTACTTTTGGAGTTACGTTTTTAGACTTCCAGTCTTCATAAGCTACTTTTGTATCAATAAGGATACTCTCATCATCATCTTCGACATCAATTGGTGTTGGTGTAGCAACACTTTCAGTGATAGGCTCAACTGGCTTTTCGATCTCTTTAATGACTTCCACAGGAACTTCCTTAATAACTTCTACTTCCTTAATTACCTCAACCTCTACAGGAATTTCGATTGTTTTCTCAATGATCTTAGGAGGTAATTGGACAATCTTTTCAACTTCAACTATCTTAACCTCTGGTAGTTGCACACCACCATTTACCCAAGTATTTGATAAATTTCTGAAGTATGGGTCATCTTGAACTGCATAAATTTCTAGTGTTTTAGGAACTTCCATTTCTTTAATTCTATTATAAACATGTTGTGATAGGTTTACGAAGAATACTGGAGTGGAACTGTTGACACCCAACCTACGTAGCTCTGATGTGGATTCTTTAATATAAATATTACATAACATTATATTCACTTCCTTTTCTATTTATTTACTAAGTTTTTAACCTAATGTATAATTAATTATTCTAAAACATATAGACGAAAATAAAAAATACATAGCTTTTATCTATGTTATTTTCTTCTTTTTAACCAAGCTCCCTTTGAATAATTAATTATATGCAAAAAGGATGGTGATTATTATGTCTTATACAGATTATGAAAATAAAAAAACTAACATAAATAAAGACTGAAATGAACTAGCGCTAAAACAGTTCAGTGGTTTTGATTTACATCCTTATGAATCATATTTGGTAACGCCTTTTGCTTTAATCTTCATAACTAGACCAAAACTATTTATAAAAACAAACAAACCAGATTCTACAGACATCTTAGAAAGTTTAGCCTATAAAAACATGGCTTTACATCCTTATCTTTCTAGATTTATAGATAAAAATGTACAAAACAAGAAAGATTTACTAATTGCCGACTTATTGAGTTTTAGCAATACTTCTACTAATAGCTCAGAGATAAATAACATGAGCTTTATACCAATATTTACAAATAAAACACGAGGGTTCTCTGTGGATCCAAACAACTTATCCACAGCTGAGCAAGGAGCAACCAAACACGGATTCAGACACGTTTTCCCGACACATAATGTAGGAAGTATATCAAATGGAGTCATCTCGCTAGAACTAAACGAGATGAGAGACTTAGAAATAAGTAATATGATGGGTATATGATACAACACGATAATAGGATTGGTCAACGGTGAATTGAGAGCAAACCCAGATATGGTTAAAAATAATAGAATTGACTATGTTAGTTCTTTATATTACTTTAAATTAGACAGAGATGCAAAAACAATTAAGTATTGATCAAAATACACTGGTGTTTTCCCTATTAATAACCCATCTGAATCATTCGGATGACAAGCAAGCAGTACTAATATGATATCTATGAATATTAATCTAGCATATGATTCAAGAGAAGAATTAACATTATCTGTTCTAGATGACTTTAATAATGCATCACTAGGTACGGCTAATATGGAATTGAATTCCACAATAGACTTAAATGAGTTTACTTTGGATATGTTTACCCAAGATAATGTGCTGGCAAAAGCGGGAGAACTCGTTAATAGAGTTCCTCTTGTCTATTATGTTGAAGACAATAATACAAATTCAGTAAAAACAAAAAAAAGATTTATAATTAAATTAGGTAAAGACTCTGTATATAAATCAGCAAGCGAAGAACTATTCGATGGAGTCGGACATTTTGGTTCTAGAGATAAACTTTATGACCAAAGTCAGGAAGAGTAGGTGATATTTATGAATTTAGCTAAAATAGCAAGTATTATTAATAAATTCGAGGGAGCTGGAACTTATGCTCTTGATACGCCTCTTGTGTTTTATCGAATATCGACTTTTGTGAATAGCTTCGATTGATCTGGAAGTTTTGTCGGATATGATAAATGTAGAGTTGTATTTAAAGCTAATGGACTATATTACTTAATTCCTGTATTAAAATCTGAAAACGAACCAAGCGGTGTTAATGGTGTCGATTATGATTATGTAAATGGATCTTATTGAATATATATGAAACCTGGTGGAAATTTAGCATATGATATACTGGGAGTTAGTGGTATTGGAGCCATTAAGCTATACAATAAAGTTACAGGAGGTACAGTATAATGACAGTAGCTCAGTTAACTAGAATATTTACAGATATTAATGATGTAAATGTTGATTTTGATACATGGTTTACACCAATTCATAAATTTTCTTATATAGTTCTTAAGGATAATTCTTTATTATATATAGGCGATAGAGATATGTGGTATTTTGACACCACTGATGAACTATTATATGTAGCATCTGCTATTCTCAATACAAATGTGAAAGAACTACAGATGCCACAAACAGGAGTCACACATCCAGATAATTTAGATAGAATTACAACTATTATTGATTTTCAAAATATAAATCACGTTGTCCTTCATTATATGGGAGAACATCTAGGAGGTCGTAGATAATGATTAATATAGCGAGCCTAGGTAAAGTTTCGGGTGTTACCCTTAATGACTGATTTATACCAACGATGTTTAATGCTTTAGAATTAGATAATTCATTTGTTTTATGATCTAGTTTAGAAAGTGAATATTATATAGATACTGTTAATAATCTTTTAATGATTAAATTCTTCATTAGACGTAGAAGAAGTTTTAATCTCAATGTAAAAATAAATGATAATAAAATATACATAAGAAGAAATATCAACGGTGATTATCATCCTGAAAAAACAACACCTGTTGGATTTAGACTTCCTCAAGTGGGAGATTCATTGTCAATGGGCGGTAACACCTATGAGATAAATAATGTAATTTCTAGCTATGGTGATATTTTGGTAGAAGTAGAAAATCAAGCAACATTCATTAGTAACTTCGGTCCATCTGTTAGTTTTATTGATGGTACTACATCAGAACCCTTATACACAGATGATAAAGGTGTATATTATACAAAACATTACAAATCAAACAATGTTGCAGATATGTATATAGATGGAACAGATATTAGAAGTATAGCAGGAAGGTATTTCTAATGAAAACATATATTTGAATAATTAATTATAATAATATGAGAGGTGACAACCATGGCTGATAAAAAATTGCCTTCTAACCTAAGTCCTGAAGTGCTTACGAGATTAGAGAGAATAAATAGTTATAACACCCCATTTGTAAATGGTATAACTGACTTCAACTATACACTTGGCGTGCCGCTAGTCGCTGGTGGTTTCGCATTCTTATTCTTTGATAGATTGCCAGCTTGATTTGCTGATGATGATATTATGAAAAATTTCCAAAGATTCTTCCAAGCTAATTTCAGAAGTTTCCAAGGACATCAAGACGTAACATCACAACCAGTTTCATATATCGCTGGTGCAGTTGGATATAATATCCCGATTCCTGGTGATATTGCTGCTCCTGTATCTGAGTTTAATACAACATATCTAGAATACACAGGTTCTCCTGGTAAAGCTATGATTGAACGTTGGTTCAATGCTATGCATGATATGAATGTTGGTAACTCTTTACTTGGTGATCTTGGTGTTGATTATGGAGATCCTATGAATTGGTCTGCAGATGTCCTTTATATGGAAGTTCGTAAAGACTTTAAGAACCCTAGTATCAATCCAATTGAATTTGCTTCATATTGGAGAGGTGTATTCCCAACAAATATTCCTACAATCGGTGAACATAACTACACACTTGGTCAACAAGGTGGAGGAGCTACTGAAGGTAATATTAACTGGGCTGGTGTTCAAGATCTATCACCAAAAATTAAAAACTATGCACTCACTGTATTAAGAGAACAAATTCTTAATCCAAATAGCAAGTTCTATATTAAACTTGTTGACTCTATGGGTGCTGATAAAGAGGCTCAATCTACTATTACAGAAGATGATATTCTTCATAAGATTTATGGCGGAACAGCTTCAAACGAATAATAAAATAGAAAAAGATCCATTCGGATCTTTTTTATTAGTAAAAAACACAGGAATTAACCTGTGTTTTTATTGTTAATCGTTATTAAAGCGTTTATAAATCAATAGGTTATTATACATGAGTTTATCTGCTGTTTCTACTACAATTGTGTAATAGTCATTCAATGATAACGAACCTGCAGGTGCAACTAATCTAAATCAATTTGTTACTCCCTCTTGTTCTAAAGGAATCATGCTTACAATACTGTTTAAATTACTATCTAATAAACCTATATACACTCCAACGACATCTGTTAAGTCATTTAGTAAGAATCTTAGGTTGTTATCTACATCTGAAGCTGGACCTTGAATTACATAGCTACCAATATTTCTATTAGTAGGCGTATAGACGTATCTCTTGGATGTTGGTGTTAAGGCTGCTGTTCTTAAACTAGAACTATTAGCATTGTCTATTGATAATTCATATTGGAAAGTAGGAATATAGAACGCACCGTCACTTGATAATGCACCTTTTTCAGTGGCACCAGGACCTAATATGCTATCTAATCCGTCTATCACTAATTTATCATTTACAATAGAGTAATTTTTAAGTATGTTTAAAGTTAATGAGGATGTGTTGTCTATCTTAGATGAATAAATGCTTCCGATAGGAATTCTAGTATAGTTTAATATATCAGTTGTACCAGCCAATTCTCCCGTTCTAACGTTAGAGCTATAAGGAAGTTTAGAAGCTGTTAGACCAGTTCAAACTAATGACTCTGATTTCCAAGATGTTCTGATATTCATATTCATAGAATAAACCTTATCTTTATTTACTGGAAGTAATCCATATACATCGACCGGTTTAGTCTGACCTATGATTGAATCTTCTCAGTTAGTTAAAATAACATTATTATCTAAGACGTAAGGTGTTCTGTCATATATTACTACATTGTTCTTATCTCTTATCTTCATGATCTCTTTTAATCCATCAGGTGTGTTTAATAAGAACATGTCTTGTTTAGTTGATAGGTTTTGTTTTGAGTTTCCTAAATTAGCTGTTTCGACCATACCATCAAATATCCAATGGGTGAATGTACCACCAGAAGAATTAGATACTTTTAGCATAATTCTAAATATATCAGCAGTTGCTAACTTATTAGAAGTATATGACCACAGGTCACTTGGTTTACTTATACCAATATTTAATAAATCAGTAGAATTCGCTCCACTTCAACTATTTTCAAGTTGTGTTATTAGAGCTCCCATGTCAATTACCATGTCTCCACTTAAATTAACAGGGTTATTTAAATAAGTATTTAAATCTGAATCTATGAATGTTAAAGTACTGTATCCTTTTACCACACTGTAGTTTGTTAATTTTCTAAGTTTTATGTAACCACTTAGTAATTTAAACATATACTTAGTAGCCGTACTATCTTGATTGCTCTCAATAGCTGTGTCAGGAATTAAGTTTTGAACTAAAGTAGGATTAATAACAGACTCTTTAAATCTTGAATAGCTAGTTTCGCTTATAGTAACTTCTTCCATCTGATTAGAATCAACAACAACATTACTTGTTGCATCATAAGACATAAAGTCATCTCTGTCTATTCATCTAGGAAAGAATGTTACATTAGTTGAATAACTATCACTACTGAAGTTGTAAGTACCACTATATGTTATTCTTTCGACGTCACTTCCGTCTTCGAATCCGTTGAAAATTTTGTCTTCAGCGACAGGAACATTAGCGGGTCCTCATTTTTGAATCTCATGGTCATATATAACAGTTATAGGATCTGCGCCTGTCAATGTAATAGTATAAGTATTAGGTGTATACACTAATCTCATTGTTCTATCATCATATCAACCAGCTGGGACCGTAAATCCTGTATTATAACTATCTGTTCCTGTAATTTCAATGGTACCGTCTGCAACAGTCTCTCTGGCGTTAACAAAAGTTCAACCAGTTCTTCTTAAGTCTGTTTTGTTATAAATATTGTTAGTAATTAAATAATCTTGATCTGTATTGTGTAGCGAATATTCAAAAATAAATACATCCGCATCTGTCGTTAAACCTGATATAGGTGATGTCTTAGTTACATCTGCTTTAAATCCGTAAACATCTCTAATAATATAATGATCTTTAACTGTAACAGAAAATACTACTTCTGTCCAGTTGATGTCGACCACTTTATCACCAAAATCAGAATTAGATATGGTAATTAAATTATCATTTACTGTCATACCAGCGCTATTGCTACTTAAAGTATAACTATAATGAATAGGATCGTTAGCGGCTAATCTATCGCTTATTGCTGGAAGAACTGCATTATCAACAACTATGAAACTTCCGGTGTTGTTTTTAGTAATTGTAGTTCCTGTTTGATAAACATAAGATTCTTTCACAGGATCTATTTCTGATGTATATCCGTTTGCAGTTTTTGAAGTACCACTGTATGTGATATTAAATACTGCTGGAGATGTTATGTCATTAACAGGTATAGTGAATATTTTGTCTCCTGTAGATCCTGTAGGGATTGACCAAGATGTATTAGATCCGTCGTCATAACCAAATATTTCGGGTCCAGTGAACAGAGTTCAAGTTCCATCACTGTTTGTTCCTGTTTGATAAACAAAGTCTATAGCTGTTACATCAATAGGATCAGACAATATCGTATATATATCGTTTAATACTTGGGTATTTCCACCATTATATTGAATACGAGAGTTAAAACTTGTTAGTTTTGAACTAGGGTCATGTTTATTGATTGTAATTGTATAATTTGTTAACTTATCATAAGTTACTAAAGTAGGAACTGTTGTTGAACCTATATTGGATGTTCTATCATAATTTGTCGAATCATAGCTTATTGTAGTAGGATTAGAAGTAGGACCATTGTTGTATCCTTCATAACCAGTAGTGTATACTATGTTGTATACTGTAACATCTAATTTAGACTGTACAGTAAAATTAACTTCTACTAAATCATTGTTGTTTACAGTAACAAGGTTACCATCTAATGTAAATCCATTTCTATATCTAAAGCTTTGAACAGTATGATCTTTTTTAATATATACTTTATATGTTATTAAATTTGTTTGGTCTAGTTTATGAATAACGTCATTTGTTACAATAGCAGGGTTAATTGTTCCGAAATCATGGTTGTTTTCACCAGCATAACCAGCTTGATAGACAATATCAGTCAGACTAATATTTAACACAGGTGTGGTCTGAACAAAATAATCTATCCAAACAAGATCCCTTTGACCTACATTGTTAGTGATTCCCTTATACTTAAACGATACTATTTTGTAATGTTTTGCAGTTTCATCGACACTTGTTCAGCTATCTACGTCAATAAATACATTATTTACGTCTGCAAATGTATAAGACTTATTACCAGTTGATCCAGTAGGAATATTTCCAAAAGCAATCGTAGGTGAACCAACATAACCTTCTTCATAAATGACATTAGTTAATGTGATTACTTTATTAGCTGATGTTACCGTATAAGTATCTATTAGAGAATCTGTTCCTGTATAAGTATTACCGCCGTAAACAAATGATGTCACACCCTCTATTACAGGTTTCAATATATTGATATCATAAACTATTTCAGTAGGTGCATTTAAATTAAATGTCTGATGAGCGTATGTACCAGTAGCAATAGTACCAAAATCAGCAGCAGTACTTCCAGTATAACCTGCATCGTATACTATATTAGTTATTGATATAGGTAAATCTAAAGAAACCACAGTGAATGTATCTATTACATTGTTAGATGCACTATATGTTGTACTGTTATAATCAAATGATGTAATATTAGCTGGTTTATTGACTGTTATATTATATGTAATTAATGTAGGTGCAGCTAAGTTATAAGAAACGTTTGATGTAGAACCTGAAGGTATTGTACCAAAGTTTCTGCTTGATGCACCAGTATAACCATTTTCATACACTATATTAGTTATTGAGATATTTAAATCACCAGAGACTAATGTAAATGTATCAATTTGTGAACTAGCGTTATAAGTTGTTCCATCATAATCAAATGATACGATGTGATCTGGCTTATTAACTGTGACTGTATAAGTAACTAAAGCTGTTAAATTTGTTGAATAAACAACATCTTCTGTAATTACTGATGGATTGATAGTACCGAAGTTGTAACTTGTAGGACCACTATACCCCGCTTCATACACAATGTTAGTTATATTGACAGAGAACGAAGGAGTTGTATCTACGAAGTAGTCAATTCAGACTTGTTCTTGACCATTAACATTATAAGTTGTTCCATCATAGTCAAAAGATGCTATCTTTTGATTTGCAGTCACTGGTTCTGGATAGTTGTATACATTAATGTATACATTATTAACGACACTTAATTCGTACTGCTTATTACCAGTTGATCCAGTAGGAATAGTTCCAAAGTTTACAGTATCTGAACCTTCATATCCTTCTTCATATATTATATTTGTTAAAATAATTGATAATTCGTTAGAAGTTATATTATATGTATCTATTTGTGAAGTAGCATTTGTATATGTCGTTCCATTGTAATCAAAGGATGTTATACCACTAACTACTGGTTTTAATACTGTAACAGTGTAAGTTATTAATGTTGGGACATCTAGGCTATATGTTTTGCTAGTATGTGTTCCGGTAGTTATTGTTCCAAAATCTTTAGTTGCAACACCAGTATAACCAGATGCATAAACAATACTGGTGATGGTGATTGCTTTGTTTGACGAAACTACCGTGAATGTATCGATTTGTGAACTTGAGTCTGTATAAGTATTACCACCATATACATAAGATACAATATTAGTTGGTTTGTTAATAGTTATTGTATAAGTAATTAAACTAGGTCTGTCTAATTCAAATGTTTGATTTGTGTATGTTCCTGTTGTAATAAAGCCAAAGTTTTTAGAAGATACACCAGTATAACCTGTTTCATAAACTATATTTGTTATCTGAATAGGTAGATCGCTCGATAGAACAGTAAACGTGTCGATTTGTGAACTAGCGTTATAAGTTGTTCCATCATAATCAAATGATACGATGTGATCTGGCTTATTAACTGTGACTGTATAAGTATTTAATGATGTTAAATTTGTTGAATAAACAACATCTTCTGTGGTTACTGATGCATTAACAGTACCGAAGTTATAGCTTGTAGGACCACTATATCCGTTTTCATATGTGATATTACTTATAGTAACACCAAAATTAGATTTTGATGCTACAACATAGTCAATTAAAACTTTTTCTTTTCCGTTGACATTATATGTTGTACTGTTATAATCAAATGATGCGATCTTTTGGTTATCTGTCACTGGATTTGGATAGCTATGTACATCGATATATACATTGTGAACATCAATAAGTGAATATTCCTTATTACCTATAGATCCAGATGTAATAGTATCGATAGTTATAGTCGTTGGGCCTTCAAATCCCTCTGAATAAACAACATCTGTCAAAGTAATAGTTTTGTTTTCTGAAGTTATTGTATAAGTGTCAATAACATTACTTACTCCGCTATAAGTGGTTACCCCATAATTAAATGAAGTTATGCCAGTCTCAGCGGGATTAAGAATTGTTACATCATAAATTATCTCGTTACCAGTAATTGTATAAGATCTGTCTCCAAATGCTCCAGTAGGGACAGATAGAGAATCACCAGATAAAGTATAACCGTTATAACCGGCGTTATATGTAATACTACCTCATGCTACATTAAATGGTGTTTGTTGAATATTATAAGTTGATTTATTTAACACAGCAGTATTGATACCAACTCCTAAAGTACTATTTAAATTATAGACTATTGGTGTACCTAATACCGTATATGTTTTGTTACCGATTGTTCCTACGTTTATTTGTGCTATAGCGGGTATTACATTGTAACCATTGTATCCGCTAGCATATGTGATTCCTGAAATAACAGGAGTAAAGTTAGGAGTTTCGATATTAAAGTTGTTTATTGAAGCAGTTCCATTATTGTAAGATACCGTACCAGCTGTAATACCTGAGTTAGTAGCATTATAGTTTATGCCTAAGTAATACTCTATAGGTGTACCAGCAGTTATCTGTAAATTAGGGACTGTCTCTGTGAATGATGCCATTTGGAATGAGGTAGCTGAGTTCATAGTACCGTTAATGCTTCAAGTAGGCATCGCATAACCAGCCTTATTAGTAGCAGTAATATTAAATGTTTTTGGATAAGTATCAGTAACTTTATAGCTATTTGGTGATACAGACCATTGGTTAATAGCAGCCGGTTTTGGATTTGATCCTATAATTAAGTTATAAATATTAGCTATAGGTGATGCAGATGTCACTGTTATGTTGCCATAACCATTTGTTAAAATATTGAATGAGTTATAGTTTATAATATTGACATTAGATCCTATTACAGTTGGATTTGCAGTAGGTAAAGACCATCCTGTGTTTACTGTATAGGTGATAGAAACTGGAAGTACATTAGTATTATCAATATAATAGTTATTAGGTGTAACTGTAACGGTGTTTATACCATTAGGTTTTGTTCCGACGTTAATAAAATATTGAATTTTGCTTGGAGTATTAGGTGTAACTGTTATATCACCAAAGCCATTAATAGGAATACTAAAGGCTCTATTGTTAGTTACGGTCGCAGAACCACCGCTAACTGATAGATTACCTGTAGGTTGTGCATAACCGTTATTCATAGTATAAGTAACATCTACAGTTCTTGCGGATGTAGATATATTATACTTGTTGACGCCTATTGTGTTAATACTATAAGACATAGCTCCTATACCATATGGCTTAGTACCATCAGATATATTGTAGTTTATTTTTGTTGGAGCTGAAGGTGTTACAGTTAAAGTATTCCATGTGTTTGGAGCTATATTAAATTGGTTTGCATTTGGTGGTGTTATTGTTACAGATGAGTTTGCTCCATCTAAAGAACCTGTTACATTCATTGCTGATGGCAAACTATACCCATCATTCATCGTGTATGATACGCTGACTGTTCTAACTTGAGTGTTGATTACAGATTGATAAGTATTTAAATTGAACGTCATTGCCCCAATACCAGTAGGTAAAGTACCTTTATTGATATTACTTGTTTTTAACGTAGTAGATACCGTATTCGATTTATCTCCAGTATTTCCAGGAGTTACCGATATAGCATCATAGTTAGCAACAGGGTTCCATAAAGCATTTATTACTTTAATATTAGTTAAAGTAATTGTTCTTGTACTTAATACATTGTATGTGTTTAGAGTAGTTGACACATTATAGATGTTATTACCGTAGTTGTATGTATTAATTCCGGCACCTTTAACTACATTCATGTTGTAAGTTATGATATTTCCGCCTGTTACAGTAACCACAGGAACTGTTGTATTAAAAGTACTCATATCAAAGTTAGTAGCAGTTTTATTAGAACCACCTGTAACAGTCCAAGTTGGTGTCTCATAACCTGGTAGATTTACAGCATTAACTGTAAAAACTCTAGGATAAGTATCAGTGACTCTATAGTTCGTTGGTGAGATACCGAAACCTGTAGAATTTACTCCAATAGGAACATTATTAGCATTTCCGTTTTGGAAATTAACAGTATAGTTAATAACAACAGGATCAGCTAAAGCAACTGTTATATCTCCCCAAGAGTTTCTAGGAATCGTGAATGCTCTGTTATTTATGTTAGTTACAGATACATTAGCTCCGGTCGCATTTTTTACGTTAGACACAACTAAATTTCCAGTAGGTTGTGCATAACCTGCATTCATTACATGAGTTAATAATACTGTTCTTGAAGCTGAATTCGTTGCAGTATAATTATTAACATTAGGTGTAGATGACGCATATCCAGTAGGAAGTGGAGTGTTTATATTTATATTGTTTACTTTTAGAGAAGAAGATAGAGCAAATGATTTATCTCCTGTAGAACCTGGATTAACACTACCTATAGTAAAATTAGCTTTAGGTAAGTACAATTGGTTTTTAACAACAATATCAGTTAAAGCTATGCTTTTATCGCTTTGTAAAACATTATATGTATCGATTGAAGCTGGAGTAGTGTTGTATAAACTAGCTCCATAATTAAATGATGATATACTAGTATCAAAAGTGACAGCTATATTGAAAGTTACAGCATTAGCATAAATGTTATAAGATTTATCTCCGAATGAACCAAGAGGTATAGAAGCAAATGATGGGTCAATAACATATCCATTAAAACCATTGTTGATATATGTTATGCTATTGATTCCTGGTGTGAATGCTGTAGATTCAACATTGTATGTTGTTTTGTTAAGAGTTACTGTATTTATACCTGATGTATTAAAAGTAGGTATATTTATAGGATTAATTGTAATATTATATGTTTTTAACACAGGTGATGCAGGAACAACAGTTATATTACCATACCCGTTTGTATTAATTTTAAATGAACTATTTGTTATTTCAGAAGTTGAAGAACCAGTGACTGTTAGATTACCTGTAGGTACATCATAACCATCGTTTACTGTTATTCCTACTGAAACAGATTGTTTTGTAGCTGAATTAGAAATATAGTAATTATTCGGTGTGTAAGTTATAGTGTTTATACCCTTGATTCCTGTTAAGCTTCCATTAGTAATAAAATATTGTATCTTGCTTGGTTCTGGTGCTTTAAATATAACATTGCCAATTGTATTTGCAGGTATATTAAACTTATTATAAGTTTGGTCTGCTCCATAGAAAGAATTTCCATTTACGTTATAGAAAAGACCCACGTTGACCAAATTGCTAGTATTCATTTGGTAACCATTGTTCATCGTATAAGAAACAGTGACTTCTTGTTTAGATGAAGAAATTTCATAATTATTCTTAGACAGTGTATAAGAAGATATACCATAAGGTGTGGTAGTATTCTTATTTATATAAAATAGTTCTTTTGATGTTGATATTAAATAGTTGTAGTTATTGTAAGACGGTTTTGTAATCTGTACAATAGAAGTTAATCCATCTTGAACTAAGTTTGATCCATTGTAAATGTTACCACTAACAATGATATTTGTATTATAACCAAACCATTTGTTTATAGAACTTATACTTGGGGTAAATGTATTTGTTAAAACATTATAAGTATTTGGTGATATAGAAGCATTAAATACACCTGTACCTGCTGAAGTATTAATGTGATAAGTTATTGGTGTAGCATCTTCTAAGTCTACGAATGCATTATTTAAAATCTGATCATTTGTGGTAATACTTGTTCCAACTATACTAATTTGTTTATTTGGTGCATAAAAACCTGCAGTAGTTACCAAATCGGTCAGATTATAGATAAAAGATGCTCCGGTTACATTAAACGTCGCCCCATTTAATTTATAATATGTCTTATTATTATATACATAGTTATTTGCTCATGTTGAATTATATACTTGGCCGTTATAAGTAAATGAAGATATATTAGAGTTTAACGATACAAAAATAGGGTGATTAAATGGTCTCATTTCCATACCTATAGAAATATTACCGGACATACGAGGATCTATCTGATAACTTAAAGTTACCATACCGCTATTACCCCAAAGTGGAGCCGGCAAATTACTATTATAAGAGGTGCCCATACCATAATAAAAATTGTTATAAGGTATATTTGATATAGATCCATCTGCATCAAAAGGATAATTTATTATACTTTCAGATACGAATTCATATCCAGCTTTAGATGTAGCATCAAATATCAGCTGAATAGGTGAATTTGAAGAATTTGATCTATAATTTATTTGAGATAAAGCTAGACCCCAGTTATCATCAGTATAGAATACATATTCATAACCTGTAAAATTTTTAGTTGCCCCATTTATGTCGGTATGTGAGCCGCTGTTAATAGCTCTCATAATACCATTTATATTATATTTTTGATAATCCCATACGGCTGCTACATTTATATTTCCATAAGTGTTAGATGGTATATTTAAAACGTTATTAGTGACTGTAGGTGTTGTGCCTCCTCCGCCACTTAAAGAAACAGTATACTTATTGAACGTATATTCTCCATATTCTGATGCGGCAAGACCGTGTGCTGTTGGTGAGGGTATATTAAATGATTGTGAAGAACTGGAACTAACTTGGTACGTATTGTTGGTGTTAATTCAGTTTATACCCGAGCTATCTGGTAATCCTGAACTATATCTTATATTATACGTATTTCTTATGTTATTATTACCATACATATCTATCCAATATGTATTATTATTCATAGTATTGACAAGATACCCAATGTTATATTGAGTTAACGTGTTATATAACAATCCACTAACATAATTCGCTGTTCCCAATCTAAAGTTTTGCCAATTTATACTAGCATAACCACCATATAAAGGCATTTGTATACTAGATCCTCACTTGACGGATATTTGAGTCATGGTAGGATTAAAGAAGTTAAATCTCAAGTTTCTTACTTTTACTGTGTTAGTTTGGAAAATAGCCGAAGTTGAAGTGCTGTTAAAGCCAGAAGCTAATATATTTCAACTAGGTGAAGTCGTTCTGTAAGATAATAAGTATAAAGTATCCCCATCGTTTCTATAAGTAACATTTCTGAACTGAGTTGATAGATCTATACTTCCTCCTCCACCAGAAGGCATGTTATAAGGACCATAAAAACCATATACTGTTCCCGTAACAGGACCTGGGCTTGTGCTCAGTGCTGAGTAGTAGTAATAATTCGTACCTGTAGGATTATTTCATGTCAATGTTCCGATAATAGGGTTTACATTCGGTTTATTTGTTATAACAAAGTCCTTCTTCACATTAACGCTAGTTGTTATAACTGTAGAAGTAATAGTAAGTGTCCCTCTGTTACCACCATCGAACCAAACATAATATGTGCCCGGAGATAGTTGATTAATATAACTAGTTTGTGTAGAATTAAGAGTATAAGTGGCTTCATAAGGAAATCCTGTAGTGTTGTCATCTAATATAGTAGAGTTAAAGTTATAATTACTGTTAGGTGGAATAAATGTTGAAGAACTTGTTGATATCCCTTGGAATATATAGTTAGAACCTGCGCCTGGATCAGGACAAAAAGACCCTGATGGCTCACAACTAACTGTTACCTTTACCCATCTAGATCCAGGAAAAGATCCTTGTGCATATGTACCTGATACACTTGTCGTATATGTCACGGTTATAGTCCCGCTCGAAGATCCTCCTCCTTCAAGTGTATTTTCTAGAGTTAATACAAAGGTATCTATTTCTATCGGTAATAAATTTAAGCTGTCATATTTTTTGTCAATCATGTTACCACCTCTTAATCCTTTAATTTAATGTTTATAATAATTTTAATTCTCCGTTAATTGGATCAAACTCATAACTAACGGTCAAGTAATAATTGCCTATTATGTTAGTTAAGTCTGTTTGATTAACAGCTGTATTTGCTGTTACTAAACCTTGATCATTAAGCGATACCTTTAAAAAAGATATAGTATTTAATGCGGTTCTATTTATTTTATTTACTTTGGTATCTAGTGTATTTTTCACAAGAAGAGAGGACGGAACCTTTACGTCATCAACAGTTCCTCACCCATCTGTGCTTATTAAAATATCACTATCTAATAAGAATTCACTTATATTTATATTTGATAAAGTGTCTGTTCCATTAAAGTATAGAAGGTCTCCAGTTATACCCAATAGTTTTGGTTGAATATAGCTATTTCAGTCAGATATTGATATAATTCCATCAGACCCTACACTATATTCTTTATATACGACACTTCCTTCTTCTTCACTTGCATTAAAATCTTGTATTTTTAATTTTGTCAATGCATTTATATTTGCTGCTTTATTAACATCTTTTAGCTCTGCTCCACCGTTTAGCTTTATGCTTTGAACAGAAGAGTCAGCTAAGTCAAGAGACCCAACTACATTTGAGTTAAGCTTTTCTCTTAAAATACTACCATCGATTAAAAGATCACTATGAATACTGGAAGTATTTATATACTCGCTAATTTTTTTATGTTTAGGATTTTCGGTGAAATAAGCAGAACCGAATGAGTCAGGCACAAGCTTATCTACTTGAGCGTATGAACCTAATGTTGCTTTCCATGCATTATAGTTATTTTTAAAATCAGTGAAGTCATTTACTAAGGTATCATATTCAGTCTTAAAAGTCAGGGACTCGTTTTTATAATTAATTCTGTTTACTTTAGATGAGTCGACTGTTATTTTAGGGCTTGATAGAGATGTAGCATCAGATGAAAGATAAGTTTCAATCAATTTACCTTTTAAAAATTCAACATAAATGGAATTTATATCAATACTACTATCATCATTTAGAATATAAATGATATTATTTGCATCTCAGTAAACCCTGATTAAAAAATCACTATAGTATTCATTGACTGTAGATGAACTGAGTGCGTCGATATATATGCTAGTTGCATTACTTGCTGCTTTTTGCGCTGATACGAAAATATTAACAATACTACCCGCTTCTACTTTTATCATTTTAAAGTTATTTGCATTGGGTATAGTAATTTGATTAGCAGAATCAACTTTAACATCTAAAAAGCTATATAGGGCTTTTCTTAAATCATAATTTGTACTCATATTAAATCACCTCTACATAAAGAATATTGTTGATCTTGCAGTGTTAATTACTTGTTTAACACCTGTTTTTTCATAATGGCTATCTAATAATGCAGATAAGTCTGATAATATAACCTCTTGATTTTCATATACTTGTCCTTGGGTATTTACCTTCATTTTCACAAGCTGATTTGATACAGGTGTCACTGGAGTTTCTAAAATATCAACTTTATTAAACAATAAAGCTTTCAATTTAGAAGAAGAATATAATAAATCATCTGTTTCTGTTGTAGTCTGGTTTGATTTTATGTTGTTCGACTTTTTAAAGAACAAATCCATATCTTCAAAACCATATTCCCCTCCTGTGAGATAAGAAACAAAATAATCTTTTCCATCATTATATGGATTTATTATTTTTGATTGAAAATCTATGTTTACATAATCAACGGTCCCTAAACCATCTATATCAACATTATAGTTATAATAGTCTATACCATTTTTATTTATACTTCTAATTATATCAGAGAAGTTTAAATTTATTGAACCATTTATCTTTGTTTCAGGTGTTGATTTACCATTTACATAAATATTTTGAAGCGAGGTATTGGCTAGATCTATACTCGGTTGTACATTAACAGAAGATAATTTAGTATAGGGTATATTTGAATTAATAAATAGAACATTAGGAATCGATGCATCTTCTATTAAATCACTTATATTCTTGTTTTTAAGAGATCCTGTTCCATTAGCTACTAATTTATCAGTATATGCAAACTTCGGATAAGTGTCATTGTTATGTGAAAAAGGACTATATAAGTCTGCTATTGCTTCAGTTGCATCTAATAAAGAATTTACATCAGCTAAAACAGATATATTAAAAGGAGAAAACAAAGTATCCTTATAATAAGTGTGTTGTGTCTCGGTCATTATTAAATCTCCAAGACCAAAAGAGTATCCAACTGGTATAGTATTATTTGTAGGAGTTGAGACATTGTTTTTCATCTCTGAAAAAATACCTTGTTTTATTTTTACTTGAACAGAATGAGAACCACTAAGAACTAACGTGACTTTAACACTATCCAATCTTACACCGAATGTACCGCCTGAATTGTTTATTATTGTACCTATACTTCTATAAGTACCAATAGAAAATACATTATTTATCATAATGTTATCGTCTATAATAATATCAAGAAGATATCTGGTTTCTGATTTATTGTCTCTAAAGTTAAACTCAATATTTCCGCTAGATGGGAATGTAATCGTGTTTTTATATACATTATCTAAAATCATAATCACCACCTACCTTTTTCTGTTATAATTAATTATTCAAAGCGAAATAGCCAAAAAGTTATTAACTGTCTATATTTTTTGTTCTTAGAGATTTAATACTTTTTGAATAATTAATTATATAATTCGAGCGAGGTGTCATTATGGAAAATAAAACTAAAAAAAGCTTAGGGGCTGCTATTATTGCAGCCGGTACTTTAACAGGAGCAGCGTTACACGAACTTTTATTATCTAAACAAGAACATGATAAAAAAGAACGTGAGATTAATAAAATTGAGAAAGAAAAAGACAAATACATGAAGAAAATCGGTGCTTACGAGCCTTTTGATGTTGAAAAAGGTAATGTGGTTGCAGATGACTCTAAGTTAGTAAATTTATTAACGAGAGCAGTCGGTGTGGCTTTTAGTAATAATGATGTCTTCACCCGAAATAAATCAAATGTCAGAACTTTCCCGTTCATTATATCTAACAACACTTCAATTTCTGCATCTACAGAAGTAGAGTTAAGAAAATACTATGAATTGATGGTGGCAGCTCAAGTTGCTAATATGATCAATCACACCGTATTTGCTGCAGAAAACATCCTTAATATTAAGGATAGTGATATGAAAAGCGCTGATAAAATTGTTAGCAAACTTTTCTCTAGAGATGAAGACATGACAGATTTTGGTCAATCTTTACAAAGAGGAATCTATGAGAATTCTGTTATTTTTGAAAAAGATGGGAAGTTAGTGTCTCTTAATGAAGGTTATGCGGATTTATACCCTACTTTTGATCAATTTATAAACGATTTCGAAAATATTATCAGAAACTTTGCTTATAGTTCTGGAGAAAAAACCAGACTATCTAGAGAATTAGATAGTATTAAAGAAGAAAGAAAACAAATATTAGACTACAGAAGAAGCTTGGGTAGACAAGATTTCTCTCTAGTTAGCGGACAAAGTCTAACACCACAAGAAGATAAGACAGTTAAAGATGTTAAAGCTTTATTTGCAGGTAATGTCGGTAGACATTTTGATGACATTGAAAGCGAAGAAGCTGTAGAAAGAATAGAAAAAGACACTTTAGTTGATTTTGAAGCTATAAGAGATCAAAATGGTGCTCATAAATTAAACAAATGGGGAGAAATAGCAGAATATATTGAAAAGTATATCGATGCAGTCAAAGACTATCACAAAAATATTTCTAGAATTTTAACAATTATTAAAAATAGTAATTTCACAGAACCTAGTAAAGATTTAGTTGATGCAGACCCATATTATAGACTTCTTGATTTATCTAGGGTAGATAACTATGATAAATCTTCAGAAATGATCATGAAGATGTTCAGAAATAGCAATACTTTAAAAATTAAACTAGAAATGGCTGCTGCTTTACTAATAAGTACAGAAATTTTACCATTTGAATTTATTGAATATGTTACCAAATTCTTAATGCTACCTATGCATGATAAAACCAAAATAGCTATAGGTCTTAAATATGGTACAGGTACTGAAAATAACCCTCTTAGATTCATGGGTAACTACTATGTTATAAGTACGGATGATAAATCTAAGAGAAACGAAAACATATTAAAGTTTGCTAGCGCTATGAGACCTAGTGATTATGTTGAGAGTAAAGAGCTTGCTAAGAGATTGTCGCTAAAACAATTAAAAGCAGGAAACTTTGCTTACGGTTTATTCGACTTATTCAAGAATAGAGAAAAACTAGAAGATAAATGGGTTAAGAAACACGGAAAAGAAATAGATAAGAGATTAGCGTCATTGTATCTTACTGGATCTAAATTAGATAAATCTAAGAGACTCAGAAACATAGACCAACAAATAACATCTCAATCTAAGAAAATATTTGATACGGCTAGATCTGCTGCTGAATCTTTAGGTGATAGAATTGAACACAGTAACGATTTAGTATTTACAAAATCATTGTCTCTTTTAGGTGCCGGTGGAAATAGAGTACAACAAATAATTGAAGATAGACTAAGAAATAAAATTGTCGATCTTTATTCAGTTAAAGATATGGACAAATCATTAGCTTACTTCATGAATCCTGAAGATGCACCAAGTGATTTCGATCCTACAGCTAACTTCAGACCTAATCTGACCCAAACTCAAAAGTTAATGCAAACAATTTTAAGTGAAGGCATAGAAGATAAAGTTGAAGTAACAATATTAACTGAAGATCTGATTTTAGGATTAAGTGAAAAAGCAATAGAAGAATCTTATGTTTATAACCTATATAAACCAGTAAGAAGTGTAACATATAAAGAAGTTGAAAAAGATCCTATTGAATACGTTTTACCGGCATACACTAAAGGTAGATCATTACTATACGGTTCTACTGAAATTGATGGTGATCAATTCAAGACAAGAAAAGTTGGAGAACCAATTTGGATTAAAGTTACTTTCAGCGATAAAATAAACTCTATGAAGTCAGATGTAACTGATAATGATTTTACTACTGTAATTGGTATTAAATCAGAGGTTCATCGTGTGCCTGAAAAAGAAGTTGAAAAAGTATTAAAACAACCTACAAGTAACGTCCCTAATCTGGCATCTGTGTTTAAATCACAAAAAGCTCAAACATTAGGACTATTAAGTAAGATTGCAAACGAAAACGATTTGAAATCAGCAAGTCTAAACGGAATTCTGGTTGTATCTATAAATGAAGCGACCAGTAACATTGCATCTAAACCTTCTGATGATTATATTAACAATCCTAAGTTGGCTGTTGCATTAAGAAAAACTTACAACTTGACTTCTATTTGTTTAGTCGATCCAGTTGCCGAAGAATATTACATTATGGAAGAAAATAGCACCTCATGGTCTAGATTGCCATTTGCAGAATTAAAATCAAGTGGTAACACCAGCGATATCAAGGCGTTGGCTGCAATCATGGGAGGAAGGAGATAATTATGTCACGTTTATATGAAAACAGTTTACCTATTCAATTAGAGTATTTTGTGGAAAGCGCAAAGAATGACATCGTTGTTCTCCGAGAAGCCGAACAAGTATCCAGAGAAAGAGTTGCTGTCGATGTTATATTTAAAAATGCACTCAACAGTATTCTTAAAGTTGTAGACAAATTCGAAAAACCTCTGGATCCTTCCAAAGGTGATATTAAGAAAATCGCTGGTCACAATATTCTTCTTCAAACAATCACAGAATTATCTGGCGAATATGATCCGGATCAAGTTGATATTCAAGCTACTCCTCTAAATAAATGAGGATTACCTGAGTTCGTATCTTTATCTAGAAAAACATATTTGTATATATCAAACTTATCTAAGCAATTTGCTCAAGGTTATAGAGACAACAACATTTTGATCATGAATTATTATAAAGCTTTAGTATCAAATCTAATTGCTTTAGTTGGTGAGTGTGTCGCTTATACAATAAATAATGAAAAAGTAGATTATCGTTCTCTAAGAGTAACTACACTTAAAGAATTCATTGATGCTTACGAAAAAGGCTCTATAAATAAATTTTTAGATACTAGTAAGACAATCATGGAATCTTATGTTGATAGAAGTGGATCGCCTCTATATGAAAGTTATGATATTGTTCAATCTAGTATTCAGTTTATTAAAAAATTTATCAATGATGTTGATAGAACTGGAGAAATTGGAAATATAATCTATAAAGCTGTAGATTTTATGAAACAAATACTTGTTATTAAACAAATGGTTTGACCTCTTGTTGTTAATATGCTACCAAAGATGAACGATTACATAAGCTTATTCAAATCATTTTTAGGTGGTGCCGAATTAGCTATGGAGACGGGAGCTACTAACAAAATAGCTGAACAAATCATATCTAACTCATCAAGAGCAGATGATAAAGCCAATTATCTGATTAGTATTGAAAACAATCAGATGTATAATAATACTAAGAAGAATTGGAATGAAATCAAAAGTGGACAAGACACCATAGATGATTTCAAATTCTAAAATAGACATCCTACGAGATATGGATGGCTGTATACACAAAAAGAACCCGAGTTGGGTTCTTTTTTTATAATTTTTTATTTTCATTTTTTATCCTTGAATAATTAATTATAAAATTAGGAGGTGTCCGATATGATATTAAAAAAAGATATAGACGCTAAGTTCGTTAAGAAAATCGATCAGGCTATTCTAGACGTAGAAAGCATGAAGGAACAAATTAATGTTCTAAATGAAAACGATTCTGCTATAGAAGGAAATCTTAATAAGGCCATGGTAACTCTTAAAGAACAAGTCATACAAACAGTCAACAAAATTGCTGAATCATTGAATGAGTTAATAGATAAAGATGACAAAGATCTTACTAAAATTTATGAAGAGTTTAAAAAACTTTATACCTTAGTAGAACTAAAAGAAAAAGATTATAAAAACCTAACATCTAAACTGGATGAAAAACTCGAAGAGTTTATGAAAAAAATAAACTCTATTGAGGGATTCCTAAAGATGGATGGTGGTAAACTAAAGGGTGTCAAATTACCAGAAGATCGTATTTTCAATGACAAATTTCATGTTGAAACTGTAACTGAAATTATAAGAGAACAACCGATTATCAAAGAGGTCGAAAAGAAAGTTACACCGACCATAACGAAATCAATGCTAGAGCATTATTATGAATACGGTGTAAAATTGTCTGAGGAAGTCATGGCACCAAAATATATTCAGGGCTATGATAGACTTCAAGTTGATAAAGATCCTGAGAATTTTTATAAATCTAACAAGAAGATTGTCATATTTAGATTCATTAGAAATCTTCTTCTTATATTCTTAGATGATGGAACTACTGAGATCACAAATGTGGCTAAGGGAACTTCTATTTATAAAGGCAATATAATTAAAGATATCAAAAATCAACTATCTCTGGAAATTTCTCCTATGGAGATTACAGCTATTCAACCAGCTGGCGCAGGATTCTTTATCGCTACTAAAAAAGATGGTGTATTATATTATAACATTTTTGAAAAAACAATATCGTCTAGAATGACAGATAATGGAGTAATATACATAGAGCAATATGAGGATAAAATACTTTTGGTTTCTAATGTATTATCAGTATATAATGAAGAAAACATCAGAGTATATGCTAACAAGATGTTTGAAAATAAAGGCTTAAATCCTCTTAAAGTTGAAAAGTTATCAGATGGTAAGATTTCTATTCTAACGGGTGGTGATCAAAAAGGTCTTGCCGGTTTAATATATTTATTCCAGTTTGAAAACGGGGAACTCAGACAAAAATTCATATATACAGATCCTTTTGATAGGAGAGATGTATATTTCTATGACATTGTATCTGATGCAACGACTATGTCTGTTATCGGTAATAAAGATGGAAATTATATATCTTATGTCTATAACATAAATAAAATTGACGAAAGATATAAAGTCAAAATGATGGAAAAAGATTTTGATTTATTGAGCGTAGCTTATAATAGTACGTCTAGCGATTATTTGTTGGTATTCAATGATAAGTTGGTATTAAATAATAAGATAATTTATGGTATAGATTATTCTGAGGACAGAGATGTTATATTTAAGGATAATTTTGCTTACTGTATATATAATAATTACGTTGATAGAATTGATATAACACCTTCGATAGGAAAAGTATTTAAGTTCCCGATCGCTGTATATGGTGATGGACACGATACTAAAATAGTAATTAAAAAAGAAGGAGAGGGATTACCTACTGTTAGAGTTGGTGATAGAACTCTTGATCTATTTGTCATAGGAGATTATGTTTACATATCTGGTGCAGTCGCTGGAGATATAGTAGAACTAAACATAAATAGCACAGTGATACATGATATAGCAATATACTCAGAATACTCTCTTGCTTTAGAATAAAAAAAGAAGACATTGCGTCTTCTTTTTTATATCATTATATAACTAATCTGTTTATCGAAAGAATATTCATATAGATTAACAAAATCTTCATCTGTTCTGTGTAATACATAGTAATTGTGTACTACCCTAACTGGATTGACTTTTACTTGAACTGTGTTTTTAGTTCCATCATACTCATACAATGCATTTTTATGAACTTTTAAAAGAGGAAATGAATCTAATCCAGTGTATCTAACTATCATATAGTCTTTAGTTATTTTTACAGGGGTGTTCGCATTCAAAGTTGTTCAACTACTCACGCCTGAATGTAGAAACATATTCAATATATTTCTGTTTACTGTTGACATCTGGCTATAGTGATCATTTAAGTAAGATTTTTCGCTAGCACTTATAATTTCGCTATGTATATTTCCTGATAGCAAAGAATTTTTTAAATCATCTATTGATTGATCTGCTGTTAACTCTATATTTTTATCAGGATAATCCATAACTTTTATTTTCCCATCAATATCTTTAACTAAATAAGGTTCATTGTCTGATATTTTTATTAGATTGTTGGTATTGTCAAAAATTCATATATCTTTATCTTTTATCGAACCGTCTCCATTAAATTCTGATGTTCTGAATAACATAGGATCGTAATTTATATTATAATCTCTTGCGTCTGATTTATCCGTTGGATTATCGATGGTCTCAATGCTGCCAGTAGGATTTGTTGCTGAATCATCCGTTAAATCATAAAATAAACTGTGAATTATTAAGTAATTTCCCTCTGTTATATTTTCTCCACAAACCAGCTTAGAACCATAAGTATCTTTTTCGAATAGTAAATATTCTTTATTCTGTGTGGTTTTCCAGAAAAATCCATTGTTAAACAAAATGTAGTTTAACTCATCTTGAGTTAGAGATCTTTTTGCTAAACTCAGCGTAAAACTATATGAAGGAGCAGTATATTGGTTTATATATACTTCAACATAAGTATTAGCTGTTGGTAAAGTTGATATGATGTTTCCGTTTGATATATAGAATTCGTCACTTGTTAATAAGTTTCCGTCTACGAAGACGTGGACTCTATCCTTATTATGATCGGTAAACACATTTCCTCCCATGCTTATAGACAGGGATGTGCTATTTGTTCTACCAAATATTATTCTTCTGGAAGTATTTTTTGCTTTCTCCAATCTAAAGTAAGGATCAGCGTTATATTCCAGTTCATATCTATTGTTATCCACATCATCGTTGTCAACAGGTGTTGTATCCAAAATTTCATTTTCTAATCTATCCTTTTGGAAGTTCACTAGAGTATTTGTATTTATTTTGCTCTCTTTGAAGTACTCTGATGTATTAGATACATTGCTATCTTTTAACATTAACATCTGATCTTTGTTTCTTATGTCCATTGTAATTGAATTATCGCTTATACCGGAACGTCAGAAAATAATAGTGCTTACTAGAGGTATTTCTACATCCACGCCGTTTATTTTTATATCATCTTCTCTAAGTTCTAATAGTATATATATTTCTTTTTTATTAAAGGATGTTATAGTGGCTATTTTGTGTTGGCTTATTTTTAGGCCATTTTGATCAAAACACCATGGAACATATTCGTCAAAATCTGTCGATAAGGATTGGACGTTTACATCATTTATCTTATATAACTGATATAACACTCCATCTCTTTGAATACCTTTAGTTAGTAATGTTTTTAAAGAAAATGATGGTCTCTTCAATCATTCTTCATAGGATGAACCGGCATCCATTTTAATAAAACTTTGTAAATCATAAAAGTAATCTCTAGTCGATAAAACATTAGGTAATGTATCATTAGGTATTACCTTTGCCACATCAACCAACGAGTTACTTCTGTTCTCTCATACTTTAAAAGTATAAACTTCTTCTTTTTTTAATTTTCTTCTCTCAGAGAAATTATTATTAGTTATAATACCTGGATATTTTAATCTTATGGTCTCAGGGAAACTATTATCTCAATGAGATTCTATATTTAAAGCGTTAGCTATTGGATCAGAGTTATTTTTTGCAGTGACCGACTTCCTCTGTACAAAAACATCGAATGGGTTCGTAATAGTTCTCGGGCTGTTTGTTACTGTAAAATCGGATATTCCTCTGTCAGTAAATTCATATGTTTCATAATCAGTTCAGTATCCTGTTGGTTTTTTTAATTCTTTTATAGTATAACCACTTGGAGTAGCCTTTACTATTTTATCAGAATTTACTTTTATATAACTATATAGCATAATAGACTACCTCCTTTTTGGATTATTTAAGTAAAACAGTAAGTCTTTGATAGATAGCGTCCTTCTTAGATCTTAAGTCATATCTTTGGTTTACAAACTCTACACCAAATATAAGAACTAAAAGGTGTGTTAATAAAACAGGGAAATATTCTATTTCTGTGAACACTGAGAAACCAAAAGAGCTAGCTCACTGATTTATCAAGTCTTTAGTTTTTAATTCTCTCTTATAGAACAATTTGGTTAAAGTCGGAACAAAACTGTATAAACTTGTATAGTCTAGTTGTTCTTCACTTAATTTCATATCACTCAGTTGATAATCTTCAAAATAGTACATATTCGCAACAATTTTTTCTGATTCTTTTTCTGAGAATCCTAAAGAATGCATATAGAAGAATTTAGCTATAGCAAAATTTAATCTATCCAGATCCCACTCATCAACACTGGCACCAGCACGACCAATTGCTTTCTTAAAAAAATCTACGTACGTCTGTGTCACTAGAGTCATTAATTTTTGGTCATTAATGACAGCATTGTTTTTTTTATTTATTAAAATTTCATACATTATTTGAGCAGTAACTAAAATAAATTTTAACTCCACATAAACATTAGAGAAGTTATATTCATATTCATTTTGACCTACTTTTTTCCAATTAGCTTTTTTCAAACCGTTTATATTGAAAATAAGCTTTCCTTCGAATGGCATAAACATTAAATAAGGTGGTAATTTATATTGATCATAACTTGTTAATTCACCGTTAAAAATCATAATAAGACCCTCTTTGTAAAGTTCTATACCTCTTTCAAGAAGCGGATCGGCGTTTCTGTTCTTTTTCTGTAATTCATCAATATGATGTGCAATATCTTCATATTTAAGAAAACATTTATCCAAATCTGGGGAAATATTTCCTGTTTTTATCTGATAGAGTATAGAGCCAATAACTTTCCTTTCGGTAGCTTGACCGCTCATCTCTTGTTTATAAATATCCATGTCTGTGTATTGTAACATATCATCACCACCTATCTAAAGTTTTTCACTACGGGAGCACCATGTTCGTGTCCGTGTGTTCCATTAAAGCAAACTATATTTTCATATTCTATTGCTTTTTTTACAGTTCTATCATTGTTCATTAACGCTATTTCTAAGACTTCATCTGTACTATTAAATCTATAATCATAACTAGGGTTTAAGTAGACATGATACGTAGATTGAACACAAATGGTCCCTATTTTTTGTCATGGTTTTGATTCATGTAACCATGTATCTTCACTAAAACCTAAAGCGGCAAGAGAAGCTTTAACTTCTGCAACTGTCATATTTATCACCTATTTCCTTAAAGCTATATCTCTTCGCAATTGTTCCTTAGTAAAAGGAGTTTTGTAATCGTTAGGATTACTGAATTGCAAATCAGATCTAAGTCCAGAGGATATGATATACATATCCAATGAATTTATTGCTTCATTTTTTTCTTCAGCTTTAGGCATATCTTTTAATGATACCCATCCGTCTGTTGCTATTTTATTTTTCATTTCCTTTTTCTGGTCTAGATTAGATCCCCTTGGACCAAAAAATTCTTTCAAAGTATTCTTTGAATTTTGAAGTAATAACATATAAGTTTCAGAGTTTGATATATGATGTACTTTAGATTTACCCTTAACTTCTCCAGTCGCATAATCAACACTCTTAGTATCAAATGTAAACTGATTTTTCTTACTTAACATTTGTTGTAGACGCTTGATATTAATATAACCCACTGGAACTTTATGTTTAGTTCTAATATTTACTCCGTCTACCATATGTCTATAATAAACATATTCTTCTAAAGGAACGTTTAAGAAATCTGCCGCATCCTGTATTTGTTTCAGGGTAACAGATTCCCAAGGCAATTGACGAACATTTATTGTGTCCTCTAATGTATTACCCATGTTTTTTGCTCACTCGTCAAATTCAGGATCACTTAAGCTATTAAATAAGTCTTCATAATACTTTCTATTTTTAAATTTAGAATTAACATCTATAATTGTAAGAAAATCATAGACTAACTTTTCTATTTTATCACGTTTATCTCTAGTCATATAATCCTCCTATTAGTTTCGTTTATATACTATTTGAGTTAATAAAGCAAAATAATATATAATAGTCTTTCTGTATTTTTGTAAAGTTTTATTATCTATAGTCTCAGTAGTTTTTCCTTTATATTTAAGAACTTTGTTTATGTGTATATCTAAAAGTCTAATTATGTTATTAATATATATTTTATTCTTACCGACGTACATTAAATCGTAATTTATTTTATTCAAAAAATTAGGAGTTTCTATATGATTAACGGTATTGCCGTCTGTCCACAAGAAGTTTTGCAGAATATTAGAGATAATAGTTTCAAAATCTCTAGTTTTTTGTATTTCTTCTATCATTGCATAAACATTTCTTTCGACCAATGATTTTTTATCTAAACTAGAGCCCCTAGAACTATTTATATCAATCCCCATAATTTTATTAAGAGCAACTTTTATAGAGGTATTCTCTATATATGCTGGATTCGATACATAATTAGTTACTTCTTTAGATAATCTTAATATAACAGAAGAATCGCTTTCTATATTAGACTCCACAGTAGATTCATTACCCTCTCTATCGGATGTCGATATGATATCTTTGTTTGTGGTTAAGTACACAGAACCAACTGTTTGGTACGCCTCATGAAATTGTTTCATATAGTATTTCATTTTAGTCTGCATGTTTGACCAAATTGCCTCATAAATAACTCTATCAGATAGATCTTTGTTTGTATATGTTTTTCTTGTATCCTCAGATACTTTCATCATTAGATCATAAATACTGTTATATTTGGCAAACCCTTTATTTTTTAATAAGTTCTGAATAACATACTGACCTTTATCTCTGTTGTAGTTATATTTAGGAAAAGATTGAGCATAAGCCATAGAGTACATTAACATATTTAACATCATGAGAATATTCATTGATAATTCTTCTTTTTTAACTGTTAAAGCTAAATACATGTATGGAAATGAAATTGCATACATCTCCTTGATTGTTCTGATGTTTGTCTCTTTGCTATTAAATTTCTTAGCTGTTTCAACATTTCACTCCTGTATTATATCTACTATATCTTTCTCACTAATTGGTAAAATACCTATGAATTTTGACTTGAAGTCGTCTTTAAACGTGAACTGTGATGGTAATTGTTCAATTATGGCATCTTTATTATTGAAATGTCCAATCAATTCTCCTAAAAGTTTATTGAAATCTCTTGAAAATATGTTCTCGTTGACTTTTAAGTGTTCAGAAAAGTAGTCGGTCATTACATTTATACCTTCATATTTATTTGATTCTAATAATGACTTGAATCTTTCTAAATCTTGATATATTTCAGAGATATTAGATGTTTCCAAAATGCTTTTTTTAAGTTTATTCATAGCCATCACCTCTTATATCGATATAATTAATTATTCAAACACCATAGTTGTACTCACATTAAATTCTATTGAATAATTAATTATAAACATTTTAACACGGAGGTGGATTCATGAAAAGAATATCTTGAACATTGGATACCTATGAATTACCGGATTTTAAGATATATGATAAAACAACACATATGTCTTCAGGGCAAGTTCCAATCAACGTAGCATCTAGACCAGCTAACGCTACTTACTTTATAGGAATAGTTCCTAATACAGATCCAGTAGAAAAGGTTTTATGCTATCATATATCAGACGGAAAATATATAGTGGTTTCATATAATTATAGTTCTACTAAACTACTACAAGACGTTTTAAACACTGATATGTATGAGACTAAGAAAGTTCTATCATATGATGGAGAAAATGTACAATATCCAAACCCAACTAACATCCCTGTAATAAATGAAGATATGACAATAGAATAAGTGACAAGAGGTAGGTGAACGCAATGAATAATTATACAATTAAAAGTGTAGTTAAGAAAATATATTCCATAAATTATGATAATATAAATTTGGATAATAATACTGAGTTAATTATATCAAAAAGAACGAATGATTTTCATCAACTTTTATACATGAATAACGAAATAACAAACACTCATTTAATACCTTATTTTGATAATGAGACAAAATCTACCCAGACTGGTCTTTTTTACAAAGATAACACTATATATAATCATCCGACATATGGCGAACCCTTAATATCTTTTAGATTATCTCTAACAGGAATTAAACAAGGTACTTTCTATAGAATAAGATTCATTACATCTAGCATAGATACTTTTGCAGAGGGGGTTTCATCAAAATTATATATTGTTCTAAACGGTAAAGATATTGTTTATAATAAAAATGTACCAAGCACTGAAACAAACATAGATTATGTCTATATGTCAAATGAGTCTGTTTTAAATATAGCAGTTACACTTGGTAAAATTTCTATAAAGGATATCATATTTGAAGAAGTTGAGGTAGCCGAGGAAGTTGAAGCCAAAAAAGCTGTAATCGAAATACCTGATCTAGTAAACTTAAAAGCATATGCCGTGTTAAGACCAAGTATGTTGACAAACAGAGATAAGGTTATTACAAAATTTCCTTTATTAAGGGGGATTGGTGTAAATGTGCTATATAATAGACAAGATGATTTGTTTATTATAGAAAGAAACAAAGAAAATGACGTAATACAAGAAAATATAGGATTTACAAAATATTTTATTGATGTAAGATGCCTAAATGATGGTTATATAACAAATCAAGTTGTAAGTGAGGGTCCTTCTCCTTTTAGTGGATATAATGGATACTCTACTTTTAAATTAAATGAAGGAAAGGAAAACACTATTCTATATATTTTAATCTATGAATTGCTGTAGATTTGAATAATTAATTATATAGAATAAAAAGGTGATGACAATGAAAAATACAAAAACATTATTTTTAATTAGCTTCTTTGGATGCTTTATTTTACCAGGTTTAATTGGCCTATTTGCGGCATTTTCTATATTCTTTGACATGTCTGGTTCAGTTACTAATTGGATTTTAGTCAATGGGGGAATATGGCTTCTAGCTGTATACCAATTCATCATTATTCTTATAACCATAATGCTTTGGCTTACTCTTAAACTAAAGGATGTTCAAAGTATAACGACAGGCGATGTTATAAAAGGCAAAAAGAACAACACTGTTGTTAAGAAAGTCGAAACTATTGATATCTCTGATATTTCTGCATCAAAAAGAAAAGAAGTAAAGAGATTAGAAAAAAGATTTTTAGTTGATGATGAAGAAATGTCTGTTCAGGTCAAAGAAGTTAAACAAAAGGCAGTTGCAGAGGATAAACCCGTAAAAGCCACACAAGCAACCAATATCACACCTAAACAAACACCGGAGAGAAAGATATACTCTGCTATAAAAAAATAAGTTAAAGACATGTAGCATGGACTGTATGACACTACATGTCTTTTTATTACTCAAATAACACTACACGTCTTCTTTGAATAATTAATTATAAATAAAAGTTATTAGTGAGGTGAGGAATATGAGTACTTTTACAATATCTACACGTTCAAATTCAGAGAACATAAATATCAGTGTGCCTCTTAATGTGTCCTACATTATAAATGAAAAATATACTGTAGATAATACAAACAACACTATTTATCCAAATAACGCCATTGTTCATCAATATATTTATAATACATTGTCTAAAATTGATAATTTATTAAAGAATGAAGCGGATGAACCAAATTATGTATCGTGGAACTGAAATAATTGGTATAGTGCTGGGTCTTTAGTTTATACTTATGATGCAACAACAACATATTATAAGTTCTACAGAGCTTTAAAAATGACAAATCCTTTAATACCTCTTACTAATGCTACTTATTGGAATGACTTTGTGTCTCCTGTTTGAGATATAGGTTATACATATGAAAAATCTGCTATAGTCCATGTGTTCGCAGACGGAGTATACACTTTCTATGAGAGTTTAGCTCCTGTACCAGAAAATATTGAAATCATAAACACAGACTACTGGAGAGTTTTAAATTTGTCGACTTGATCTTACGATGTCAAATATAACATTGGTACTAAAGTTCATTCAGGAGGAACTGTTTACACTTGTATTAAAACAGCTTTGCCTGTAACAAGAATAGAAAATAAAGAATATTGGGAACCTTATTTTAATTACTATGCTTTAATTAAAGTATCAGATGTCTCAAACGAATTCAAGGAAAGTTTAGAGTTACTTCAAACTCACGTCATAGAACTGAAACAGAAATTTGAATTAGACACGTCTAATATGAACGACGAAGAAATGTCTCTTTTATATGACGAAATGTACAATTTAAATACAACAATTCAATCAGATTGATTAGCAACACAAAATACATATAACTTAATGTCAAAATCAATTACTTCTAGATATGGTATCATTTGGAAAAATATGTATGACGCTAACATATATTTTAAAGAGTTAAATCTATATAATGTGGATCCTATGAGAGTTTTGGATGCTATTAGGTATTTGGATAGCTTTAAATCAATATTAGAAGATAACGAAAATAACTCTGCGATAGTTGTTTATATTAACAACCTATATAACCAACAGGATCCAGCTCAGAAAAATGGTGGTTATTTCATTTATGATTTAAATCACTCTAGATTTATAAAAGCATTGGTTGGTCAACATGATCATAGAAATAAAGATATACTAGATGAAATAACTCAGGCCTTTGATGAAATATCTGATACGGATACTACTTCAAATAAAGTTTTAACAATAGTTAAAGAAGCAGCACAAGAAGGTAGTGAATATTCATGGGATTTCCATATACAATGAAAAGATATTGATGTTATTCCAGATAAACCTGTCGATGGTAAAGAATATGTGTTGATATCAAACACCAACGGACAATTAGTATGGACAGACAAGATATCTAATGCTGTTGCATTTGTTAAAAAAGAACACATCGTAGAAAGTGATTCAACCACTGTTGATTTTGATATAGTCCTTTCTTATGACAATGAAGGAATTATGTCTGACTCACTGTTACTTTTTAAAAATAGCTTATATATTAGCAATTTTACATATGAATACGATATAAATGCTAATATATTAACAATTAGTTTACCTAATGAAGAAATATTTAATACAGATGATGCACTTAATCTTATCGTCATAAGAAATACTTCTGCCGAAATGCTTACTAAACTGTCTGACGAATATGTATCTAAAAAAGAAGCTATTGAGATATTGTCAAATGGTACAATAAGTCTATCAGATTACGTCAAGAGAGAAGAACTATTAAAATATAGTTTAAGAAACCACATACATACAAGATATGCGGCTAAAGATCATTCACATCGAGGGGTTTATGCAGACTATTATCATAATCATGATGGTTTATATATGACTAGGGATGAAGTTAACTCCATATTAGGAAATATTCTATCAATAAATCCTGACTTGATTGATATAATTTCTACAATCGCAGGAGACTTGACTACATTGGAGCCAACATTCGTGACAAAAGCTGTTTACGATGCATTTACAGCTACGACAGAGCAAAGATTAACAGATTTAGAAACGATCAATGACAACACGCTTTATATGGATCCTAATACTGGCAAAGTATCAAAGGCAGTCATAAGCGAAGAAAGTATTAATTTTATTCCTGTCAATATGGAGTCTTATCAAATACTAACAAAATATAAAGTTAGTGATGATCCAGAAGAAACAACTGTTTATACACTAGAAGAATGGTTGGACCATGTATTATCTTTAATTGACTCCGAAGAATTAAGAATTAAAAAAATATATCAACAACTTATGGTGTCAGACAAAGTCGTTAAATCTTATGTATTAAATAGCTCTGATGTGAGCGGCATAAATATAAATAACTTTGTTATAACAGAGGTAACTTTAGAAATAACAGAAGCTTTTGATGAAGAAATAAGTCTTGTCATGGATAATATATCTTTTATTGATTCTGATGAAATTATAGAAGACGAAGTAGCTATAACAACATACTATGCCAATTTATTGGTTAATATAGAGAAGAATATATCGTTTGATTTAGGTATATCTACCGTAGGTAATGCCATTGTTACAATAACAGGTTACGGAGTCTAAGAAAATGAATATTTGAATAATTAATTATAAAAAAAGAATAATGAGAGGTGATACCTATGACTTATACATTTCCTAGAGTAAATACAACTATCGTTGCAAAAACAAGACGTAGTTCAGTATATGTAGAAAATCCTAAAGTTCCTGTTTTGTTTGCAACTGTCGTATCTGATAAAGGTCCTTATGCAATCACTAAGGTTCATGATTTAACTGAATTTAAAGAATTATATGGTGATCTTAGCTTTGAAAAACAAGGTCAAGATGTTCTTAATCTTTATCAGTGGATCGGAAGTCTTCCTTTTAATGGATATGCTTGGATTAAAAGAATTGATCCTGCCTTTGTTGTAGACGTTAACGGAGTTGACACTTATGTTGAGGATATCAATACATTGGCTAAAGCCACTGGTTCGGTCTCTAATAATGGGTCTAACTTCACATTTAACTTTGTTGCAAAAGAACCAGGTCAGTTATACACTAAATATATTATCAGGGTTAGCCAAAGAAGAAACTCTTTAGGACAATTCATGCCTTCGTTTAATGTAACCGTTATTAACAATCTTGGGGTTGTTGTCGATAACCTTAGAGGTGTTGATGCTGACAATTTTGGAACTGCTTTACCATTATTACAGTATTTTGATGCAACTCTAACAGGATCTGGAATGCCTACAGAAGTCTCATCTACCTCAGTGTTTGGTGGAACAACTGTTAGTGCAGATGCTGTGCTTGCTTTAGATACATCTGGTGGAGAAATTGAATCAGGTATAACTGATGGTCTAACCCCTCAAGAAATATTTGAAGCTATGAGTCTATATTATAGAACTAATGTTAGATTAGAATTAGAAGATATGCTATCATATCCTATATCTATAATTCTTGATGGTAACTATCCTATTTCTCTTAAAAAAGATATAATTGACTTCATCAGAGATGTTAGAGATGATGTTCATTTTATGTTAACAAGAGCAAGATATAAAGAAACTGTTGGCGTTGTAGACAATCCTTTAGTTTTAGACGAAATGAGCGACGTAGAAGTTAAAGACATGCTAGATTATGATATGCCTGAAAAAGGTAATGTTGCTATGTTTGCTCCTGATATCGCAAGAGTTTCAGATCCAGTGGTAGATGGGTATGTAAACGTATCTAGCATCTATGAGTTAGCTTATAAGATACCTTATAATGACTATAACTACGGTATTTGGTGGAACTTTGTTGGTCCTAGACGTGGTATTACGTTTGGTGAATTACTACATACTAATACCATGAGAGAAAAACAAGAATACACTGATACGCTTACAAACTATATTGAAAAAACAAATAGAGATCAATGCTTCATGCTTCAAAGAACAACCGGTAAACCTAATACAGCATATGTTCAATTACATGCATCTAGGTTAACTCAGTATATTAGAAGAGAAATAACTTGGATAGGTAGACGTTACTTATTTGAATATAACGACATTGATGCTACAACTTATAATGATTGTAAAGCTGAGATCAAGGCGTTTCTTAATAAGTTTGCTTCGATTGCTATTGATATGTCCAAACCTTATGTGTTAGACATATTTAAAGTTGATGAAACTACTTTCAGAATAAGTTTAACTAACCTAAAATACAAGGATGTTGCAGAAACTGTAGATCTTTATATTGAATTAGAATAACAACAATTAAAGAGGAATAAATTTCCTCTTTTTTATATTCTTTTTATATATTATAATATTGTAGTGAGAAGGTCGCAATAGAACTCATTACCGAAAGAACCGTACAATGCGGGAGCGACCAAGTTTTAAAACTGCCTGATTGGCATTTTGTTTAGACTAACTGATCAAGTTTGATTATGATACTAGGTAAGTATTCTTATGAGATCGGTGAAATCGAAAACAATTTGCTATTGAGGGTAGTTTGATTTACAATGTTTAAAGCGTAACACACTAGAGAATGTAGAGTGTTACGTTATGTTTCAAAGTACTATAATCCTAGTCGATTTAGTACATTAAGTGCTCTTATCCTAGTTGAGCATTTTACTGTGGTTGATTATCCTAGTTTTCAGCCACTTATTATTATTTAACTTAAAACGACGAATCGAGATGAAACTGACTTTTTCTGGTGAATTCTGTTTATACTTGGATACGATTGACGAGCACCTAAAATAAAGGAGCGCGCCAAAGAGGCGACTGCGGATCGTGTTTATATTTATGGACTTTTGAAACCAACCGAAAAGACGTTTAATCAAACGTCGTTTTTTTTTTATTTTTTTAAATAAAAAACTAGCACCATGGCTAGTTTATTTTTTTAATGAATTTCTCTATATCTATATGGCTAGCACTAATTGATGAGTCGTGAAAGGCTTTCATCATGCTATTAACCAGTACATCGGCAATCTCAAAGGCAGCCAGGCCTTCATACTCAACACCAATTCTTTCCAAGAAATCACCAGCACAGGTTTTACAAATGTTCTCACTCTTGCAGAATAACGGGCTTCTCATCTGTACTTTTTTACCCACAAATCCTTTAATATTGTTAGGGTCTAACATCAATAATGATCCGTTATGTTTAATTCATCTATAGTAGTAAAATGACTCATATCCGGCAGGTATTTCAGTTTCCAGAAAATGAGTAGTCCCACAGTCTTCAACTTCTTTATCAACACTAAGTGTGCTCATAGCTCCAAGTATTTTCTTTCCTGAATACCCAGACTCTGCCGAGTCTAAACCTCTGCTCAAACCACCAATAATAGCTAGGTTTGAGTTATTAGCATAATCTTTTTTTGCCAATCCATCAGCGTAGTTTGAATCCACATAAAAGTAATCATTTTGATTTGAAGGTTTTCTTTGTAACCCCGTCGCAATGTTAGTTTTTCTATAGTTTTTACTTATACCATAAATACCAGCATTAGATCACTCTATTGTCTTATATTTATCAGGATTTGCTTCCATTATTTTCTTTGCTTCTTCAACCAATTTGTCATTGATCATACTTAAAACATTTTTGTCACCATCAGCAATCTTATCTGCATATTCTCTTGTAAGGTTTTCTTTCATTGTCATAACTTCAGGTATGTTGTCTATGGTAGACACATCAAAAGAAGGAGATATATATGCTACAGTGGCACCACCCAATCATTCTGCTTTTCTCATATATGCTATATAATCTTCAGGTTTCAATTCTTTAATAAGAATCATATCGGTCATATTTGTTTCCATCTTACCTAAATTCTTACTGCTCATGGCGTCATTATTATAACCATATTTTTTTAAATAAGCTTCGGGTAGAGTAAACATATTAAAAATATATTTGCCTACTGTAGTGTCAACAGCAGTTTTATTATAAAGGCCTCTGGTATTAGCTTCCAGTCTAAATTTATCGTTTGTATCATATTTGGCGTCACCTTTATCTGTTGCGGCAAAGAGTTCTACTAATTTTTTTTGAGTTATATCGTCTGGTTTAAGTGAAAGAATTTCATATCTTTCCTTGTCATTTAATATTTTCATTCTATCACCTCTTTACCTATTTATTTAAATAAATCCTTTTGGTCTATTTTAAAAGCCTCATCGTTACTTATTTCTTCAAACTGAGCAAGCTTATGTCTTGTCTCTAAAGTCATGCCATCTTTATACATTTCTGCAAACTCTGCATATTTGCCAAAAACTTGTTTTTTAGTTAGTGATATATATCTTTTCTTTGTTTTATCCATATTTAAATGTGCTAATTGATGTGTAGTTATACTCATAGGAGCCAATCCAACCATATTAGCATAATGTAAAGCCAAAACTTCTTTTGCTAAAGAAAAAGATGTAAATGGTATATCGTTATTAAAATTATGTAAAGCTACTATAGAAACAATATCATATAACGTAAAAGGATGGTGATGCAATTCTATAGTAGCATCACTAGATCTTAAGTTATTTAAAATAACATCTTTTGCTAGGTTATCTTCTGTTTCTTTAATCTTTTTAACATAATTCAAATATGATCTATCACTTCTAACTAGTTTCTCAACAGATTTAACAAATTTTGAAAATATCTTATCGTCATAGAACCCAGTAAATTGAAAGGTTATACTATCCAATGGACGACCTGGAGTGTTCCTTTTTTCTTCTCCGCTCATCATATACTAACCTCTTCTACGTTCTACAGTTTCAATTGATGGTGTATCAGTACCGTATTTGATTTGGTTTACTTCTTTTCTTAAAGATAGAAGTTGATCATCAACTAAGTTAAATGAAGCAACTTTCTCTTTAAAGTCTTCTCTTAATAAATTCAACTCATTGATAGTTTGATCTATTGTTAATAACTTGTTACCGACGTTTCTGAATTCCTTAATCTTATTATCAATTGATTTATCTAACTGTTGTAACAATAATTCTTGTAAAGCAACTCTTTCAATTGCCATATCTCTTTTCATTTCATTCTTAAACTCAGTAAGTTCCGTCTTTCTAACAAAACCTTTAGATATGTTAAACGACTCCAACATATTTCTGTTAACGAATGTTGTAATTACTTTAACCAAAGCTACTAAAAGTGCAGCTAATATAACACTAGCTATCGACGATATCAGTGTAATTAATGAGCTATCTATCATGTTTGTTCACCTATTCCTTTTCTAATTGTATATCTAATATGGTTTCAATAGCATTTTTTCTTACTAATTCTTTATTATCTTTATTAGATATGATTTGTGTTAATTGGTAGTAACCATCTTCTCCTACTAAACTACTAAATAGTGAGCTAACCTCAGGTACTTTTTTAATATTTATATTTTTATAAGAGTAACCATTCCTTCCATTGTATCTCATTCTAAAAGGTTCGTATAAGTTTGTTTTGGATCTATATAATTGCGATAACAAAGCCTCTAATAACACAGATACAGCAGGAAATTTCATCTTCGTTGCAAAAAATGCATTAGAGAATATTTCGTATATGTCTCCATATGCTATTGTGTTTGGTAGATATGCCTGATAGAATGTATTCAGAATACCGTTGGTGTCTTTAACATTAAGAATATAAATATCATTATAAATAAATTTATCCCCTTTGGTCAATGTAAATACTGTGTAGTTATTAGGTGGTATTTTTGGACTCAATTTGAAAGCTTTTTGTTGTCTCTCTGTCGTAAATTCAAATTGAATATTGATAGGAAGAGAACTGAAATATAAATCCTTTCCTTCATAAAAATAAAAGATACCTACAGTATCAATTAATCGACCAACACGTGCTGATAAATTAGTTCCACCATTAGATCTTTCAAAATTAACCGTGGGTATAAATATCTCTAAAACAGAGTCACCGACATAAGTATAAGAAGTTATTTGGTCTTCCGTTTTCTTCATCAAGAATGGTAATTGCATGCTCGTCACCTCCATTTTCATATAATTAATTATTCAAATACCAGCATCTATGTAATAATTATTTAGTACTTTACTTCTTATTTTTTCTCGTGATAAAGGCGAGTGAATAATTAATTATAAAAGGTCAAGAGGTGAAAATTATGGCAATTAAAGACATAACATTATTTACAAGCGACAAAGAAGATTCAACATTTTCTGTATTCGGGTCATCTGCAGTTGCAGTTGCCATCAGGAATATACTTCTTGCTGAAGAAGGTGTATTTGTTAACTTCCCAGAGTTGAATACTGATATTTCCAACATATTATTTGATCAGATCGGTGACGATGATATATATAGACTAAGAAATGTTCTATATAAGGAGATAATAAAAAGAATACCAACACTATCAGGTATAGTTTTAGAGGTTAAAAAAGTCCCAGTTACAGATGCTGGTGTGGACGGATCTACAGCCATTGGTATTTCAATTCTAAAGCAAGATTCTGGTGATAGTTATGACCTGATAATATTTAAAAGAGAGGGCAGTATATTTGTTATATAACAATAGAAAAGGAGAAATAAAAAATGAAAATTAGTGAAAAAGATATAAAATCTTTAAAAACAATTAAAGCTCTTGCTGGTATTGACAAAGCAGAGATTATAGACAAAATTAATCAAGATTTAAGAAGAACTACAGAAGCATTCTTACCCCAATCTAAGTATTCTATCACTTTGAGTGCTTTCACAAGAGGAGAGCTGATTAGTTTACAATCACTTGTAAGAAGAGAAGAACTTTATAGAGAAGAAACTTATAAGATTATTTATAAACACATCGTAGACACATCATTAGGAAAACTAACTCTAGAGGAATTTTTAGTTAACACTTCATTCTTAGACTTAGATACATTGGCATACCTGATGTATTCTGCAACATTTAAGGATAAAGGTACTTACACATTTAGTTGTTTAAATCCAGAATGTGGAGAACCTATTAATATTCAACTAAATAACAGTTCTTTGATTAAAATCAACAACCCTGAGCTTTATGAAAGCATGAGAAAAGAAGCACTTAAGGAAAAATTAGATTTAGATCTATTGAAAAAAAGAGAGGATTTTTTCTTAAATAAAGGTGTTTATTTAAAGCTTGCTGACAGTGGGTATTATATAACATTAAAAGAACCTTCTCTTGCTGAAGATTCATGAACTCTAAGATATTCCAAAGATGAAACAATCGAGGGCGATGAGGGTCTACTTACAGCTTTAGAGTGTGTTAAAGAAATAAAAATACCTATTTCAGGAACAGATGAATACCTTTCAGTAACAGATAAGGGTGAAATTCTAAAATATATTTATAAACTATCATTCGGCGATCAAAAAGAACTTATTGATGAAGCTGAAGCAATCATGTACGGAAATGTAATAAATTATGAAATCGATGAAGTTGCTTGTCCGGTCTGTGGTGAAAAATACAAAAAATTACCTATTAGCATGAGCAACGTACTTTTTTATTTAATTTACACCGAGGTATAAAAGTTAGTTTAGACGACCCTGAGAAAGTTATAATTGAAAAATTAGATCAGATTGCAGATATGTCAAATAAACTTGACAGAATAAGAAAAGAGAGACTTTCAGAAGTAGATGAAATTCTGGATTTGTTTCAGGGTAAGTTAAGTCTAGATGATATTCTTAACCAAGATTATTCTCTTATTACGGATTTAGCACTCGTTAGGGACGAAAAAAATAATGAGCGCATAGCGCGACAAAATAAATTAAATACACCTAAAGGGGAAACTTTGGTAGATAAGGTCGTAGGACCTAGTAATAAGAAGAATACGACCAAATCTTCAGTTTCAAATACAAAGAAACGGTCGGTGTAAATAAGATGGTTGATACGAAAAATAAGACAGCAGGAGGTGGAGTTTATGACGCTCGTAGATTTCATAAATAAGGTAGTTGACATTGATGAACTCAATGTCGTAAAGGATTTAAGCACAGTTGAGGATGTTAAGCTTCACTGACAAGAAAACTACAAAATATATGTTTCATTTAGAAACCAAACATATGACAAGGCTTTTTCATTATTAAAACATATAAAGCCGTTATTTAAAAAATTTGATGTTTTACCGTCATTCTCATACTATGACTTTTATGGTTCATACTATTTAACGACTGAGGAGTTGCTTTCAGGCCTATGGATACTATTATTAGTTTACAGGGCTGTTAGTGATCTAGATATTATGAAAATAAAACAATGTAGTGTGGTTGATGCAGTTGAGGTTATTCCAACTCACAATGTATCTAAAAGAATGCATATTATAAAGATAAAATATTTCAACGACAGATTTGATACGGAGGTTGAAACAGAAGGAGATGAGGATTGTGGAGAAGAAATTTAAATTAAGCAGCAATATGGAAATACAAAAGAAGTACGGATTAGATGGTCAAAATCTATCCACTTACACGAGCAATATTTACGACGAAACACAAACTATTGCTAAATTGAGAAGTTCATTTGAAATACTTAGTAACACTGTAGGGAAGACTTTAGGGCCATATGGTTCTACGATTCTTTTGGAAGAGCAGGATGAGTTTCCTTTGATTTCAAAAGATGGTAAGGATGTATTTGATCATATAAGGTTTAATGACCATGTTGCTAATACAGTATATCAAATTATTAAAAGAAGCATAGGAACACAAGCCAGAGGTGTTGGAGATGGCACTACGTCTGCAGTTGTTATTGCAAATAAACTATATCAGAACTTTATTGAAAATCTAATGAATCCAGAAAGCTTGTTATCGAAATGTTCACCTAAAGACATTATTGATATTAATCAATTTATTGTTACTAAACTTACGAAAAAAATAATGTCTGTGGCAAAACCAGTTGATGAAGATATGAGTCAAGTTGCTAAAATTGCTGCGACATCGTTTAATAATGATAAAAAAGTAGGGGAATTGATTAGAGATATATATTTAAAAACAGGATCAGAGGGATATATTACCACATATATTAAACCTCATAATCATTTAGAAAATGAAGTTGAATTTATCAGGGGATTTGAATTAGAAGGTGCTTCTCCTATATCACCGGAATACCTTAAATTTATGGATGCTAATAACGAGAAAGTCGTCTATGACAAAAAACCTTTAGTATTCATGTGTGATGGAATTATGACAGCACCTTTGGTTAATACCTTTTTAAATACAATCATACCTAATTATTGTGTTGTTAAAAAAGGCGAGAAACCTCAGGATATATTATTTATCGCAAATGACTATGACCGAAACGTAAAAGAATTCCTTTTAGCATTAAGAAAAAGATTTGCTATGCCATATCAACAAAATCAACAAGTGGAAATGGGATCTTTTACAGCTATTGATTATAGTATATTAAATCCAGAGAAAAAATTGATCTTTAATGATTTAGCTACAGCTTTAGGTGCTAAAGTATTTAACTCTGTTAAGGAAACACATGTAGATATTCTTAAAAACGTTCCGGCTTATTTCGGTACGGCTGAGAGAATTGAAATTGGTCAATTTTCTACAAAAATCATCGTTCCAGAAGATAAATACTTTATAGAGAACAATAGAGAATATGTTGTAGATGCAAAAAACAAACTTCTTCAAGAAATCAGAGATGGTATTGAAGATCTAGAAAAGTCTAGTATGGCTGATATTGAAGAAGAAAGAGGATTGGTTGTTATGAAAAAACGACTAAATAGACTAACCAAATATAACTCAGCAGTTATCGATCCGGGCGGAGAGACATTGGATGCTAGGGCTTCAGACGAAAGATTGTTTGAAGATGCTATTCTGAGTTCTAAAAATGCTATTAAATATGGATATATTAATGGTGGATTCTTAACTTCATCTAGAGTTTTAAGAGATACCGAATTTAAAAATAATTTAATTAAAGATATTATTGATGAATTTCCTTGGCTATCTAGTCTAGAGATCGATACGAATGAACTAGTAAATTCTTTCATCGATTTATTGGATGACAGCTATCTTGAAGTTTTTAGAAAGGTATTGAGAAATGCCAATATAGGAACTGAGGAAGAGATCGAAAAAATTGTTCAATCTAGTATCAATGATAATATGTTCTATGATGTTAAACTTAGAAAGATGGTTAGCCTTGAAGAAAATACAATTATTAACCCAGTTAATCTTGATGTTGAGATATTAAAAACTATTTCGAATATTATCATGCGTTTAGTTAATACTCCGATTGTAGTGAGTCGTGGTACTAACAGACAAGAAGAACAACAAAAATACTTATAAAAATTAATAAAGAGACCGTACTTACTTCTTTTTCCAGATTTTAATCAGGGTACAACTTAGTCGGTCCATTTTAATTTAAATGATAGGAGGTAAAATATGGCAAGACCTATACCAAAAAGAAAACAGCAACAACATATTAGCTTAGACCAAATGTTAAAAAACCCAATGGGTAAATATAGTGCTGCTTTCATCAGAAGATCTTTCGCTAGATCTGGTATGCAAACATTTTATTTAAATTTATTAAAAAACTATAGATATGCCATATCAGTACAAGGATATGATGTAGATAATCGAATCATATTTGTTGTAATGATTCCTTCTGAAACATTTAAATGAAATAGAGTTCGTTATACTGTTGTTATAGAATTCATGAACGATCCTATGATGAAGAGACCTTTTGTTCATAGAGATATGAAATATTATAGCAACAGCCCGGCTTACCAATTCATATATGAGTACGTGTTATATCATAGAGGTCTGATACCAGACTCTCTAGTTCCTGCTTTATCTGATATTGCTATAAACAATGCTCCGAGAGTAAGAAACCCAGACGAAATTCTGGGGTTTGAAAAGAGTTTATATGCTGCTGGAAGAGTTTTAAGCGAAGGATCTTATTTAACATTCAACTATATCAATACAAAATTAAAGAAGATTAGCTCTTCACAATGAGACACGATGGTAAGAAGAATACCTAGTGCAGATCAGCTTATACCTGTTCTCAATGCAGGGAGACAGCTACATTCTCAATCAAAACAAGATAGCAAAAAGAAAATGACTAAGAGTCAGATTGATATCGCTAAAGAAAAGATTAAAAAACAATCAGACCACGTTATTGATACCAAATCTAAGCTTAATAAAAAAGCCAAGATTTCAGTAAAAAAAGCAAGATCTAAGAAAAATAAATACAATGTAAAATAAAGGGGAAATGTTTTTTCATTTCTTCTTTTTTTAGCGCAAATAAATATATATATTATATAGTTGACAATAGAAAAAATATATGATAAAATTTAGAAAACAGGAGGTAACTCTATGTCAGAAAAAAGAAAAACTTATAAGATTTCAGCCTCATTAATCAACAGTTATTTAAATATGAGGGCTATGAGGTATCCAAACTCGGCTGATCAATTTATTGATACTTTAAAAAGGATACCACTAAAAGATACATATGCATTAAAAAGAGGTAATGCATTTGAAAAGGCTGTGTTGAAATATACATCAGAACCTTTTCATGATTTTATAAAAGAATGTGATTCACAGGTTTTTGTTGAAAAAACAATACCTCTTTCAGAAGAAGAATTTGATTTAAAATTGGTTGGTTTTATGGATTTTGCGTCAAAAGATAGAAAAATTATCTATGATACCAAGAGAGTAAATAAGTGGAGTGATGAAAAGTATGACAGCTCAGTTCAACATGACTTCTATCTCTGAGCAGTACCTGAGAGCGAAAGATTTTTTTATCTTGTTGGTTCAGGACCCAATTGAAAATCAGATGAATATTTTGAAGTTGAATACGGTAGACCAGAGGCTTCTGAGTTAGAAAAAAGATGTTTGGACGTCATACATGATTTTGTTAATTATCTAAAAGAAAATGATCTTCTAGATACATATAAAAAACATTATGATGCAAGCTACAAGAAGAAAAAATAAAAGGAGAGGATATAAATGTTATTTACAAGCGACAAACAGTATTTCTACATAAATTTTGAAAAATGGAATTCTAGATTTGTGCAGGATAATAAAATAAATGGTTTTGATCTTACTGGTAGAACACAATATAAAAATATGAATAATAAAAAGAAAAGTTCTACTGATACTAATTTCGTATCCACGTATACAGAATTTATGAAATACGTACAGGATATGGACGAATTAAACGGTAAACAAAATTATAATTTGATAATGAACTATCTATATAGTGCAAAAGTTATGTTGGATAAGTATATCAGTGATTTCTTAAACTCTCCTAAAAATTCAGAAGACTATGAAAGTTATGAAGAAAATCTTTATAACGTTTTTAAGAGACTACTTGTTGTGGAAAATTCGGCTGGTATAAATTTAAGAAGCACGTTAATTAAATTATTGCGTGAAATGATAACTAAAAACTATATAGAGTATGGCGATAATTTGAAAAACGTAAAGGTCGTCAACCCAGAGTTATATATTGGTGATGAATTAATGATTGATATATATGTATTTGGATATATTCAAAGACTACTAATACCTTTTGTATCTCATTGGATAAGTGAATTTAAGGATGGTAGAAACAAAAATGATAACGACGATCCACTGAATGTTGTATTAGTAAGAATATGGACAAAGGTTTTAGACTTATCGTTCTCAAAAACAAAGAGACAAAGAATTGAAAACAAAATTAAGAAAAAGATAATTGCGGTTGTGGTTGTAAAAGAAATGAGAAACCCGCAATTCTTTAGATTGTGGAGCAGACAGGGATTTGATAAAAATAACATGATGCTCATATGTTATGAAGATTTCATGTTTAGATCTCTGTTTAAAATAGTTCTATCAAACAATGAAAAGTCAAAAGGTCTAGGTTTTATTGATGGAGTAATCTCAAATCGTGTCAACTTAATATTTGGAGACAGAATTAAAGAAGGTGAATCTATTAAGGTTCTATTATCAAACGTTTCTAGTAATTCAGATACAGCCCGTAGATCAACAAACGAGACTTCAGACGACGACAACGATGCCGAGTATGATTACATTGATAGAGGTATAGATGAGTTTGTTGTTGATGACAAAATTGAATCTTTGTTTAGATTAGATGATGGAATATTTGATGCTCTAAGAAGTAAAACAATTGATCAGGTTATCAATGGTACAGGACCGCTCTCTCTTATGAGCAGACTCAATCTTCAACCTTCTGAAATAATTGAAGATCAATACGATTTTAGTAAAACTAGACTCCATAATTACGTGATGAACATAGTTGTTGGATCTGTTATGGATTTAAGTTTAATACAATCAGGAATAAAAGCCAAAGAATTTAATAAATCTATGCTTTATATTTATAGTTACCTAGAAAAAAATAAATATCATTCTCTTCTAAATGTATTAAAAAATAGCGACCTATCTGAAATAACAAAATATGTATCCTCATCAAAAACAGATCAGCTTGAACTCAATATTAAAGATACACAGCTACATCACATTTTAAGACAAATATATAGCTCTCAGTTATCATTTAGTGATAGAGACAAGATATTTAACTATGTCGTAAAAATTTGTGGCGGGGTTGGTGAAAATCAATTAAAAAGATATATAACTGATGTTGATGAAAAATACACGGAAGAAAAAATAAATTTATTAGATTTAGCTAAAGACTTAATGAGATTAATAATATCATTTAGTAGATAATCAATAAGGAGAAGATGGTAAATGAAAGTTAAAGAAGTATACCAAATAGGCGATAGAATTGAAATTAAATCAATGTACGGACTAAAAAAAGGATTTGGTTTAAAAGTAGGTGCCCGGGGCGAGATTGTTGAACCTAAATTTGACGGATTTAACAATGGCGGATTCTTATTAGATGGAATCACGCCTGTTGATGATGTCGTTATTAAATTGGATAATGTTAACTATCGCACAGTAATACCAAGACGAAATATAAAGAAAGTATCAGTTTAACTTATAAAAAGATTAGAAAGGATGTTATCGGGATATGAAAACTTTCAGTCAAATAAGACTAGAGCAGGCAATCAATCTAATAGTTGATGAATCTAAACCAATAAATGAGATATCAATAAGATGCCCATATTGCGGTGACTCTAGACATAATCCTAGTGCTACACACATGGGTATCAAATTTATCCCAAGTCCTAAAGTGCCAGTTCCATCTTATCATTGCTTTAGATGTAATGAGAGTGGAAGTATCAACGCGAAGTTTTTAAAGGACGTCGGTATTGACAATAAGGTTATAAAGAAATACTTAAAGTATAAGAAAATTTATGTATATAACTCAGCCCCTACTATAAAGGAAGTTAAATTTGATAGAGGGACTTATGATTATAAATTTACACAAGATACCGATAGTAGACAATATAAATACCTTAGAGATAGATTTAAAATGGACTTTACAGAAGATGATATAAAAAGATTTAAAATAATATTAAATCCTATTTCATTTATATCAACTTTCTCTAAAGAAAAAATAAAAGAATTTGATATCAAAATTGATTTAAAGGATTATATAGGATTCTTGAGTCAAGATGGGAACCAAGCCGTATTTAGAGCAATCGATAAAGACAAGAACCCACGATTCTATAATCTAACTATAGAAGAGACAGACTACAGAAAATTATATGTCATAAATAATGATGTAGATATAAAGAAAAAGAAATTCAGGTTTGTTTTAACAGAAGGTATTTTTGACTTAATAGGTGTATACATGCACTTTTATAAAGATAATGAAGACTTATCGGATACTATATTTTTAGCAGCCTTAGGAAAGAGTTTTGAAGAGCCAATAAATAGACTTGTTCAAACTGGCTTTTTAGACTTTGATATTTATCTTTTTGCTGATACATCCGAAGATATCGATGTCGAATTTTATGCAAATCTACTTAATAACCCTTATGTCGACGAAGTATACGTCGCAACAAACACTAAAGAAGGCGAAAAAGACTTTGGTGTTTCTTTGGATAGGATAGAGTTCGATGACTTTGTTCTATTTAATAGTAGAAAAATAAAAGCTTTGATTGCAGAAAATAAAAATAAGAATAAAAAGAAGGTTTAATTACCTTCTTTTTTTATTTTTATACCATCTGTCCTTCAAAATATTTACTCATTACATCACTAGTTCCCTCTGAATTATCTTTTTCAGGATCTAGTTCGTTTTTTTCTTCGACTGAAGGCTCTTTATCTAATCTCTTTTGTTCTTTTTTTGTTAACTCATTAGATAAATCTATTTCTTCTTTGCCTTCCTTTTCTTTTATTTCAGCTTTAGCTTCTCTTTCCATTTCTAAAAGTCTATCATAATAGTCAGGGAATTCAACAAGGTGGTCCATAGATATCTCCATAGCTTTTTCTTCGCTATCGGTGTGTTCCATTTCCACCTCAATACCTTTTTTTATTTGTTCTTCTATTACTTCGTTTGGCACGCCATGTTTCTTAGCAATGTCTTCAATAGTCATTTTATCTGCTATTCCGCCTTCTATAGAGCCCTTAGTATCATCATCAGAAGGATCACTATGATCTTCATCCTCTGACCCATCTTCTAAGACCTCAGGGACTTTGTCTGTGTCATCCTTATCATCCATCATGTTTTTCTTTAAAGCCTCTGGTAATTCATTTTCATTTATAGTTTTTTGGTATCTTTCAACTTCTTCTCTATCTTCTTTTTTTAGTTCTTTTATAGCTTTTTCTAATTCTTCTTGATCTTCTTCTATGTGATGTTGTAGTTGAACAGCTAGGTCATTCATGCCGTATTCTGATTGAGCCTTGGGTAACAAGTCTGAATATAGTTTAAGGGAGTCAACGATACCTTTTGTATACTTGACTCTGATGTTCTGAACACCATTGGCTAAGGTTTGTCTTTGCAATTCTTCTTCTTCTTTTATAGATTTCTTGAATTCTATTCTGCTTTCAGTTATTCCCGTTTGCATCATTTCTCCACCAACAGGTGCATGCAACATAGGAGGATTAGGTCCGTTATCAACAGGAGGTTTAGGTTTATCATTGCCTTTCTCATCTACATCGGCTTTATAACCACGTTCTTCGTCAGTCTCACCCTTAATATCAATTTCATGAATATCTTCTTTATCAATATCCATACCATCAATTACTTGAGACTCAATATCTTTCTTATCTTCTCCGACATATCGAGATGTAGACTCATTTCCGCCTTGACCTGTAGCAGTTACAATAGCCTCGATATTTTCGTTTATTTTTGAAATGATCTTTGATTCTTTAAAAAGCTTATCAATATCTTTCTTCGGCTTATTTTTGTCCACAGTATCATAGAAATTTTGGTCTTTTTTTGCATTTTTAATAATACTTTTGGCTTGGCTAAGGTGTGAAGTATCTCCTACAGTATCTTTGACAAAAAGTTTCTTTGCCTCGTCTGTCATTCTTTCGCCCCTAAGTCAACCCAGATAGTCTTTTTTTCTAATTTCTCTTTCCTTATCAGTTGATTTTTCTTCATTCATTGCTCTGATAAGTTCAGCACTTTTCTTAATTAGTTTATTCATAGTTTTCACCTTCTATTCGCTATAATTAATTATTCAATTAAAAGCTATCTCCAGTTGGAGCATTTTCTATAACCACTGTTATTTCGTTTGTAAATATAGTAAAATTTGACTCAGATGATGTATAAACCTCTGCTTTGCTTTTAACAATATATTTTCCTTTTAAATAGTCTACACTTTCTCCGCCATCCATATTTATATATGTATATTGATCAAATATTCGTGGATCAACATTTAAAAAGGAAAGTGATGACATAACATTTCTATTGTATGTGTCTTCCATAATACTTATTGTAGATGACTCTCCTAAATTATCTCAATAAATTCTTTTTTTCTCATATATATTCCCACTATCTGAAACCTCGTTGGTGTTCAAATTAAATATATCATCATACGAGTATATGACTTTATTTATCCCAAGCAAGTTATCATTTACTTTTTTAGTGGTTTCAAATACCGGTGTGTTTAGAGTTTTATATGTATAGTATCCTTCTGATACTTCTCTTAGAACATAATCTTCCGGATTATATTGTAACTCTTGTGAGTTATCAACAATTTCAACATCTATTCTGGTCTTTAGTGAACTTGGTGTATCTGTAAATATATGGAGATTGTTTTTGTCACTGAAGAATAATCCGGTTCTTGTATTATATATAGGATAGTAACCAATTAGATGTTTTATCGCAGGTATTAAGTTCATAGGCGGTATTATTATTTGATTATATACTGTAACCAAGTTATCGCTACTTGTAATAATATTTATTTTCCTATCCAGATCTTGTATACTAGCTTTTAAAGCGTTTAAAGAATTGCTATTTCTATAGTTTCCGTTTAATACTGATGAGTTAGCTTCCATTATACCTTTGGATAACCCTGATATTGTGAATGGTATAGATCTCATCGCACTTGGATCTTGTGTATCGTCATCTGTCACTTGTTTCACGTTAGAGTATGTTTTAGTATACTCTATTATTTCATCTTCGTATATCAAATCTTCATAGATAATATTTTCATTAGATTCATATGGGTCATCTGTTTCCGAGTTTGTGGTTTTTATTGAGTAAACCCTAAAAGGAACTGTGAAATCTCCTTCTTGAAGTATTTTCTTAATCGTATATGGCATCAAAAAAGAAAAAGCTCACATGGGCATTATGTTATTATTATAGTCTGAAGAAACAACAAATGTAGTTAGGTATTCTGATAAATCTATCATTCTATCACTAAAGGATGCGTTAATTTCTACAACAAATTTCATATTTATCACCTACCTTTTCTATAATTAATTATTCAAGGGAATAGATGATAAAAAAAGAGCCGAAGCTCTTTTAATTTTTATTAAGACATATATCTGTTTCTATTGGCATTAATAGAGCTAACACTTACAATAAGATCCCTTACAGAGCTTAGAACATCTAAGTATCTATAAGCATTATCGTATCTCAATTGTACTGTTTGTATTAACATAACGACAACTTGTCTGATATCATTACTTATTTTTGTTAGTTCGGTTCCTGTCTCAATTTGGAAGTTACCTAATTGAGATATATTATATCCACTGAAAATTCCACTAATGTTTGAGAAACCTTTTAATAATGTATTAAGTTTATTTTTTGTATCATTAATATATTTGATTTGGTTTTTTAAATCAGCAATTTTTTCTTCATACATGTTTGTTAAGAGTATCATTTCACTCATTGTCTCTCCGCTAAATGCACTATAAATGCTACCCGTTTGTCTGAATAGGCTGTTTTGATAGTTTAGAAGTTCTCCAAGGATATCCACAATTTTCTTTTCTACAATTTTATATGTTCTCTTAAGTTTATCGGTATTAACCAATGTTGTATCAAGTATACCTTTAATTTTCGCAGGATCAACTCTGAACTCTAATTTAGCATAAGATGCTTTGATTACATCAACAAGATCTTGACTAGTCTTTCCTTCTTTTCTTTCTTTTTTAGCTACGTCTTTTTCTTTAACATCTGGATTGATTAAATCTCTACCACCAGTTTTAAGAATTTTAATAGCATCTAGTTGATCATGGAACAAGGTATATAGTTGTTCAATGTCTTCAATACCAATCAAGTTTTCTCCAAAAGAACCTTGCATAGAATCATAAAATTCTAAGAATGTAGCCATATATTTTTTAAGTTCTGTTAGAGTAGAACTCATGTCATAAACAACGAATTTAGCTTTTTCAGATTCTCTAGTATTATATGATTCAGATAGAAGATCCATGTCTTCTTGTACGACATATTTTGAATTGTCTTGAAGACGAGACCCATATGTTATTAATTCTGATTGACCTATCTTCTGAACTGACTCTCTTTCTGATTTAAAAGCAATCGGAAGATAAGTGCCTTTCATAAATTCTTCTTCTTTAACAAATGCGTCTTTTGCTAAACTAATGCTAGCTTGCATTTTGTTTCCAGTTAAAGCAGCAACAGTCTCAGCAATTTTGGCAAATGCTTTAGTTAAGAAGTTACCAATCCAAATGAATATTTGTTTAGTTAAGTATAAAATATTGAAAGGGAAAGGATAGCTTGTAAATGGTCTGTTTTGTTTAGTTACTCTCATAGGTTCATAACTAACATTTTTAAGATCTTCAAACTTTTTATTCTCAAGCTCTTTTTCATATTGGTTTTGGCTCTTAACATTATTGATAAGATCCTTTAGGTCTTGTGTTGATTTCTTTAATTCTTTAATATCACTATAATGAGTATCTAACATTTTACTAATTCAAGGATCTCTATCATTTTTTCTATTTCTATCTTCAGCAGGCACAGGATATGTTTCTGTTAAAGTATATGCTATATCGATACTTCTAACGAAAGAGTTAAAAGAGTCCTCTAGTAGTGGTTTTTTATTTAAATATATCATGTTGTTCCCTCCTATTTCTTCCCATTTAAGAAGTCATATATGTTATAAGAAATATCTTTTTTAATATAATCTTGTACATTTACAACTTTAATTAAATGATCTCTTTCGACAGTAACTGTATAATCTTCATTGAAGACTGCTTTATCTTTAGGGCTATAAGCGTAGAATTCGTGAGTCTTCTTAACATTTTTGTGATAAGATTCTGAGATATTATGTACTTTTTTAGTAGATATAGTTTTTTCAGTCGTAAATTCATCAGGTATCTCTATAATCATACCTTCATTGAAAACAGCTGGAGTGTTGTACATATTATTATTCTTAGGCATGTCAAAAATCATGGACTCAGTAAGTGATTCCATTACTGCACCAGCATGTGAAGGATATTGCACAACATCATAACTGAAAACTGTTAAAGGACTATCAACCACATTAGCACCAACATTATGATCTCAGTGATAATCACCAGTCGCTCTTAAGCTGAAAGCAGGAATCAACCCGTTCCATAGTATTTTGTTTTTCCAGTTAATACCGTTTGTGTCAGCAGTGGTTTCAATTAGACCTTTTGCATTGTTTCCTTCAAACCAGAATTTCTTAAGAATACCACAGGTATTACTTTCTTCAATTCTTTGCTGGCGAGTCAAATCTGGTGACGAAGGATGTCCCACTTCCAAGAAGAAATTATTTCTCTTAATAATATCTTGCACTCTTGGATCGTTCATACCTTGTTCTAGTACATGCTTAGGATAATATCTACCGTTACGATTTTTAACGTTAGTAGTTTGTAAAGTAACAATAAATCTTATTACTTTAGGATCTTCCTGTCTTAGTTGTTCAAGAGTTTTACCGTTAAAATCGATACTCTCATTGATATTAGCAGATTCTAGGATTAGTTTAGGCATTAGAATCACCTCCGTTTAATTTCTGTTTCTTTTATAATTAATTATTCAAAATTCAATAATGTCGTGGCTATATCGATTAGTATGTTACAGATTGCTTTATTTCTGTTGGTGTTGTATTTCTTAAGACCATCATCCCTGTTATTGATGTTAGTAAACTTATATCACTGCTTATATATAAAGGGAATATGAATTTATTTTCAAAAACACCCGCCGAAGTCTCTGTTGTAATCTTTTTATAATATATTCTACTAGGTCTAATGGAATTACTATTGGCTGTAACGAACATGTCTTTATCTTCTAAATTTTCGTTTGATTTAACTCTGAAATATTCGTTAAATTTATAAACCATATCAGTTGTGTTTAGCTTTCTGGTTTGATTTACGTTTTTACTAGAGAAGTTGATTAAATTAAATATGTATTTTGATAATCTTTCAATACCTATGGTCGTTAAGAAATCTAGATCAAATCAGTCTAAATATTTTGACTTGACCTCTTGCTCCCTTACGACTTTATTTTTTGTATACTGTGTGAGTCTTTCGTATAGTTCAAATATATTTCCTTTATATTCCATAAACTCTGTTAGAGGTGGCTGAATTCCTCCTGTGAATATGCTTGTATCGTAAAACTTTCTCACATCTGAGACATTAATTCTGTTGTCTCAGAATAGTTTTACTACATCATTAATATTGTAATTCAAGTTATAATTTGTTATTGATTTAGATGCAGATCCATCCAATGAGCTATTAAGATATACAAATAGCTCATTGTTTAAAGGATTTTCTTCAGCGAAGTAACCAAATGTTTGTTTGTTTGTTAAATCTACTTTGTTTTTAAACTTATAAAAACTTTTTTTTTCATTTGTTAAAGCCATAATTTAACACCTCCGCCTACATATTCATAAAGGTTGAGAACCTATTTCTTTTTACGTTCTTATCTGGATCTTTTTGTTCCAACTGTGCTTTTTCAGCATATTCTAAATTGTTTATCGTTTTATCTTCTATGTTTGTTCTAGTTATAGGAGAATCCATTCCCAACATGTTACCAAAACCGGATGCTTGTAAGTCTAAACCATGATAGATTTTTGTTCCCTCTGTAAGTATATCCTTGGTTAACATCCCACCTCTGAATTTTTTACCTTTAAAATAAGGTGTGTATGCTATAGCCCATCTAGTTATTAAATAACTCATGACGCTGTCATCGTGTAATCCGTTTGAAGCCTGTATTTTTCCATTATGGTTCTCCAGATTTCTTATGTCATTAAATACTAGTGGTGACGTTATAACTTGAGGTGTATCTCTTACTATTGTTAATAGTAAATCCATCATTTGGGGTCTGGTTGCTGTATTGGTGCTAACACCGTATCTCCAAACTTTAACTTTTTCTTTTTTAATAGTTCCGTCTGCTAGTTTTCTCTCAGCTTGTCTTTCTACAAGTTGTTTAAATAATCTTTTTTCTATATTTGATATAACACTAAGTCTTTGTAAAATAGGTATGGCTATAGGAGCTGCTTCTATAACTAGATAGGCATCCCTGAACCAAACTTGCATTAGATTCATGATAATCTCTTCTAATTCAACTGCGCCTATTCTATTGTTATTTAAGCTACCTACGATATGATTATCTATAGGGTCTATCACGTTTATAGCGGTTCCATCCTGACCAAACCCTGATGCGGTATCTATTGATATAATATAAGTTGCCAAGGGGTTTATTTGCTCATAAAAATCAAGATAAAACTTACCTTTACAGAATTTAAGTGTCTGTACAACATCTTTGGTTGCAAAACTCTCTAAAATAGAGGTCTCTTTTTCATCAAATACCGAACCGTCATTAGTTAAAGGCCATACTAAATCTAGTTCTTGTTTAATAGTTTTAAGGTCATTACCAATAGTCATGACCGCATTGTCATACCATGATTGTGGTTTACCACATGCTTTTCAATCAAACTCCAATCTTAAAAAACCATTCGGTTTCTCACCATTGTATGAATTATGTGTTAAATATTCTCTTAGCTCTTGTTGATCAAAGTCGATTATTTCATATCTAAAAGGAGCTGCACTGTTAAAGAAATTGTAAGCTCAGAAACCTTCTCTGGACCCGATGTCTCGTCTATTTGGTGTTGTCGTCATGTGAATACCGTAATGAGTTCCGGCTTTTTGTGCATTTAGAATAGCTGTATTTGTTGCTTGTGCAGCTGCTTTAAAGAAATCTTGATTGAATTTAAAGAAAGCAACCTCATCCATCAGGATATTACCTGAGGTGAAAGATCTTGCTGATCTGTCTGCACCCTCACCATTAACAGCTCCGCCAAAACATAATATCTTATTCTTGTTTTTAGCAATAGACTTTTCTTCTGTTGAGTTTTGGTCATCGCGACTTGTTAATAGTGGTTTTAATCATTCAGGTAATGAATCTATATACCATCTTCATTTTGCTAATACTGTTTTTTTAGCAGTGTGTTCCTGTAAACTGAATACAATAAATTGATTCTGAACACCAAACAACATTAACCAAGCGTATCATGCTAAGTGAGTTGTTGTTTTACCTAACTGTCTCGATAAAACCGCAAAAGTGTTTATGTTTCTTATGTGTGATCAAATCATCATAAATGATGCGATGTGACATTCAAACATAGCACCTTGTTTTGTACCGTTATCAAATCTAACGAATTCCCTATAGTAGTATCAAGGATTTATTGTTAATTCAGCATATATTTTGGCTTTTTGTTCATCAGTTAAGTTTTTTGAATATGGATCAACCCCAACAAGAGAGTCATCATATAAAATAAGATGTTGGGCATAGTTCCTAACGCCCTTAGTTTTTAAAAATTTAGCGAAGGTAATAAAAGATTTGTTTTTTGTATAAATATCATATATCATATTTTACCTCCTTTATCAAATCATTAATTTATAATTAATTATTCAATGGAGAGGTAGATAAAAAAACACCAGTGGTTTTCTGGTGTTTAATATTGTTTATCTTCTTTTTCTATTTCTCTTATCTCTTTCATCTTCATAGTTCTCTCTAAATCTCTTAGGAACTCTTCTTCTAGGCATTGGCAATTTAGGTAAGAAAATTCTGTTTATTTCAGTGACACCTGATTCATTTTTTGTGAAATCAATTGGATTTTGATAAACAACAAATCCTGTAATTATAACTATAATTAGAATTTCAGCAAAAGCTCATTTGGCTACAGGTTTATTTATCAAGAACTTTTCAAACTGATCATAATCTTCTTGATTGTATTTATCAAATTTAGAAATTTCGTTATATAGAGCACTATTAGCATCATCTATCATATCTTGATCTACATCTGGATCGCTTTCATGGGCTCATTTCCACGCAGCACCTAATTCTTTTACCTGTTCATAAGTAAATTCTTCACCAACCTCATAAGGATCAGTAATTGTGCCGTGGAGAATACCGTAAATATCATATCCCAAGTGATCATAGTTATCTAATGTTACCTCAGAAGAATCTACGGTGACATAAACATCATAAGGAAAGCCGAGTTCGTTAACTCTTGTTTCTTTTGTGACAAATATAGCATATCGATATCTATCCATTTGTTCTATTTCGTAAGAGGGACTTAGGGTTGCAATGGTTACATTTTTAACTCATGTCAAACTAACGTTCAGCCATCTTACTGGTACAGCTTGTCAAAATATATATTCATCAATTCCGCCTATGAAAATTTCATGAGACTTTGTTGCATTAGATATAGATACAGTGTTGAATTCTATAATATCAGAAAAATATATAGTTCTAGTTGGGTCATCGTCAATATTACCGACTAGGTTTGGAACGTCATAGCTTTCTCCGCCTGTGTTAACCATCCAGTTAGCTCCTCATACTACAATTGCTATCATTCCCATTGTGAAAAAAGCATATAACATGTTAATAAATATTTTGAAAAATTTGATCATCGCGGTCACCTCTCTTTTAATTCGTATAATTAATTATTCAAAATGAAACAATAGAAAATATGAAATAAATATATACTTAGAGTAATACTCTTATGTCTTATTTTTATACTGATATTATTATCTACTTAATTATTTATTTATATGTATATAATAAGTCCCTTATATATATACTTAATACTTAATACTTTAGTATATGATATATAAAAACACTCAAAAACTTTAGGAAATTTTTGTTTTTTTTCTTAAAACAGACTGGATAATTAATTATATGTCCTCCTGACATGATAAAAAGACCCTTAAGTGGGTCTTTATTTATCGAATTATCCAATGATTAAAACTTGTTCTTTTGTTCTAGGGTCATAATTATAAACTCTGATGTTTTTCAAAGACTCTCCGACGATGTTGAAGTATTCAGGATAATATACATCGGAAGTTTCTATCATTTCAATGGATTGTTCCCATGTACCATTCATTCCTCTGAACACTATTTTGTAAATGTAAGAACCTAAATCACTACTCATGATATCAGTAACTAGGTCTGAATATCTAAATATCTTGTTAACATTGTAATTATCAACAAAGATTCTAATAGCGTCAACTAAAGCTTTCGCTTCACTAACAGTAGTAAGTTTTGTAATAACATCCAATCTTAAATCAATATTAGTTTTAACAGTATCATAGATTTCACTAACACCATATGTTCTATAGAACTTAACGTTAATCATTTCACTTTGGTCAATGTTTTGTTGTGATTCTTTTAAGAGCTCAACAAATGTGAACATCTGAGAAATAAAGAAAGACATATCATTTTTATTAGAGTCTAGATAAGATTTGTGAATGCAAGGAACATCATAAATATCAATGTAATCAATTAAGTTTCCATCTAATTCAACTTTTAAATCACTATACATCACGTCTTGGAGATCTATGAATAACGACATATAATTGGTACTTACCTCTATTTCATTCGTTGTTGCTTCTGAAGATGTTTTAACCTCTAGTTTAAATTTAATGTCAGAGAATACTTGCTTAATATCACCAGCAAAATCTAAATTCATAGATATAGTATCACCAAAATCAAACTCATTTTGAGCAACTGGAACTTGGAATGTTAACTCAACATAGTTCACTTTGTCTCCTGTGGTATTGTTTTCGTATTCTCTGTTTACTATACTGGTCGGAACTATGTTTGTAGATGCTAAAAGAGAGTTTCCTGTTTGGAATAAGCTTAACTTATAAAAATATTCTGAACCAATTGCTCTTGATGTTTCAAAATAGAATTTAACATTATAATAGTCTTGATCGAAATCAGTTCTAGTTAAAAGTGCTTCCGTAGGATATAATCACACATTACTAGATGATGCACTCGCTCCATCTATAATTAATTCGGAAGATTGATTGGTTCTGTTGAATATATAATGCACAGAGTTAATTGGTGTCGTGGTTGCATGAATATAAAATGGAACCACATAGAAGTCATCACTCTCTATCAGGCTTATGTCGTCACCACTATAGAATACAGCAGTATCTTCAACATTACTAGGCGGAATAATAGCTTTGCCGTAGTTAATGCTCTTACCAGAAAATGATTCGTTGAATCTAACAGTTTTAAATGTATAGGTAGGTATAATAGAACTCAAATAGTTATTTGAAATATCGTTATTATAGCTTGTTGCATCTATACCACCATCAATAGAATAATTTTTATTATCTCTGAAAAGAATAAATGCATCATAGTATCTTTTTAAAATATCATCACGTTTTTTAATAAATAGCACATCGCTATTGCTTATAGTTCTAACTAAATCTTTTAGTCTAGAGAAATATAAGTTAAGGTCACTCGCAGTAGAAATAATATTTCTTGATGACACTTGATTAATAAATAAATTTCTTAATTGATTGATTGTTGGTTCATCGTTACCACCATAAGTGACGCCACCCTTCATATAAGCAATTATTTGATATTTTCTAGTAGCTCTTTCATTTTGTATGATGCTCAATGGCTTGCTATAGTTTAAGTTACCATTAGAACCTTTTGAAACATATGTTTCTAATGTAAGTACACTATTAGCAGAAGGTCTAAAAGTAGATAAATCATTAGGGAAAGTAACGGATAATCTACCACCAAATGCTTCAACAAAAGGATTTTTACTAACAATACTATTAGATAAAGCAATCTCTTGTCTTGCTGATATATTGTTATTTAAACTATAGAATAATCTAGAACCAATATAATTATCAGTGTAGCTAAAGTTTATTACTGATGTATAAATAATTTCTGATTTATGTATTAATTTTTGTAATTGCTGTATTTCAAACTGATATACTCTAGGAAAAACTGTTAAATAAGTTACATTATTGATGATTCTTATTTTAGTGTTTAGGTAAGTATTGTTTAGTGTTTGAAATGATGTTCTAGACGGTTCAGTGGTAATATATTTAGCAACCCATCTGCCAGTGATAGAATCCTGCCATATAGCAATAGATTTTTCCATATAAAAGTTATAAGATCCTATTTGGAACTTTGTATCTCTATCTAGAATTATGGCATTGGTAGCTGGTAGAGAACTAATTTCTTGTCCATATTTCTGTATTAACGAAGAATCTGCTTGAATATTAGTATATTGTTGATTGATCGCATCATTTAAGTTTATGGTCAACTCTAAATCTCCATATGCTGGTGCAGCAGTACTAACGTCTATGTTGAAAGATCTACATAGATTAATTAAAGAGATGGGATTTAGTGCAGTGGATGCAAACAATTCGTTGAAATCAATCTGTTTACTGAGTACAGAATTTTGTATGATCTTCGCAGAAAGTTCGGTAATATATCCAAAATTACCCGTTCTTAAGAATGTATCCTTAGATACATCCAAATTATATTTTTTAGCTATAGATACAAGATTTAATAGAATATCTGCGCTATTACTTGTGATTAAATTAACATCATTCATTAGTACCACCTCACTCGATTTTATAATTAATTATTCAAGGAAGAGTTTTTCACAAAAAAAGAAGATAGTGCTTCATCTCCTTTAATTTCCTCTCATAGATATAACATTCTTTTTCCTCTATAGTAGATCACTCTATCTATAAAGAAGTCATTATACACTTCTCTTGACTTTTCAAGTTTCTCTTTCTTTGTATCAGATACAAGGACTGCTTCTAGTTTTATTCTATATAGCAATAAAAACATATTGATAATACCCTTGGTATCCATCTCTATGTATGTCTTGTTTGCTTTATTGATTACTCCAGGAGCATTAACAAAATCTTTTATTAGAGTTTGAACATTGTTATCAGAAATTAGTGTATCGATCAAATTATTGAATAGATCATATTCATGAGCGGGACTGTATTCAAAACTAACTTTTCTCTTTCCTAAGAGTTTCTCAAACTTAATTCGTGTTTCGCTGTGTTTGCCTTGTAGTAATTTAAGTATTTCTGTGTGAACAACTAGTTTGTAAGTAGATAACCCAGTAGTTGTTAATAGATATTGATACGCTAACTCTACTGCGGCTAATTCAAAATCGATCATACCATTGACTTTTTTTGTTTTGGTATTCAAAATATTTAGTGACTTTCCGTCATCCTTGTATATAATAAAACCATAGTAAGATTTATCTATAACTTTATTATAACCTCCATCTGTATAAATATGTATTATTGTTTTCATAGTTTTATTCTCCTCTTTTTAATATAAACTACTATCTTATACTTTAATAATATATATAATAAGCCTATAAAATAGGAAAAAACAAATCAATTCATTTTATCAAAAAAAAAAAAAAAAAAAATAGGTTAATAAATAACCCATTTAGTTTTCTACATACTCTAACACGTTTTTAATTTCGGCTTCTACTTTAGCGTAGATGTTGAAATCACTTCCATGTTTATTGAAGCAAACCTCTCTGAATGATGGAGAATATTCCCAAGCATTCATGTTTTTAACCTCTTCAGATAATACTTTTATTAGCATGTAAGATTTTTGATTCCCGAAATTCTGAACCTTTAAAGCTGTCGGTATGTTTTTAATACCTCTGTCGTTTAATCTTCTCCGAAGCTTTTTGTATAATTCAATTTGCTTCGCAGTCATGATTAAGATGCTCTTAAAACTTTTAGCTCGTCTTCGATTTGACCGACTCTTTCATCAAGTCTGTCTTGTTGACAAGCTTTTGCAGATGCATAGCAATACATAATACTTTGTAATTCGTCTTCTAATCTTTTAATCTTTTGTCTAACATTTTCGTTCATTTTTTTTCTCCTCTAAAATGATATATTTTTTGTTTCTTTGTTATTTTGATAATATATATTAAAATATACTATTTTAGGAATTTTTACTCTGTTTTTTTAAAGCCAAAAGGATCTTCTTCAGAGTAATCTACTTCCCTACAATCAAAATTCGATTCAATCTGCTCAAGAATAAGTTCTGGTTCTTCTCCTTTGGCGTTCTTTACAAAATCTAAAATTTCTGAAGTTTGGCTCTGGTTACATATGAGCGGTGCAACCTTTTCTTCTGATAATCTCAACATAACAATTTCATACATTTTTACTTCCTCCTTTTAATTGTTTTTCTAAAAAACTTTTCCTCCATGTTTATGAGGTCTAGTTTTGTTAAAATCATGTTTTTCTAAAATGACTTGAATAAACTCTTCGCTCATATCTAAATGACCGATATAATCAAAGATTCTAATAACTGCGTCAGCCAACTCTGGTAAAATACCATCTGGTTTTTTACATACGTCTGTTTGCATATTTGACATTATGGTCGTTGGTGAAATAGCAGTGTTTATATCACCATAATCATCTGCAACATCTTGGCTATAAACTTGACCAGTGTAATGATATAGTGGATCAATTTTCAATCTTTCTAAGTTTGATTTATTTCTCTCAAACTCTAAAGCTTCTGATAATTCAGAATGGATAAGTGACACTATAGTGCTAAAGTTTTGAGGCTTATCCCACCAACCGTGTTCTTTTGCTGTTTGATGAATATCCTCAATTAGTTCTTTGAGCCCAGCTTTTATCTGAGCATCTTTGAATGTTTTTTCATTAATTTCCATTTTTTATTCTCCTCTTTTCTTATAGAATTGTTATTTAATTCGTGCTTCAAACTAATAATATATAATAAAAATATAAAAAAAAAGCGAAATGAATTCGCTTTTTATACTTTAAAGATTTTAATATATTCAACTACTCCGCTCATGTATTTTTTCATATACATAAAGCTATCACCATTTCTGTAGATGAGATCGCCTGGTTTAGCAGGAACCGCATCCAAATTATCTAAGTTTTCAATTTTAAACAGATAAGGTTCTTCCAAACTATTTATTTTATCCATATTATATTTTGGATGAGTTTTACTTACATAAACTTTTGAGAATACTTGCCATTTGTTTTCTTCTCCTGTATTTAAATAAACAAAGGGGTGATTTCTAATGTAAACCACGTCTCCTTTAATTGTTTCTAAAAGATCTCTTTCTTCTAATGAGTTAACTTTAAAACATTTAGCCATAGCACCAATCATTTTTTCACCTTTGTCCTTAATTTAAATTTATTCTATCTATATCATCTTTTTTAATACTTCTCTTGGTATAGATAATCTTATTGTCCTGTTTAATAGCTTTTTTTGCAAGAATCACAAGAAACTTTTTCCTTACTAGTGTAACTCTTCCTGTTATCGGATCTTTTCGGTCCTTAGGAAATACCTTTACATCTTTGTTAAGATATTGATCATAGTCTATCATTTCTTTTTTCATGCAATAACCTCTTTTCTTTTTAATTTATAAAGTAAAAAAATATTAAGAGGAATGGAAGTAAATCCTTTCTTAATATTTTTCTTCATATAATTAATTATTCAAATGGTTAAATGGAATGATGATACTTGTCGCAGTCAGCAACGAGACTTACCTCACCCTTATTGGATCTTAAATCTGTTATAAGATCTTTAGTATCAACAATATCAGCATTGGTAAGTGTTTCTGGTTTGAGTAATTTTTCTAATAAATCTGCTAATTTGTTGTTGTCGTTAATATAAACCATATATTACACCTCTTTCTTATTTTTAAAATGGTAAATCATCGTCGATGTCAAAGAGATCTTCATCTAAATCCTCATCTAGATATTCTTCATCATCATCTAGATAATCATCATAGTCATCATAAAAATCTTCTTCTATAAACTCTTCGTCGTTTTCATCCGGGTTGATATCGAATCCATATTTTCTCAATATGGATGCTTCAAAGAAATAGATATCTTCTGTATGTCCATTGTCATGGTCGTTTTCTTTTTCTTTGCTTGTTTTAAATGCAGACATTAAATTGTAGTCTAGTCTCAGAGCCATATTGGTCTCCTCGTTGACAAACTCAACTACTCCATTTTCTTCTTCACCCAATGTATACCCAAGCTTGTTTAGTTCATATTCAATTGGCTCAGGAGCAAATGTATGATCTTTTGAGTTGATCTCTTCTACCTGCTCTGTCGTTTCTTCTTTGTGTGATATACCAAAGACTTCTTCTTGGCAGGTTATACATATTCCCGAAATCAAGACTTCTCTTTTTTCAGGAGATAGGAGAGGCATAGCATGTTGTATATGCATCTCTCCATTTTGCCATTTATCGAATCCTTTTATTTCTTCCTCGGTTGCTTCAAATCTATTGTCTTTTCCACAGAAAGGGCATTGTCCACTACCGATCAGTTTCTTATTTTCCACTATTTATCGTCTCCTTAATTTTTGTTAAATCTCTCGTATTCTTCCTTCTCTATATTTAGATGACCAATATATTGTGTTGCAACATAACTCCATGATGTTCCATAGTGTTGAACACATAAAATCCAAGAGTCTAATAATTCTGAAAAACTTAAATGTATGCCTGGGAATGTTTCTCTAATCCATTCTACACTATCATCTGATAGGTCGGTTATGTAATATTGATAAAACTCAGGAATGCTTTGATCTTCATCATCTTCATCTGGGAAGTCGATATCGCCATAAGGGTCAAAATCTGGATCAATATCTTGAACATTGTTTAGTAATACTAAATTTGTATTATTCCATTTAACAGCTGTAGCATAGCTACAATATCTAGCAATGTCAATTTTTTCGTTTTCAACTTTCTCCATGGTATCAGTTGTTGTTAATTCAACTAAATGAATATCATAAGAATCCGGTGATGTCCATTGCCATACACCATCTTCATAAATATATAAATATTCTATATCATTGTCAAAACAATAATCCCATATTTCTTTAACTGTATTCATAACAGCTAGTTGCTCTCTTGTTCCTTCATCAGAAGGATAAGGAAGTAATTCTTCAATATTTCCTGAATCTATTAATTTATTAATGTCTTTTGGTGCATAATAGTATGTAGATAAAACATAACCAACACCAGGATTTTTTACATACCCATCATTTTCTACTGTTATTGACTTGTATGTTCCATCTTCTTGTTTTACAGATATAATTGCTTGAGTGCTCATATCCAATTCTCCTTATTATTTATTTTCTTTTCTTTCTTCTAGTAGTAATTTAATATAATTACTTATATCGTCCATGCATTTTGTATCAAAGTCGATATAAGGTTGAAAAGTAACAACATAAGTTCTCCATCCTGATCTTCAGTAAATCTCTCCTAAAAACTCACCGCTTTTGTTGTGTATTTTTATATTATATGTTACTTTCTTTTTAAGTTTAGTTCTTTTAAACACTAAATATTTTGTTTCGTGTACATCATTTATCATATTTACTTCTTCCTCATCATTCGATATCCGCCATATATTGGTTTTATATCATCAACAGCAAGAACAACGTTGGGCTGATTTTTCTTAATTTCAGATATCAACCCTTTTAGTTTTCTTCTATCAACAAAGAACAACAAAAGACTTCTAGGAAAGTTCATTCCCTGAGCCTCTAGTACCGTGACAGCGAATTCTTTCTCTCTTAAATATTTTACAAGAGCCTGTTCATGTTCTCTAAGCACAATTGCTTCAACACGAACAGTACCTATGCTCAGTTTATTCTCTATAACAGAACCAACAAATTGACCAAAGGAAAACCCAAGAATATACATTATTCCTTTCCATATATCCTCTTGTATGTTTGTTAGGACTGTTGTTACCAAGAATAACCATAAAGAAATTTCAAAGAAGGCTATTATAGAACCTATTGTTTTCTCTCCTTTAGTTATCATGATAATTCTCACCGTTGCTATAGATACTTCTATTATCTTTAATAGAAATATCATTAAATAGAATAAAATAGGTAACATATGTTCACCTTCTTTCTTTTATTTTTAAAATTTTTAATATAAACTATATGATCTGATATTTTTGTCAATCATGTACTCGAGTAAATTCAGTATCTTAAAGAAATGTTCATCTGGTAAATTATTATATGTACCATTCTTTAACGCCAATGCGATATCCTCAACAAATATTGCATTATATTCATTAATTGGCATGAACAAATCTCTTGGCTCCAACCTCTCTATTTCGTCAGGCAGAAAGAAATCAGTTATTCCGCTTGATATAATTGACTCGATGATGGGTGTTATTATGGCGTTAATTTCCATGTAAAGTTCAGATTCTCTTTCTGATTCCTCTTCACATATTCTAAACTCTTTTAATAATTCTTTTAGTTTAGCTTTTTTCTCTTCTATTGTATTTAATTCGCTCAAGTCCATCGACTCCTTCTGTTACATTTTTCTATTTAAAAGTTCTTTCATAATTTTTTCTATCGGTTTAAAAAGATATATCACCGATATAAAAGAACTAGATGCCAACACTATTTCAAACGGTATATCTGCAATCATATAAGCTAAAAATGGAATACCAAATATAAAAATGGACGGTATCGCCAATATCCAACTATACAAAAACGAAAACAGTATAGAAATACCACCTAAAGCAAATATATTATCAACCCTTAAGAATATAGTATTCATAAATATAGGTATTAATACCCAACCTAAAAACATGAAAGGAGCATAGTAAAGAGATATACTCCCAAGAGCCATGTTGTCCAACAAAACATATATTAGAATAATCAAAGAAGTTTTTACAATACCCATTGTTTTACTAAAAACCATTATTAACAAAAATGTTAACTGTACATTTGGTATGATCATTAAGAATTGTTCTTGAACGAACAATATCATCGACAGAGTGGATATTCTTGTTAAACTTCTAATACTCATTAATAAAACTCAACTAATCTAAAGCTAATAGTCATACCATCCACTAACTCTATATCATCTATACCCTTTGTTGATTCATCTCCATTTACAAAGATAGAAATGAATGAAGAAGAGTCAGAAGATAAATTTTCTATGGATGTTATATAGTGTCCCCACATCGGATCATTTTGATATTCTATATCGAAATTTTCTTCAATGATATCGAAAAGATTATCACCTGGACCATAGTCAAGACTAACTGGATCCTCATCGCCTATTTGAACATATATTGTTCCGGTTACAGAGGCATATTGAGCCCCACCTATTACCCCCATTAGCAGAATTATTGTTAATGCTAAAATTGTAGTTAGGATTTTTAGTTTATTTTTTTTCATAGGTACTTCTCCTTATTCTAATTCTATTGTATTATCTATAATGTTCATTTTGATTAAAAGTTGTCTAAAATCTTCGATATCCTCATCAGACATGTGGTAACAAACTTTATAATCAATCGCTGCATCGTACACTATCTCTAGACCTTCTTTGAGACTCATATCCTTGTTTTCTTCATGATCTCTAAAATAGTCATACGCTCCAACAGGAAAAGTAGGCAGTTTAGATCCTTTTTGCCTTAGCTCAAGATATTCATCCAAATGACTACCACTCAAAACCTTTTCTAGAGCATCATACTCTTTTTCGTTCAATACATATTTATCGGACATATTATACATTTAAGTCTGATAATTCAGACTTGTCCTCTCTAATTATACCTTTCCATGTTGGAAAACGTAAACTATATTCTTTAGTTTTATCATTTTGGCTAATTTCAAAATAACCAACTTCAACAACTTTTCCGATTAACATTTCAGGATGTTCCCAATAAAGTTTTCTTTCTTCAAGAGAGAATCCACTTCCAACATAAGAAGTACACTCGACATCCTGATAAATAAACTTAACTCTAATCTGACCCATAGTTCCAGTGAAGGATTTACTTCCCTCTTCCACACTCTCAACTAAAACATCAGCGGTACTAAATTTTTTACATTTTAATAAAGTTCTAACACGCTTACATTGATATGGTGCATCAGAAATGTTTACCATAATACCTTCTCCGCCAGCATTAGTAACTTCATCAAGAAGTCTCTGAATTTCGGAAGTGTCTTTCCCTCTATACATAATAGGAACGTTGACTAGATGTTCAATACCTTCTTTATTAAGAAGATTAGCAACTCTATTCTTTCTTACTAAAGCACCGTCTTTCGATTTTCCTAATTTGAATTCTTCTACAGTTAGTGAATCAAAAATGAAAAACTTAATAGCCGTTTTATCATCTCCATCTCTATGAAGAAGACCAGTGGTCAATCTATATAGTTCTCCCGTTGATAGTTTGTCATCAGTGACAGCAATTAACTCTCCATCATATACAAATCCCGGTGTTAAATGAGTTCTAATATCTTCAACTATGTGATCCAAACCTTCATAATCAAGACCTTGACGTGTTTTAAGCTCAATTCCGCCGTCAGTATCATAGAAAGCTACACATCTATTACCATCTAATTTCAATGTTATAATAAATTCATTTCCTTCTACCATATGGGAGTAGTCGGTATATTTTTCAGCTAACATCACTTCGAATTTAGGAATAAAGTCTTTCCCCATTATTTTATTGATAGATGTTCGCCCAATACCAAGATTAAACTCTCTTAGAATTATTGATTTGAAGAAATCATAATACTCTTCCTTAAAATAACTTAAAACTCGTTGAACTGTTTTTACAACTACATCAGAGCCTGTGTTATTTTTTATAATGAACTGAGTAAATTCTGTGAAGCTATTAAAAACTACATCTAGTGGCTCAACCTGTATATCTTTTTCTAGTTTGGCTTTTTTAATACCAGTTACAATAAAACTATTAAATATAAAATATAAAAAATTTTTTATTGTTTCGTTATCTTTATATTCTTTAAGAACATCTTCTTTATACAATCTGCTATTGCTTTCCATGATCTTGTCAACAAATTTTTTAAACTCTATGACCTCGAACGGTAGTTCTGGATCTCTTAAAGATTTATTTTCGTTTTCTAACATAACTTTCCTCCTTATTTATGTCTATTTACATTATAATAATATATATTTTTTATAGTGCGAAGAAAAGAGGATCAATATAATCCTCTTTTTATTTTTTTAAAGCAAGAGTTAAATTAAACCCCTCTATCATATAATTACAATTTAGTTCTTCTTCTATAAACTCTGTGTTTTTTAAAACTATAGGTATTTGTTCCTCATCTAAAGATAGTGAATCGATACCTTTATAATCCATGACACTATTACCGAGTGCTATGGCCTCTGGGTTGTATGTATATAACAACTTCTCTAACAATAAATATTTATCTTGTAATTGATCTAAATCTTGTTTTGATTCGTTTATAATGTTACCAAACGATTCTATGTTATTTGAGAAAACATATTCCATATCTTCTATAATATTGATAGATTCACTAAAATAGCTAGTTTGTATTTTTAAATATTTATTATCTTGAACATTTAAAAAACTTTTTATTTTGTTTTCGTTATTTGTTAGTTTATAAAAAGATGGACCTTTTCCTTTGCTAAAAGATATATCATCTGGCATAAATAAACCTTTTAACATTTCAACGACGTTTTGAGGTTTCTTATGAAAGCCACTCGCATGATAATAAGGATCATTATTAAAAACATGAACTATTCTTCTATTCGTTATGATGTATTTGTTTTGAGTGAAGAATTTATCAGCTTCTTTATATCTGTTTTTTAAATCTTTTGATATTTCTATATCAAACACCCAATATGTGAAATCCACTTCAGGATCTAGATTTAAAGATTTTTCTTTTCATTCATGAAAACTTAATTTATTTGGATCAATTTGACTGTATTCGCCCGAAACACAATATTGAGAAGGAGAATTGTCTCTTTCATATATATACATTTTTTTATTGGTTGTGTATTTCATAGATATCACCTCTCAATTTTATTTTTTTCCTATTTTTGAACATTATAACAAATATTTTTGTATTATTGTTCAACAAACACTGGTTTTTCTCCGCTTTTATAGTAGAAAGCTTCGAGCATATTATTTACAATATGTTGAACCATTTCTTTATCATGTGGATGCATTAAATTGTATTCATCTATTAAAACATCTCTGAAACCTAATACGATTTCATCTACATCATCAAGAGTGACTTCGTCCATTTCATTTTCGAGAGCCATCTCAAATACCTCTAATACTATCTGTCTTGGTCTTAAAAGCTTCTTTTTTAATACAATATTCATATTTTACACTCCTTAAGTATAATTAATTATTCAGGAAAAAATAAAGATAGTGTCTGCCAGAACTACCTTTATTTTATCTTTTGTTATTCCTCGTTGTCAAAATAATAAGCGACAGTCATCGCATTTTTTTTAATATCAACAATATCTTTAAGAAGAAAAGTTTCCCCATCTACATCTACTTCTGCTTTTGTTATATATCTTGTATCATGGGGTTTAACTAAAAGATGTGATCCATTAAGCGTCGGAATAACATCAACTACATGTTCTGTTAACTTGTTATCAAACATATAACGAAGAATAGGTCCTAGATGATCTTTATTATCGATATCAAATATCCATAATCTATATTCTTTGACACCTTTATTAGCATCAGCAGTGTTGTCGAATATTCTTCGAACATAATAGTATTGTTCTTTTCTTAATATTCCGGGTAATGTTTCAGCAATATCATAAGCGATTTCTTTCATTGATTTAATATTCACGGCAACATAAAATCTCGCATTAAATATACGACATAATTCTTTGATTTCATCTTGAGCCTCAATAAATTTTTCCTTTGTTGCAAAAGAATACCTTTTTACGATATATTCCCCACGTGGATCATCGGGGTTTTCTTTCCTTCTTCTAATAATTCTGCCTAGAACAACATTATCTGTGTCTGTTTTTATTTCTTTATCGAGTTTATCAAATATAATTCTTTCTATTTTCTCAAAATTATTTACTTCCATGTTATCCTCCTTAAATTCCTACCTAAAATAAATTTATAAGACGGACAATTGTGTCATCTGGAGTATGTCCATCGTAAGGGTTTGGTTCATATCTTTCTTCTATTTTAAACTTATCCCATTCTTCTAAATCATAATGGTAACTAATTTGTCCTCCTGGGCTTTCAATCACTACAATAAAACTACCCTCGAACATAGGATCTTTTTCGTTATTGTGATGTCGTTTTGATTTATAACAATAGACATCGGGGTTTTCTTTACCTACATTCAAGAGATCTATAGCGTTACATAGTGCGATGGTAAAAGCCATGCGGTGATTATATAAGTCCCCAAACGTATGCCATTTATCTGTAATGTTTTTGGTTTGAATCACTTTATCTTCCTTAAGAGTAACTATTAGATCATTAATAATTCGTTCAACTTTATTTGTATCATTTTCTTTCATAACATTTTTCTCCTTTTTATTTTATCTTAAAAACAAATACTTTCGTACTACGAAATGATAATATATAATATTTTATTACAAAAAAAAACTCCTCGGATAAGGAGTTTCATATTATTATATTTTTTAAAAATTAAAGGCCTGACTAAATAGCGCTCTCCCAACTGAGCTACATCACCAAGACGGTGATGGTGGGATTCGAACCCACGACCTCTCGATTACAAGTCGAATAGAAGTAAGTTCAGGCTCATATAATTTATTTTTAAAATAAGTAAGGCTACTATATCAGCTTTGAGGATAACCTTGCCCATAGTATGGATGACATAACCTAAATCAAAGGTTTTGTAGATCTTTAAGGTTTAAACTTTTGCGTTCCCTATTAATATTCTTATTATAACATTACTGTACGCATTTTTCTTTGAATTTTGGGTAGAAAGAGATTTAAGTTTTAACCTTTTAGTTTTGATCTTTAAGCTTTTACAATCTTGTATATTTATATATATACTTACTGTTTTTAATTATTTGATAATTAAAGTCCTCATCTGACTCAAATTAACACATAAATGTATTAAGTAGCTTGTAACAGCCTAATTCACCTTATATAACGTTATAAGAAAAACGCCATACTGTTAAGGTTTTCGATATAGTAGCCTTTGTGAATGATTAGATGTTTTGGTAATCTACTTCAATAAATGTAGTAGAATTACTTTCGCTTAGTTTGTAATCAACTTCATTCATGAAGTCTAGAATTGATTTCTCAAGTTCTTTTACAGCCTTAGCTAGTTCGTTTGGATCTACTAATTCTAACTCATTACGAGCAAAGAATTCATCTGTATGTTGTTTGACATCTTCAGCTTTACGGTTGTCTTTTCCAAGAACACTCATTAGATAAGATTCAAGACGATTTTGAAGACTAGCGTTTTCTTGGTTTACTCGATCTGTTACATTTCTGTATTGAGACTGAAGTGTTCCAAGTAATGTTTGTTCACTGTTCATATTGGCTTTTCTTTCAATAGCTTCAGCTACTGTATAAGTTTTATCACCAATAGTGATTGATGTTGCAGCGTTACTAAGAACTACAGCTGCTCTAAGTGCTTTTCTGTTTTCAATAAGTTGCTTAACTTTTTGAAGATTTCCTTTTAGTATTTCGTTGTAATCTTTTAAGATTACACCATCAATTTTATCAGCTGATTTTTTCTTAGCTGAAATAAATGTTTGGCGAGTAGCCGATGTGATTCTCTTGTCTAACATTTTTAATGTAGATAATGCTTGGTGAATAGTCATTTTCATAAATTTAATTCTCCTTTATTTTTAATTTTTAAAATTTTACTTTTTGATTCTTACTTATAATATATAAATAAAAATTGACCATGCTAATTATTTACCAATTAAATTTGAAGTAAGCTATGGTTCTATTTAATTCAATTTAATGGCCCAACTTTTTAAATTTCCCATAAATTTTATTTGAAGTAAGTTTGGGCTCTATTTTGATAGTGGCGGAGGAGGGGAGATTCGAACTCCCGCAGCGGTTTCCCGCCCTACACCCTTAGCAGGGGCGCCTCTTAAGCCACTTGAGTACTCCTCCAAAAAATATTCAGATCTAGAAAGATGCTGAATATTTGTTTTTAAATTAAGGCTTGGCTAATCGACTAGTGCTCTCCCAACTGAGCTACATCACCAAGACGGTGATGGTGGGATTCGAACCCACGACCCATAGTTTCCCAGAATTAGAAGTAAGCTCAAGCTCTGTTTATAATTACTGTTTGTTATTTAAGCATTGCCACAATTTTCTCAATATCTGAAGGTCTGACAACTTTTTGTTTCTTAACTTCAACCGTTCCGAGTTTTACTTCTTCTTCAGTTAATGTTGGAGCAACATAGTTTCTGTCAAATACAACATCAGCAAGAGATGGGTCTGTAACAACTTCATCAGCACGAAGCTTAGCAATTCTAGCCACATTGAATACATCAACAAAACTCTTGTCGAGTAATTGTTTGATTCCTTCAACGTCTTTTTGACTTAGAGTTCGTGAACCAGACGCTGACATTTGGTTAAGTACTACAACTTGCTTATTGACTAAGTCAACACCAAATGTGAAGAAAGCTGTAGATTTTCCTGAAATCTGAACTTTCATTTGGATATTGTTAGGTTGCCATGCTTTAGTTTTAAGGTCTTTCTTGAATTGGAATCCAGAGAAAGTTTGACCTCTTGAGAAGTCACCTTGATAAGCATTGATTCCGAATACCGCGAATTCATACCCACGTCTAACTAGACCATCTAGATCTAAGTCAATATATTCAGAACCCTTATAGCTTCGGTTATCACCAGAGTGAAGAGCATCGTTACCGAACTCTTTATCATGGTAATTCCAGAAACCGAGCTCAACTAGAGAACCAGATTTGTGAATAAATGTCATTGAAGAGTCAACATCATAGATTCCATCCCAGTAAACAAAAGCTCTGATTTTAGATTCCGCAAGATTCATACGAGCACCAACAGGCATGACACCTAAACCAGAACCTGAAGCCGATGTATTGAATGGTAGAGGGATATCATTGAATTCATCACTTACATAGACTTTACCTAGTTTAGGCAAGTTCATGTAATATTCATCGATTTTTCGATAAATACCAGCAGTAACTTCTTCTTTGATTCCTTTTGACAATACTGATTTACGATTTCTGACTTCAGTTGATGTTTCGACATGGTTCTTAACAAGTCTATTGTTATAGAACTTGAAAGTTCTTGGTCCTTGAGTGTCTCTTGTTAGTGTTTGTAACAATTGAACACCCACGATTGGATTCTTAACTTCAACCATATCAATGATAGTTTGGATTTCAGAAATTTTAGCTCTTGACAATAGCCACACTAAGTTTCTTTCTAGAAGTGAACCACTTCTTGCGAAAACTTGAGCAGCATCAACAACACGACCAGCATCAATTAAAGCTTTTGCTTTCTTGTATGGTGATCTTGAGTTGTCAACTTTAATTCTCTTGTCAACTTTGTTTGTTAGTTGAGAGAAGAATTTAGCTTGTTTTTTACTTAAAGCAGTTGGATAACAGTTTTTAATTGCTACACGCAATATTCTTGCTTGCTCTGAAGTAAAGCTTAACTCTTTTTGTTCACCGACCATACCAACTGATAGTTTTACTACATCCTTTTGATCCAAAGATTTAGCGAACTGAGCAAGATAGGTTAAGTTGAACATCTCAATTGCATTGTCCTTAGATTTAAGAACAATGTTTTTGTCAAGATATCCATTTGCAAATAGCATTTGGAATTCTTCTGATTCTGTTTCACTCCACTTTCTTGTGTAAAGTGATAAGTCAGTAGCAATTTGTTTCAATACTTCGATTGACTCAGAAGGGTCGATGATTTTATAGTTTCTGAAAACTACTTCTTCACCTTCTTTATAGTTCGGTAATGCTTTTCTAAATAATTCGATTCTATCAAATGTGCTTGGATCTTCAGAGAAAACTCCATCAACCCACTCAATATTGATATAAGAAATGATTTGTTCTAATAGTAATTCTGTTGTTGTGAAGTAACGTAGGTCTTGTGGGTTTGAATAAAAACTCTTAGGAATATCAACTCCATAGAATTTTGAAATCAAATCGACGTGTTGTTTTGTTACTAGTTTTGGTTTGTCAACCATAATACCAAAGGTATTCAATAATTTCGCAGCATAATAAGCTGCCCATTGACTTGATTCTACTTTTGATTGGGCAAGTAAATAGCCTCGTCTAACTAAAACTAATTCAGTTGTTTGCATAATTTTTTCTCCTTCGAATTTTATATTTTTTTATGCTATACCTTGTTTACTGTCCCCTGGTATATAGGACATTTATCTTTACTACATTTTAATAATATATAATAAATAGTATACTATTTATTATTCTTTTTTATCTCTTAATATATCTAACTGCTCTTGTAAATATTTTTCAGTTCTTATTCTATCCAACTGCGCTTGCAAATATTTTTCATCGTTTTTTAAAGAATTTTGTTGTTGTATTAATTTTTCGATATATTGTTTGTTAGATTCTGCTTGATAAGCTTTTGACAGTCTAGTTTTTATCTTATGTGCATTATTAAATATTTCATCCAGTGTTAAATATTTATGTCTGATTGCCTTAGCTTCATCTTCTGAAATAACTAAATCTGCATACATTCTATGAAAGAATTCAGATTCATAATCTCTTTCAATATCTACTTTCTGTATATTTTCTAAATTTAATTCTACAGGAAAATAGTCTGTTCTTTCTAAAGATACACACCACGTGTTCTCGGTTCTATCTCTATATTCAGGATTATTATGAACATGCCCGAATATATTAAAATAAGGCATATTATATGTAATAAACATTGGATAATGTGATAGAATAATAAATTCATCAATGATTATTGCTTCATCATAAACCTTTTCAAAACCTGCTTCAAGATAGTCTCGCACAGATAAATAGTCATGATTTCCCATAACTAAATATAAGTGTCCATTGAGCTGTGACACAAGTTCTTTTACTCTTTCTTTACTATTTGTCATAGCAAAGTCTCCTAAAACATAAACTATATCATCATCTGTTACAGTTTCGTTCCAGTTTTTCATTATAACATGATTCATTTGTTCTTTGGAAACAAAAGGTCTATTACAATATTTAATAATATTCTCATGATCAAAGTGTGGATCTGCCACAACAAATCTTTTCATAGTATTCTCCTTTTTTATATTTGGCAGAGAGGGTGGGATTCGAACCCACGGATCCTCTCGGACCTCTGGTTTTCAAGACCAGTGCCATAAGCCACTCGGCCACCTCTCCATTTGGTTGCAGGAGTGGGATTTGAACCCACGGCCTCCAGGTTATGAGCCTGGCGAGCACTCCGGACTGCTACTACCCTGCAATATAATTAATGTGGGGAACCTGGGTATCGAACCCAGCCTGCCCGAAGGCGAGAGTTTTACAGACTCCCCCGTGTCCTTAACGGAATAATTCCCCTGTTTGTTATTTTGCTCACTGGTTACCAAAAAATTTTTGTCTTCCATTATTAATATTTTCTATATTATATTTTTTAAAATATTTTCTAATAGTAGTATGTGATACATTATATTTTTTAGATATATCCATAATATATAATCCTTTATTTATATCATCTAATAACATATCTTTAGTTATAGATATATCATGTGTTCCATGATAACATTTATAACATAAACCACTAACAGAACGTTTATCTATAATTTTACCACATTCACTACAATATGATATTTGTTTAACTATTGGTTTAGTTTTTATTTTTGTTTTTTTACTTTCTTTTTTTCTAATAGGGTATTCTATATCTTCTTGAAATCATCTAAGACCATTATTTATTGAACTTACTAATGATGAACTTATATTATATTTCTTTGCAATATCTTTGATAAAAATATTTGTATTAGATATATCATTTATTATATTGTCCAAATTATCATATACAATACTGTTCGTGTTAGGTCTGCCGTTACCACCATCTTTAATATTATATCCATTTTCATTTATTAAAGATTTGTACTTCTTGATATATTTTATTTCAAGCTCATCTAAAATATTAATGTCTGCATATTCTATAACTTCAAATTTAAAATTATCAATTCCATATTTTCTAAAAGAATTATAAAGAGGGTAATTTCTGCTTCTTTGTCTAATATGACCTTTAAATCTATTAGGTATGTTTTTTGATTGACCAATATAAACTTTATTATTTAATAAGTTTGTTATTTTATAGATTCCTGATTTCATATAATCACCTTTTTTATTTTTTTATTCAAAAAGAAAACAGATAAAATTATTTTCCTTTATAATCTTTCATCTCTTTATCAACTTGTTTGGTATCTCTACCCCTTTTAGTTGCAAAAGATCGATGTATCATAGGAGATTTTTTACGATGTTTTCTATTTTTTCTACTAGATGGTTTCATAAATATCACTCTCCTTTAAAAATAATTTGGCGGTCCACCAGGGACTTGAACCCCGGACCCTCTGATTAACAGTCAGATGCTCTAACCAACTGAGCTAGTGGACCTAATAAATTGGCCTAACTTTTTTAAAATTTGAAGTTTTATATTTGAAGTAAGTATAGGCTCTATTTTTTATATTTTTTTATAAATAAAATTTGGCCGAGCTAATCTATCAATTAGCAGTTGATTGCTGAAACCAGCAAAGAAGTAAGCATCGGCTCTTTGTAATACACATTTTTATTGGTGACCCCAGCAGGATTCGAACCTGCGACCCTCTGATTAAAAGTCAGATGCTCTACCTACTGAGCTATAGGGTCAAAATAAGATGGCCTGACTAATAAAGTTCCGTGAAAGGGAACTGATTTATAAGATCAGTAGAAGTAAGTTCAGGCTCTATCCATTTGAATTTTAAATATTAGTCTAGTATAATAAATCACTCGCCCTGATTCCTAAGTAATTATATACCGTTCCGGACAGGCTATATAATTCAACATTAGGTTTATGTGTAGTCTTATGGCCAGCTTAGCCCGCTACAGTTCCATTATTATACTAGACTATAGGTCGCTTCGTCTGGTTATTAGCCAAACTTTAGCGGTATGAAGGCTGCACTATTTGTGGTATTATTTGAGCACGCCTTTCGACATGGACTCAAATAATGAATTATATTCTCTTTCGAAGTAAGTAGCAGCTCTATTTATTTTTATTTGGTTTAAATATTATTTGGTAAGGGCGACAGGATTCGAACCCGTACTAGCGGTTTTGCAGAATTCTATGATTTTCATCATTATAAAGATAATGTTACCCTTTATATTAATTCTTGGACTTTGTCTTCATCTGTTCTAGATGGATGCCGTCAAGTCTCTACACGTTCAATTATATTTAATATAAAAGCTTCGCTCGGCGTTGACATAGCTTCATAGCCTTAGTGTTCGCCGAATTTGACATCATTCACAATACGATCCCTCGTAAGGTGCTCCAATTTTTAAAGACCGATGTGCTACCGTTACACTACGCCCCTAAATCGTTCAATCCTTCATTTTAATTATAATTTTTCTACTACAGCTATATTATAATATATAAAATAATTATTAACATTTTTCGTGGAGCAGGTGAACGGGATCGAACCGTCATCTTCTGCATGGCAAGCAGAGATAATAACCATTATACTACACCTACATCTGCCCGTCATTTCAATTTTCTATCACGACAGGTCTTGCGATCATACGCCGCCAACGAAACCGACTGTTTTTAAAGAGGTTTCATCTCCTCGAGCCAGGTCAGTCACTCTCTACTCCTTATCGGATAGTAGATATCCATAGATTTTGATACCATACCCATTTCCCAAGTACCAATGAGGCGAACACCAACAAATCTCGCAATCTGCTTTAATCGGACTCAAACCGAAAACGTCGTCTCTCCCATTTAACATTTTAACTATTTTTCTTATTGTTTTTCTTAACAAAATTTTCCCATTTGTCTCAATCAATTTTATTTTTATTGAAATCTTCAAGTATTTTTACTTTTGATCTTAGTCTATTATTTTCCTCGATCTCAAACATTATAGGTTCTATAATAGTTTTAGCATGAAAGAAGAAGTGAGAATATTCAGCATACTCATTTCTACATCTTTTAAAGAACGGTATGAAAAATTCTTTTGTGTTTCTGACTTGCTTCATTTTATGTTCAGGAGAAGTTGACTCCCTCATTGAACTGAAGTTATGAATTCTGTCCGCCGTTTTGATAAGGCATGCTCCCTCATTTGGAAACATTCTATCTAAATAGTTTTGCATTTCTTCTTTGTCATTGTGATAATTTATACTTTTATTTTTAGTTAATAAGTTAACCATTGTTGCTACTTCACTATTAAATAAAGACTCTATCATCTTAGGTGTAACACCCTTTACGTCTTCAATATAATCATGAAGAAGAGCAGCTGTTATGATATTTTCGTCTCTAACACCGAAGTTCAGTAATGTTTGTGCAACATCTACTAGATGATAATAGTAGTGTGATCCATCATGTCTAGAGAATCCATTTTCAATATTCATTTCATTAATAACTAACTTTAACGCTTTCATAGCTTGATTATAACCTAATATTCTTAGAGTTTGGATCAAGAACTTTGTTCTGCTCGATAACATCAGATCACCTCTCATTACACTGCTGATATTATATAACCAGCCATATCTAATTTAATATCAAGTCCGTTTTCTTCATCTTTGCTAGACAGATAACCCACGAGTATAAGTTTATCTGTTTTCTTTGATTTTTTATAAACTGCTGATACACTGTACTTATTTTTTGTTTTACTCATAATCTCCTCCTATTAATTCCTTTCTTATTTTCATTAGAGTTTTGCCTAGTTGGTTGCGACCTTTACCGTATTTTTTACTTACATCTATAGATACTCCCCAATAGGTATCACCCCATGTGTTTCCTTCAACTAATTCCTCTTCTCCGGTTGATATCAACATATCTTGGAGCTCAGGATCTGAAAACTTAGCTCTAATTACATATTCCATGATTTCATCTTTAACATCTTCCCAATCTTCTCTTAGCTTAATTCTTTTACCTAAGTATTTAGCTTGAGCTGGGTTTAATGTTTGAAACTGCTCTTTGATGTCTAAATCAAAAGTTTTTTGTGCTTGAAAAGCTGCTTCTGCATTCAGATATGTTCTTCCATATAGAGTTATTTCTTTTTCATAGAAGTTACTAAGAAATGCGTATTCATTTTTAAACCTATCAATCATATTAACAATCTCCTTTTTTAATTATAGTATATCTATGCTTTTATTTACTAAATGCATAGATATAATTTAAAATATATTTTTCTTTTTCCTATATTCTTTAATTGACCTATTATATTTTTTATATTTTACAAAATCCTCTTTTGCAAAGAAATAAAATATATAACAACCAGCTATAAAAATTAATAAATATGCTACTAAATTATATATTGAAGACATTATATCATCTCTTTCTTTAAGTTATGGTCGGGGTAGCAGGATTTGAACCTACGATCTCTTGGTCCCAAACCAAGCGCTTTACCAAGCTCAGCTATACCCCGATTTACTTCCCTTATTCGAATTTCGGGAAGGTTCCTGAATTATGGTATTTCGGGACCTATCAGTGAGACCCGTGACTTTCGTCATTACGACCTAGTTATTTTGGCCAGCGGACTCCGTACGTGAGCAATACCGCCATTATTTTAAATTAAGCATATAATTATTTAAATGTGTTGATTTTTGTGTAAATTTTAAAATGACACTTTTAATATTCTTCTATATTTACTGCTTTTTTCTTTTCAGAATGCTTCATTCCGTGTGTCTTTGTTTTAGAAGAACATATCGGACAACTACAATGGACTTTTCCTTTTTTAAGTTTTCCTACAAATATTTTGTCATGTAACAAAGTATCCACAAAGTGAACATTAAACGTCTCTTTAACTATTTCCATTTTTCTTTTTTGTTTAGTTATTGTCTTGTGTCTTCTTTCTGCTGTAGTTCTCATAAAACACCCCTTATAAAATGATTTTGGAGCGGGTGAACGGGATCGAACCGTCATCTTCTGCTTGGAAGGCAGAGGTAATAGCCATTATACGACACCCACTTATTTTAATTGATTGGTTAGCGCTTTTTATCTATTATTATTACGCCTTTGTAATGCATATTTTATCTTCTCTTTGTTTTTGCATTTTACGAAACTAGTTACCCGCATTTAGGACTTATGTCTGCTGCTCGCTCTTATATTACCTTAGTTTGGTCAAATAGAATATAGACCTCAGGTACATCATAGAAGTGGCGTTGACGAACGTGTGTTCAACCAATCAAATTAATAAAATACTGTGTTATGGTGCGAGAGGTGGGACTCGAACCCACACGCCTTTCGGCACTAGATCCTAAGTCTAGCGCGTCTGCCAATTCCGCCACACTCGCATGTGACATACCTATTAAAGATATGTCTCTGGAATTATAAATTAATCATAAGGATCCCAGAATAACCATCCTAGGAAACTGTCGGGAGCAAACATACTTCCAACTGGACCTCCACCTCTAGAGGTTCTTACATAAAAGTTACCGTTATATTCAACAATATCTCCTGCTTGATATGGTTCATCTGGATTCGGTGTCCATTCGGGAATTCCATCATCAAAATCCCAAGAACCAATAAGAACTGTTGCTTGTGAGCTATCTTGAATGACATTAATACTATTAGCCCAATATGCATGTGTTGTTTGTGTGAAAAACAACATCATACATATTAATAAAATAGTAGACAATATTTTTATATTCTTCACTACAACTCACCACCGATCTTGCCAATGTTATATAATTGTTTCTTTTTGATATAGGCTGACCACCAAAGCATAAAGCTCACACTGGCAGGCAGAATAGGGAACATTAAAATTCTAACTATATACCAGCCTATTGTTAGTTTGGGACTACTGTAAATGTTACATCGAAAGTAATATTTTGGTTTTTAACTGCATCATAGATTGCTTGAGTTGAAGGTTCTGTTAGAGTGACTACAATTGTAATAGTTGCAGTACCATTAACATTAATTGTCGTTGGTGTTGTAGTTATATTAAAATTAACTAAATTAGCATAGGTAGTATTTGCACCAATCTTAACATTATCAATAACCGTTGTAAGACTTCCATCTATTAATCCATCTAGATTATCATTCCATTGAACAGTATAAGTAAACGTAACTGACTCTACAGCTAAATTTGGATTTGAACTATTTACAGATTGTCCTGTTGGTACTAATACTTCATTTTCATTTAAATTGTCAGCTACACTTGAAGATACAGTTGCTTCTCTACCTTCACCTACGGTGATTGTTTGTTCTGATTCCTCTGATTGGGAAATTAATCCACCCCAATAAGCATATGTTGCTACTGTCGACCCTAACATTAATATGAACATTAAAACTAATAATAAAGTCTTTCTTAAATTTCTTTGTTTTTTCATGATAATTTTTACCATCCTTTTCTATTTTTTATATTTTTAGATAGGAATGGCAGTCTGGCGATCCTCTCACACTAGGACCCATAACTTTGCGCCCCCAGATTACTCTGGGTTTACCTTTTTCATTCTTTAAAGCTTGGTGGACACTACTGGGTTCGAACCAGTGACCCCTTGCTTGTAAGGCAAGTGCTCTCCCAACTGAGCTAAGCGTCCGAAACAGTATCTTTTGTTACACCTATGCAAGATTGCGACTCTTGAACAAATAACAGTGCTTTTTGTAGATACATAACCCGAGAGCAATTCCGAGTATTTTTTTATCGATGATTTTCGTGAAATTTATTTTCCTCATCCGCTCTTTCTTGGAACATTCTAACTGTGTTATCTTTCGCATCCTCGTCTTGTGTATGAAATATGTCTTTCTCATAACCAGCAACTACTAACTCTACAGTGAATCCATCTTCATCTTTTTCTACATTTACATATGCATGTTTAGGCATTATTTTATCTCCTTTATTCTATAACTAAAATATTTTTTTTGTGTCTTATATACCCATGAGGTTTATAGCCACTTCCTTGATATTGACCACCTCTATTTTCATATTTATAGATCATTTCATTGTTATTGACATATATTTCTTTATCATATTCTGGGTCATCGTTGTTGCAATACCTTTCCATTGCGTATTTTCTCATGCCTTCTAAATTAGATCCCTCTGCAATAACTTCATGACCTCCAACAAAGGTGTCTATTTCAACCAACTCAAACATAATAACAACTCCTTTTTATATAGATATGGTACCCGAGGTGGGACTTGAACCCACACTCCATGAAGGAAACGGATTTTAAGTCCGTCGCGTCTACCTATTCCGCCACCCGGGCATTTTTATTATTGTTATTTATTGGAGGCTCTAGTCAGATTCGAACTGACGATCAGAGGGTTGCGGCCTCTTGCCTTACCACTTGGCTATAGAGCCTATGTTTTTGGGGTGGCTGGAGGGAATCGAACCCTTGAATACCGGAGCCACAATCCGGGGCGTTAACCACTTCGCCACAACCACCATTTAATTAGCAACATATTGCAGATTAACACTGTTATTCATGTTTAATTAGCAACATATTGCTATTTAGAGATTATTTTTTCTTCTTTGAATTATTAATAGCCCAACGTTTTTGTGATGCTTTATGACTCTTCCATTTTGCTAATGCATTTTTATAAGAATGTCCCTTTCTACTTCTAATACTCATGAAACAACACCTCCGTTTTCTAGTTTTTGATACTATAATAACTATGGTGGACCCTATCGGGATCGAACCGACGACCTCCTGCGTGCAAGGCAGGCGCTCTCCCAGCTGAGCTAAGGGCCCATAAGCATATATTTTTTTCTATATGCCAGAGTCAAGTGGCTCTAGAGACATGCCCTAGTGTAGCTTGCTTTTATTTTTCGTTTAACCCATATGCCAATTGTCCATTGGTATGGATAGGTCGCCAAAGCTAGGCTGATTTCCACTAAAATCTTCTTATGGTAGCAAAGATGGGACTTGAACCCATGATCTTCCGGGTATGAGCCGGACGCTTTAACCACTAAGCTACTCTGCAAAATATGGTGGACACATATGGGGCTTGAACCCATGACATCCTGCGTGCAAGGCAGGCGTTCTCCCAACTGAACTAATGGCCCATAATTGGTACACCCAACGGGATTCGAACCCGTGACTACGCCGTGAAAGGGCGTTGACTTAACCACTTGTCGATGGGTGCAGGAAATATCAAGCTAGGGAGTCGAACCCTTAAAGGAAACCATCTTCCAACTTGACAACCCCCTTTTCTGGAGGATTTTGGTTCGTTTTGGAGACCTCATAGGAAATTATCCCTATAACGCTGATGGGCATCACCCCTCACGCATACTGGCCATATATACTTAATAATCAATAAAAGCAATTACTCGGCAAACATACTCGGCAAATAATTACATTTTGATTACTCAGCAGCTTTAAAATTGTAAATTGGTTTAATAATCTTTATTACTTCCACAGTATCTTTAATGTTCTCTAAGATCTCATCCATAGGTTTATAAGCTCTTGGAGACTCATCTAGTGTAGATAAATTAGCTGTTGTAGTATAAATGTCTTTCATATCATCTGTGAATTCATCTAAATCTAGATTGTCTTTAGCACTTCTACGAGACATTATTCTTCCAGCTCCATGTGGTGCCGAGAAGTTCCAGTCTTCGTTTCCTAAACCTCTAGCAATAATACAACCATCTCTCATATTGATTGGAATTAATACAATTTCATCTTTGTAAGCTGAAATAGCACCTTTTCTGACAATATTATCGTCACCAATATAATTATGGATTGTTTGAAATCTTCCTGTTTCTGTTAAATTCATTTCCTTCATTATTTTTTCAGCGATCATTTCACGATTTCTATATGCAAACACTTGACACAGTCTCATATCATGCAAATAGTCTAATCTATTTTGACCTTCTAAATAAGATAAATCTTTAGGAACTTTAACTTCAGGTGTCAGAGCCTTTAAAGCATCAGGAATTTCAGATTGTCTATTCTCGGATTTTAATTTACGAATTACTTCATCTCTATCTTCTTTAGAATATTTATTCATTAAACTAATCGCTTTATTTTGATAAATATCAGCAACTTGTTTACCTAGATTTCTTGATCCTGTATGAATGATTAAGTATTTGTTATCTTCATCATCTTTATCAACTTCGATGAAATGATTCCCGCCACCGAGCGTACCCAATGATACTTCAATGTTGTCTTTATTTCTTAATTCATTATAACATTTTAAATCTTGGACATCAAAAGGCATCTTTTTGGCAGATGAATAAATGGATGACCTGTTATGAATATTAAACCCGTGTGGAACAACTTTTTTGATAACCCCGTCTAATTTTTCTAAATCAATATCAACTTTACCAAATTCAACAGTTAACATCCCACAACCAATATCAACGCCAACGACATTTGGAATCACTCTATCTCCAAGATCAGCTGTAAATCCGATCACACAGCCAGCTCCAGAATGAACATCTGGCATTATACGAACTTTAGAGTCTTTGAAAGCCTCTTGTTCTACTAAGGTATATACTTGATTGACAGCAGAACCTTCAATATTATCTGTAAATATCTTTACGTTACTCATCATAAATCATCCTTCCTTTATTTTATGCCTAAAGAGGCGATACGGCAGAGGTTTTATACTCTCTTAATTTGTTTATTTGTTGTCCTTAAAGGATTACCGTAACCCCGAAAGCCGGAGCAACTTTTTTCATTGTGTTTATATAAACCCTCACATATAAACTTTGCAGTCACCCAATCCAATCATTAAAGCAATGATACTAAAATAATTGTAGACGTAAGCCACGTCCCTAGCGAATCCTGATGAGCGGACTTGAATACTTGCTTATCCTCACCCTACTAGACTGCTTCCTTTGTTTGTTTACTATTAGTAAACGTCCCACCATAAATCATAAAATCTTTTATAGCGGGAACCGTTTGAAATATCACCTTTGTGTCTACGAACTTTTCTAGCTCCGTATTTACGATAATATTTCTTGTTTTGCATATCGTATTTCTCGATATACTTTTTTCCGTTTTTGCTGATCGTTTCGCCACAGCTATATCCACCAATCAGTCCATCATGGTGCCATTTAGCTTGACGATTTAGTTTTTTTCTTCGATAAGCTTGTTCAGAAATTCTTTTTTTCATCTACATCACCTCTGTCTGGGGTCTAGCCCACTTAAAAGATGACGCTTAGTACCTTCTTCATAATTTCACCTCTTTTTAAATTATTTTACTATCGAGTATTTCTTTTAAATGGTTGATATCAATTTTGTAAGGCAAATATTTTTTCCAACTATCTGTATCAGTGTTTTCTGATAATCCAAATGAGAAGGATTTTGTTCCGTTTAATGTTTGACTCCATTTGATTCTTGGAGCTAGTTTAATCATATCATGATTACTTAAAAGCCAGTAATTTATTTTGTCATTATCTTTACCAGTAAGCAAGAAATAATCAAATTTATCTAGCTTTACAAAATTAAATGTCCATCCTCTTGCTCTTGTTTTGTACTCTTTAGCAGACGCATATATTACTGATATTTTTTTATTTTTATATTCAGTATTATTTTTTGTATTATCTAAATCAAGTATATCATTTATGATTTCTTTTGTTTCCTTTGCTGAAGAAGGGATATCCGGGATTCCATTTCTGATATTATATAACTTAAGTATATTCTTTGCTATATCAGATGGATCTACAGAAGATATCCAGTTAACTAATTCTGATTCGCCTTTATTAATAACTCTATTGAAAGTTATAAATGAGCGACCTCGTCCTTTAATATTCATACATAGATTCTTCTTTCCATATATAATTTCTCCTTTATTAATTAGTTGGCATACCTGAGAGGATTCGAACCTCCAACCGCCTGATCCGTAGTCAGGTGCTCTGATCCATTGAGCTACAGATATATAATGGCGTGCCCGGTAGGATTCGAACCTACGACCGACGGCTTAGAAGGCCGGTGCTCTGTCCAGCTGAGCTACGGGCACAAGAAAAGATTATACTTTTCCTAAAACAATTTGGGCTGCAATACCTTTGTTATAACATCCTTCATAACCATTGCTATCTAATTTAGACATAAACGTTTTTGGATTCAATACTTCATCTTTAGAAAGTTCTAAGAATTTTTCTTTTAATTGTTCGGTTGTTAATTGTTTAGGTAATAGATCACTAAGTATTTGCACCTCAAGCGGTCTATTCATCTCAGTATATCTACTAATTTCCTTTTTAATAATACCAATGACAGAACCATCTGTGATTTCAACACCACGTCCTTGTTGTGTTTGTACTTCTGTAATTACAGACTCATATGCAAATCTTTCTTCTTTTTTTCTTGCTTTAAAAGCTTCTAGCCTTAGGTTTTTCACGTTTTCTAGTAAATTACTCATGATAATTACCCCTTTTCTATTTTATAGTTACAAGCCCAGCGATATAGAGAGTAACGACCTCTCTCTATACCTCTAATTTAATAGAACGCCAGGTGAGTGTCTAGCCAGATTTATACCATTTCACATGCAACACTCTTTGATTGTTTTTCATCTTATATTAATAATTTAGTAAGCCGGATTCTGTTTTATCTTGGCATTTATCTATTTGCCCCTACCATAATTTGGGTTGCTGCCTCGCCTGATACAGCCGTTTCACATTCTCGTCTCTGTTCCATATCAGCCATAGTTTATTAGACATACGGCGTTGAACGATATAGCAGTCCGGACTTTCCTCTCCTTAGAGTGCCAAGTCAAATTATTAATTTTAATTCTGGTAGCCTCAATTGGAATCGAACCAATGATAGCGGAGTCAAAGTCCGCTGCCTTACCACTTGGCTATGAGGCAATATTTTTAATCCAACTCCCCAGCTAGATTATTCACACCCCCTGGAGAGCGTCCTCTCCAAACTCTCAAGACGAGCAATTGGCCGCCTGGTGTGAGTCCCAAATTATTTATTTTATTGGATGTCTAAACGAACTCTTTTTATCAAATCCATGAGACTGAATTTTTTCTTCATCAGTCATTGGACTCATTGGCATTTCGTCTTTCACTAGAACATTACTCACAAACACATCTAAAATTTGATATATTTCTGGCGCAGTAAATACTTTACTTAAGCCATGTTCCTTTAAATTTACATTTTTTGTACATATTCTATAAGTTTTGTCTTTTTCTTTATATCTATGAGATTCAGGACAAATTAATATAATTGGTGTATCGTGTTCAATACACAAATTAGTCATGTCTGGATATTTTCTGTTAAAGAAATTATTAACATTTCTATTTGAAAGATTACCGCCATACCATTTCCACATTGGATAATCTCTCTTCTTTATAGCTTTGTTTAATTTCTCTCTTTCTTTTTCATATCTCTCCATTAGTGTTTTATTATCATAGTAAAAATCAACATGAGAAGATATATAAACGCCACTACCATTAGAATAATCCCAATCGCCTCTAGTATAAACAGATACGAAAGGATGTACTTTTCCTGCTATAATTAAATATCCTGCTTCAAAATCATGAGGTGTTCTTAAAAGCTCGTCTTCAAAATTTTGTAATAAATATTTACTTATATTTATATCCTGTTCTTCTCTAATATAATATCTAACTTTTTGATCATCACTACTATAGTCTGCGTAACCATCATAGTAATCTCTAAACTTTGAAATTATTTTCATGATATCTTTCCTTTCTCTTTCTGGTGGTCTGGGTTGGAATTGAACCAACGACACAGGGATTTTCAGTCCCTTGCTCTACCAACTGAGCTACCAGACCTTATTTATGGCGGTCCGGACGGGACTCGAACCCGCGATCTCCTGCGTGACAGGCAGGCATGTTAACCGACTACACCACCGGACCATAGGTGAGATGACTGACAGCCGAACTGCCCATGATAGTCACCGTATCCAAAATATTTACTATATTCCCTAGTCACCACGGGATAATATATTTTATTTATCTTATAATTGATAGTTTGTTTTAATATAATTTACTAAAACATCTCTATCATTTTTAAGATCGCCATCTAATACCTTTTCAAAAATATCATCTATAATTGTAGAGAATATTGGTCCTGGCTTGTATCCAATCTCAATCAAATCTTTACCATTAACCATCATATCTGATTTTTTAAAAGCATCTTTTTCTTCGATTATTTCGTATAACATTTCATATATTCTACGATTTAAATCAAGCAATCTATTAACTTTTCTAATTACTTTTTCACTATATGGGTGTCCATAATAGTCTCCCACTTTAACTTGTATAAATAGAGGTAAATCTTTACCAAAAACATCATATAGTTTCTTTATTGCTGATTTCTTATATGAATCAAAAGTACCCATATGACGTAATACTGCTTCTACAACAAAATCTCTAAAATCATTAGAAAACTTCATTCTGGTCATAACATCAAATGCCATTCTAGCACCGACGCTTTGATGGTCATGGAAAGAGAGCTGTCCATTTTTTATAGCAGCTGTATCTGGTTTTCCAATGTCATGAAGCAATACAGCCCAACGAACTTTTAGATTTTGAGGTGATCTATTTACACCCTCAAGTGTATGTTTTTCTAATGTATATTCATGATGACTGTTGTTCTGATCATAACCAAACATTCTATCAACTTCTGGTAGAATTATTTTCAACGCACCTGTTTCATGAAGTAGTTGAAAATATTCTTTAACATTATATAACATTATACCTTTATTAAGTTCGTCTTGTATTCTCTCATAAGGAAGGTGTTTAATAGAATCTATATGTTTTTTCATTGCCTTAAGAGTTTTTCGTTCTATAACGAATTTATATCTAGCTGCAAAACGAATACCTCTAAGTATTCTCAAAGGATCTTCAGAAATTCTAGTTTCGGGGTCCCCAACAAAACGAATAATACCTTTTGTTATATCATTGATTTGTTGTTTATTTGACACAACATTCCCTTTTCTATCCATAGCCATAGCATTGATAGTGAAGTCACGTCTTTCAAGATCATCTTCTAGACTTTTACCATAAGTAACGACCGGTTTTCTGGAGTTGTCATGATAAACTTCCCCTCTGAATTGAGCAATTTCAAAACTGTGACCACCCTCAAGTATAACTAAAATGCCATATTGTTCTCCAACAGGAACAACATGAAAATTTTCTTTTATCATATCCATAGGCATGTTTGTGGCAATATCATAGTCATGTGGCTCTATACCCATTAGTTGATCTCTAACACAACCACCAACTAGGTAAGCCTCATAACCAAGACTGTTTATTTTTTTTATAATGCTTAGTGCTAGACCTTTCATGTTATCCCTCCTTTTTATTTTTTTTTAAGTGGTATGATTGATATAATGTTTACACCTGTTATACTACCTTTTTCCTCTAATAATTTTGATATTTTTTTGATATCCTCATATGTATTTATTTTTTTATGATAAGATATTTCTGCATTCCCATTCCCGTTGTTGAAAAGATATGATATATAGTATTCTTTCACTAAAACATACTCCTTTTATTATAGATTTTTCTAAAAGAATATCTCTATGGCAAATAATACACCATAAACTAAACCGACTGTTATTATAATAAACCATATAGCACCGGTGAAATATCCTGCTAGATTATCAGGTATATTCTTTGGTGTCAGTTTATAATATAACCAAAGCAACGCAACAATTGTTACAATAAATCCAATTGACAATAATATAATTGTCATGATAGAATCTCCTCCTTTTATTAAATGGTGCCGGAAGCAGGATTCGAACCCGCGACCTACTGATTACAAGTCAGTTGCTCTACCAACTGAGCTATTCCGGCATTTATTTAGTGGTTGGAGTAGTAGGAATTGAACCTACGACCTCTCGATTATCGGTCGAGTGCTCTAACCAACTGAGCTATACTCCAATAAGTGGTAGGGATGGCTGGACTCGAACCAGCGACCAAAGCCTTATAAGGACTCTGCTCTGCCAACTGAGCTACACCCCAATCTTTTAACTAATATATTAATAATAAGGGCTGTGGTGCACCGATTACATCTACGCTTATTCGAAGACAACCACATTTAAAAATTTCGGATGCTGATTTACCCAATACATATTAATTAAGATTCTATTTTTTGTTTTTTTTATATGTCTTTACTATAGATAAAGATAACCAAAGGATCAATAATGCAACTATACCAAATATAGAATAGTGTGAAACATTAAGATCACCCACAATAAAAGATTCCCATAAAGAAATTCCCCATTCGTTTATGTTGAATCCAAATAATCTCATAGGTATGGCCAACATAGAGTATTTTGCAGCTCTACCAACAAAGACCGCTATTAAAAATCCTCTTTTTGGTAGCTTTAATGCTCCAGCTGTATATACCATTAGTGTAAACGGAAGAGGTGTTGCTGCACCAAGAAACATTGCAATGTTACCATATTTCTTAAATCTTTCGCTTGCTTTTCTTTCATCTTTTTCTTTTGTCTTATTAGCAAATATCTTTCTAAGAGTTTTTGTAAATCTATAAGCAACAAGAGCAAAGAATGTGTCTGCAACAACTATAAATGATACCATAAGAATAACATATAATGTTGAAAAATCGACAGGGTTACCTATAACTCTTAATAGATTTATGTCTGAAAATGACACTGGTAAAGGCAATAATGTTGCTACAGAGGAGAGAAATGCCCAGTTAACTAAAAGTCTCATTAAGTTCATAAATTCTGGAGCCATTTGATCAAATATAGATGTTGGAAACAAAACCACCATGACAAACAAGAATATACCAAATACAACAAGCAATGGTTTATATAGAGATTCCTGTTTAAGAACTATATATCCATCTTTATTTTCATCTTTTATGGCTATCAGTTCTTTGTCGGTTGCATCTTTTATTTTTCTTGCATGTCTACTATGTATATGTCTAACTTTTGATTTATTTTTATTAAATCTTTGTCTTTTATTCATAAAGTTTACTCCTTTTATTTCTTTTTATTTTTGGCAAGGATACTAGGACTCGAACCCAGAAAAACAGTTTTGGAGACTGTCGTGTTACCATTACACTATATCCTTAGTAAATTATTATTTCTTTGATATAAAAACACACTCCAGCCATCAATATTTCTACTGAACGATATCGGAGTGCGTTAAAATTTATAAATTATTGCCTTATCATAAAAAGGCAGTAATAAAAATTACTCTCGATATCTTCCGCTATTAGGTTGGTACCCCTCTGTGACCATTTTAGCTGATAAAAACTCTACGTTATGGCCATTATCGGCACATAGAGAACTACTAAATCTAATTATTTCGCTAATTTTCAACATAATAGTCACCTTTTTCGTAGATTTTTTCATAAATACATTGGTATTTATAATTAATTATTCAAAACATGATGGCCGGAAATAAAAATACAGCGATTTTCCGGTTAATTTAATAAAAATAATTTTCCGATGTATAATTAATTATTCAAAAGTAATTAAACAAAAATAAGTTTAAGGGAGACAAATAGACGGCTCTGTCTCCCAATAACCTATATATTTATACTTTTACTTTAAAATTTCATTGTCGATACGTTGTCTAATGTTTTCCAATGTATCTTCTCTAACAAGTTTTCCATCTTCGAATACTGTGGTCAATAGACCACCTTCTTCTTCAAACGGAACCTCTTGTGTGGTTACGAGTTCACCTTTAACACGATCAACTCGAACAAAACCTTTCAGAGATTTTTTATTCATTCCCTGACCATATGTTTTTGGATCTTTAAAGACAGCTTTCCATTCACCATCCAGTTTCACTGCAGTGGTCTTAAGAGCATATCCCAAGGTGTCACGTGACACATATTGATATGTGTATGAACCAACTCCAAGGACTAGATTTGTTGCAGCAAATCCTTTTTCTTCGAGACGTCTGTAGATTTCTTTTTGACGGGCGATAGTGATTGAGTCACCATAGATGATTCCGATATGAGGATTCAGAACCCTGAATCCTTCTTCATTAATTGTGCCCCCAAATATGTTCCACAAATACTCATACGTTCCCATACGATAGAATTCCGACGCGTCCTTGTATAACGGATCATTTGGTAGAATACCAGCAATGATATCGACTGGTTCACCAGAGTCTGGTCTAACGACAAGTCTTCCAGGTCTTCCCAAAATAACGTCCTTCAGAGATGGGATAACGTTTGTTACAACATCTTCATAGTCTCTAGTGTCTGATACAATCGAGACGAAAGGAGATTCGGGATATACTTCGGCCAGAACATATTTGAAATATTCTTTCTCTGTATCTGAATTAAAATGATCTGCCATAGCAGCTTCCATAACGGAGTGTTCGGTTGCTGGAACAGTTGCTGCTACCAATTCTTTTGTGTAGTCAGCATTGTAATAGTCCCTAACACCCACAATGGCAGATAGAGTTTCAGAGCCATTGAATACAGCAAGATGTGCCATTCCTGATACAAGTGCTGACTCGGTTCCGGCCATGCCTCTCATAGAGAAATCATGCATATTAAAACCTAACATTTGATCAGCAAATCCTGTTTTCTTGGCGTGTCTATACAATTCCTTTTTATATAAAAAGGCTGATGTAGCAGAGATTGATGGCAAGAATAAGACTGAACTCATAACTGACTCAAGATAGTTTGTCAAATATGCAAACTCCGGATGTGTGTTCACAATGGTAAGTTGAGGTGCGCCGATTGGTGATGCTGTTCCTTCTGGAAGTGCTTTGATCCTAATAGGAAGATATCCTAATTTGTGAAGAGAACGAATTTCTTCTTCGCCGATTGAGTTCTTGGTTGATCCAAGATAGGATAGAATAAACTCTCTCCATTCAGCAACCAATTCTTCGACATCTCTGTTGAAGAATCCCTCGTTGAATCTTTTGATCAAATACTCTTTGATAAAGTACTGTAACCCAAAGAATATCGATTTATCAGCTGCTTTGAAATATCGGTTGTCTCTTGGGATCCATGTTGCATAAACTCCCTCTGTTCCTTTTGGATAGAAGAATTTGTGTGAAAGTTTGTAACCATCTGTAAGTAATAGTGGGTTTTTTAAAAAATTGCTCATAAACGTGAGCCTCGCTTTCTTTTTATTTACAGTATCCGCTGTATTCGGTTTTTGTAGATGTTTATTTTTTATCTACATTTTTGTTTGATACTTTTTTGACTAAGTGAAAACCTTCAGGTATTTCTGAATCCTTTCTTAGTCTTATCTTTACGTTCCCGTCTGTAACATAAAAACTTCCTTTTTGACTTTCTGATAATTTCTTTCTAGTCTCTTCACTAAAAGATCTACCTTTTAATTTTCTAGAAATTTTTTCATTTCTCTCCTCCGTGTATATGTTGCAACCTTCGAGAGATTTTCTTATTTTTTCTTTAGATTCTTCGGTATGAGAATGTCCCCTAAAATGATCGACAACTATCGAACCGTTCCTTATTTTTTTTATTCGGCTGTCAGATATTTTTTTCTTCGTTTCATCTGACATTGGTTTTCTTTTGTGTCTCTCTTTTGCTGATTTGGACATTTTCATTCTAGTTTCTTCAGAGTGTTTAAAATTCAAACTTTTCTGTATTTCACTCTGCTTCATTCTTTGTTCTGGAGTTTTTCTCTGGCCTTTTTTCTTATCGGATATTCTTTTCTTTACTTCATCAGATACAATATAAGTTCCTTTATATCCTTTTATAGTATTATATCCGTTTGGATAAAAACTATTATACATCTCGATATATTTCAGTTCTAAGTTATTTAACTCCTCTATAAGGCCGTCTTCGTTATCCTTGTCTACTATAATGATAATTCTATGCTCAAAATTTTCCCATCCATATTTTTTAATTGATTTTGAGAAGTAGGTGTTGGTCATATTGTTTTTTAAATATCCCTTACCTTCCACCCCTCATCTCTTTGATGGACTTCTTCGTGTTTGACCAATATATTTCTTATTATTGATTTTGTTGGTATGACAGTATATATAACCTAACATGATATCACCTCGAACATTTAATATTAATAACCCCAATTAGGTTGAGACCATTATGAGTTATAATTAATTATTCAAAATGATTTTTCTATAACCATTTAATAGATAATGCTTTTGTTAGTGGATTTCTTTTTTCTTCATATTCGAATACATATACCTTATAAGGAATTTCATAAGACATACACATAAGAACTTCGAATTCAGATCCCTTTATGGAAGATATTTCGCCAAGACATTTAAAATTTTGAATGTTTCTCAGAGATATATCTGATACTAAGACTAAATCCGCTTCTGACATTTCCTGAATAGATCTACCTAGTTGCCATATTGAGTTTTTGTCAAAATCAGGATGCCAGCTTTCGATGATTTCTACTTTAGTGACTTTGAATTCTTCTTTGATTAGATTGATGATCATTTCTCTTCTTTTTAGAATTTCTTCTTCAGTTAGATCTCTCATTTTTTGCGAGATAAATATTTTCATTGTTTTATCCGTAAACGACATCATTAAATATTGCGTTTTGTATGATTACATCACAGTCAACGGCGTCCCAATCATCTAAATCAACGGAAATGCCATTAGCCTGAATGGACAAGTTTATTCCATTGATTAATTTTTCTAAAGTCAGTTCTTGATCTTCGAACTCTTCTTCTACATCACTAATTATTAAGGATTTACCGTTTAGTAACATATTGGATAAAACATCTTCAAGACATATGTCGTCAGGATCGAAGCTTCCGTCTTCACGACTTTCTGCTTCATTATATTCACGTTGTTTTGCTTCTTCGTATTCAGCATCATCCCATGACACCAAAGACCAATATATTCCAATACTCATATATCCTGAAAGAATTGAAATGATATCACTTTTATCTAATTCTAAAACTTCAATTTTTGCTTTCATCTTAAATCATTTCCTCGATTTCTTTTAGTTTATGAATTCTATCGTGTTCTGGAATTGGTCTAAATGTATCACAAACATATATATTGTTATAATATTCTGTGAGTGATATCAAACCTTCTTCCTGAATAAAATGGGTTAGATACAGTTCCTTTCTAAAATCCCCAAACTTATCAAGCTCAGAGGATAGTAGCTTAAATGTTCCACCACCATCAGACATATCATCAATGACTATAACAGTTTTTAGTTTATCTAGATCAATATCAAATGGATTTGATAATTCGTATTTCAGTATTCTTGACTGCTCTTGATTAATATCTCTGGATTTTTTTGCTACTAAATATGGTCCGTTGACCAGATGTTTAAATCTTTTTTCAGCACCCTCGTCCGGAAACACCACAGTCACCAGACTGCTTGTTTCAAAATTAGGATAAGGCATAATGAATCTAGCTCTAGGTTCTGCGAACGTATCTCCATCAATCCATGTTTGAACATCACTAAACCAATTATCAACAGCTTCCTCGTTGTGAATTGTTATGAATGTGAGTCTATCTAATGGATAAAGAGAGTTTGTAACAATCCAAAGTACATCAAATAGTGTGACACTTCTGCCCGGAGCCATTTTTCTATCATTTCTAGCTCCCATCAAATAAGGAATTATAATATTTGTTTGATGAATTGATACATGAATTAACTCCATGAACTGAACAAACAAAAATAACTCTTCTGCATTTCTAATTGGTGCTATAAAGTTCATTCCTTCTTCTAGTTTTTCTACCTCGAGATCTGTTATCTGAACTTCTCCATCTGGAAATCTGTTCAGTTTGAACTTTATGTCTGATTTAGATAAATTATGAAGATTTAAGGTTACTTTTTTATTAACTTCACTCATAATATCTCCTTTTTAGGGAAGAATTGACCACTATCATAGAAATAATGGTCAATCTCCTTATTTTTTATTCTTCTTTTCCTGGCATTTGAACTAATTTCGACGTTAAGAATTCTACCATCCATAAATCAAAAGTGGCAGGATCTTTAACTAGACCATTAGATACGAAATAAGACATAACTACACCATACATAGCTGCTTCTGCTTGTGCTTCAGAGCTAAATTTGTTGTATAAAGCACCGATAGAATTTCTATCAGTTTCAGATTGAGGACCTAAGATTCTCTTAGCTAGAGAAATAATAACTCCTGTATGTGCCTTGCTTCTTGAATTACTTTCTGAGACAGTTTTTACTTTTGATCCGTCAGAGAAAACTAATACTGTAGTAGATTTTTCTAAATTAAAATATCCTTTTACGGGATAGTTAATGTCATAAATTTTAGGTTCGATGAATGATGTTTTTGTTTTTCCTTTTTTATTTCTCGTTACAAAACGAGCTTCCATTGGATTTACAAATTGTGGTAATTTTGTTTCAAAATCAATACCCCCTGGTGTTAACGCTGAATCAAATGTTAAGCTTCCGATGAAACTCATGATATCATCAAGATCTTTTTTGATATTATTTGGTTCTTGTTTCATTCGAGGTTTTGGTTCTTCATGATTACTTTTTTTCAAATCTGCAATAGAAACTTTTTTCATACCTGGTCCTCCGGCTACACAAATTTTTACTGTTTTTTCTTTTTCTGAAAACATAATTTTTTCTCCTTTTTATTATTTAAATTTTTTTAAATATCTTTCTCATACTTCAATCCCATAGATGTCATTATTACATCCATAGTATCTTTTGCTTTTTCTTTTAGAGCACTCTCTAATTTTTTGTCAAAATGCTTACTTGATGCAGAATATTTCTCTTGGAAGTCTATTAAGAAATCACGAACTATAATAGCTAGATCTGTCTTAAATGACCCATAAGGATATAATACTGTTTCATACTTTTTGACTATTTCGTCCTTAGACATTCCTGATAACCCTGAATATATATTTATCAAATTTGATACTCCGGGTTTATTTTCTAGATCATACTTCACAGTGTTTTCACTGTCTGTGATGGCTTTCATTATTTTGTTATAAGCATCATCTGGATTATCGAATAGAAATATACATCCATTATCTCCGTTTGACTTGCTCATTTTTTTGTTAGGATCTTTTAAATCTTTAATTTTAGGAAAATCTCCTACAAATCCTCGCGGTTTGCGAATAATACCTTCACCAAACTCTCTTTCAAATGATGAGACTAAATCATTCATCAAATGAATATGAGACATTTGATCCTCTCCCACAAGTATGTTATCGATATCATAAAGCAAACAGTCTGCTGCCATTAATGCAGGATAAGTTAATAATGAAGACCTAACATCTTTGTTTTTCTTTTGTTTATATTGTATTTGATTTCTTAACTCCCAATCTTTAGATAAATATTCCATTATATAACCTAGTTGATTATGCTCTGGAATATGTGATTGTATAAAGAATTTTAAATCATACATATTGAATATTTTTGCCAATTCTAGTGTGTGTTTTTTTATTTCTCTTGGATTCTGTGGGGTTGTGAACGCATGCATATCTGCTATGAACATCAATACATTAGATTCTTTAACCATGTCAATAGCAGGTTTTATGACCCCTAAATAATTTCCTATTGTGAGTTCGCCTGTTGGTTTTATTCCAGCTAAATACTGGAACTCGTAGTCTTCCAACCTCTTGTATGTTTTATCTCTCAAGTGACAAACCTCTATTCAACTATATTAGCTGATGTCTCTTCAACTACATCAACAGATTCAGTTGAGATTTCATCATCGACGTCATATTTAGGCTCATGATTAGCTGAATTGTCAACCATAACCTTATTTCCATCTTTCTTAACAGCATATACAGACCAGAACGTATCAGATTCATTTAACTCTAGATAATATTTATATCTAGATAATTGATCTCTTCTACCTGCTCTGTTCAAAGGTATTTTTCTTTTCCAATCCTTTAGTGCTCTTTCTGATGCGGTGCTTGTATCTCTGTGATCTGGGTTCATACTTTCTACCTCCTTATTTTTTAGTGAATCATAATTCAGTGAATCGTGTTTCATTATTCTTCCAGTATTTCTTGGATATATTTCCTAAACCAAACTTTATCAGATTTCCATTCTGGATCTTTATATTTTGGTATAAGAACTAAATTTACTTTACCTCCATTTAGTACATGAAGTATTTTCTCTACATGTTTTTCTTTAAGTCCATCCTTAAAGCTTGTTTTTACAAAATAAGGCAATAAAGTCTTCTTGTGGTTTGCTATATCAAAAGAATCATCATCAATAATGACAAAAGAAGTTATATCATATAACTTTCTATTCTCTCTTAACCATGATCTAATCTCCCAACCTCTAGATTTTCTTTTTCTTGAATTGCCCGTTTTATCAAATATATGCATATTGAGTTTTTCGAATCTTTCTCTTAATTCAACCATAGGGGGAGAGTCATTTGATATAAGTCTCCAAGAGCTAGATAAAACTATCTTTGCTCCAGATTCATTTACTATTCTAGAAAGTATTTCTATAGCACTATTATCCAAGTTGATTCTGTCTTTTTTATTTCTTCTATTCGAATCAAACCAATCATAAGAGTTTAGAACTCCGTCGATGTCAAGAAATATTACCTTGATGTTTTCTTTCATAAAATTCCTCCTATCTATAATTTTATTTAACGCTTACATATTGATAATATATAAATTATAGATAATAACTTTTTACCAATTTTCTTTGATGAATTCTACTACTTCATCAAAGTTGTTATTGAATAACATATCTATACCGTAAAGTAAACTGATGACTTTTACCGCATCTTTTAAATCAATTTGTATTTCTTGATTTGTCCAAAATCCTCTAGATGGTACTATATATAAATCATTTCCGCTCTGAACAATAGCCTTGCCTCTAATATTAGGTATTATAACCTTTACAACTTTTAAAATTTCTTTATTCATTATTTTTTACCTCTTAATTTTATTTTCTTCTTCTGTAGAATTCTTCCTCATCTATTTCGCCACTCTTAAATTGCATAAACAACAAGAAAGTTTCTGCATCGAAATCCTCTGACTTACAATTAACTAGTTCAGTCTTAGAGAATTGATCCATTATTTTTTGTGCTGGTGAAATAAGCTGCATTACGTATAGCAAATCACCTATTGCTTTTGGCATGACTACACTACTAGCTAGAATTCTACCATCTTCTAAACGCTTTGTTACTATTTGTACATATTCCATATTGAATACATCTCCTTTTAAATAAACTCTTTATATTTTTCCTCTAATTCAGTTAATTTTTCGGTTTGTAACTTAGTTAGTGGAGTCGCCTTATCTCTTAGTTTTTTAATAGTTTTTAGATCTTTTTCCATTTGCTCTTTTTCTTTTACTGCTTCGTTTTTTTCTTGTATTGCCTTAGCTTTGGCTTTTGCCATAGCTTTTTTGTAGTCTTTGAGATCAACAAAACCCGTAGTTTTACTGTATTTAACAATGCTAAACACAGCATCATTGTATATACAAAGATCTTTGTCTAGAATGTGTTTAACAAAAAGTTTCCAAACAAGCGCACTCTTATCATCCAAATATCCTTTAACATCTACAAAGTGATACTTATTGTCCTCTTCATCATAGTATATGAAATCTGGAGAATAAGTTATTTCTTTGTATATATTTTTATTTTTGTCTCTGAATCTTTCTTGTAGAGTGAATGTTTTGTGTATCTCAAGACTTTTTATCCTCTCACCTCTACTTTTTAAGTACTCATAATATTTAGCTTCAATTTCACTATCGAATGTTATTCCATCAACCACTGTTTTTTTACCAAATATTCTTCTCATCAACAACCTCCTGTTTATTTATTTTTTAGTATATTAAAATGATGGGACGGGATGAAGTGCTTTTTGGTTCCCGGCCGACATTTAATGCATTTGTAATATACAAATGCACTCGCCCAGGGCTTTTACACTAGATATCCTACTTAATCAATACTTACATACTGATTCTTGAATTAATCAAGAGATTTTTAATATACTTTTATTCTATTTCAAAGGTCTCCACTAATACCTCTTTAGATGAAACTACAGCACCATCAGTAAAATATAGCTTAGGCAATTTCCCATTATATTTAATATAATCTGGTGTCATGCTTACACTAACCACCATATTCTCTAAATCACTCTTTGTCCAGTGACCTAGGTAAATATGTTTTATATTTTTTCTTATTAGATAATCATAAAACTTTGGTAACTTATATTTATGATATAACTTCAACCAATATGGTGTATTAGACCAAATGCCTTCGCCATACTCTTCTTCCCACATTTTTTGACTAGATTCTTCTAAAAGATCATAGTCATCAGGTAAGTTTGCATACTTTACATCATTCTTTGTTGTATACATTTTTATAAAATCCGGACAAGGAATAAAACCATGAGTAATTAACCTATCTTCAACCTGAATATAGTATCTCGGTTTACCGTAAATTTTGAACTCAGTTTTATCTTTATTCCATTTTACTTTAGAACCATCTAAATAAAAGTTTTCAACAATCCACTCTACTATATCTGTATCAATTAAATTTTTTATTATTTCTTTTTGTAATTCTACGTTGTCCAACTTGCCATTAAAAGGATCGACAACATTAAAGAACTCTTTAGGTGTAATATCTGATAAATCTGGATATCGTTTGTATCCACCAGATAATTGTATTGCTGCATCTAATGTTCCATTTGATATATCATGTCTTAAAAAATTACCTCTGTTTATTGCATGTAACATTAAATACTCATGATTCCCGAATATTAGAACTTTATTTTCTACAGTGTCCAAAAAGTCTCTTATTTCTTGAGATTCTTTTCCTCTGTCAAATATGTCTCCGTTAATAATAAGCATGTGATTATTGTTATTCTTTTGGAATCCTTCTTTTTCGAGTGCCTCTATTAAGCAATTAAAATAAGAATGAATATCACTCACTACAAAATATTTCATAACTCACCTCTTTCTAAATATATTAAAATGATTTTCGGATTTAATGACTTTTCAATAAGAAAAGACATCTACATTCTGGAAGTTATAGGGCCCTAAACAATCAATACTTACATACTGATTCTTGAATTTCTCAAGAGATTTTTAATATATTTTATTTTATTAAGTTTTTAACTTGTTCAATAGCATCGTCTAAAGATACATTTGTATCCAAAATTAAATCCGGCTTAGTAAATCCATATGAATATGGTGTAAAATAGACTCGATTTGCATTGTAAGAAGCTTCATCACAAGCAACTATCTCTTTCGCAGAGATTACACTTGCTATTTGCGGTTGAAAAGATACTCTATGTCCGTAAGTATCCCAATACATTTTGCGAATATCTTCAACTTTCACGGTTGAAAATCTGTCTGTTAATTGGTTTCTTAACTTATCATTTACAACTACAACTTGTTTTGCATAATCTTTTCTAACAAATTTAGGCAAATACTCCCAGTGTGTATAAATACTTTTTCTAATTTCGGTACCACTTATGGTAATATCACTTCTAAGTGGATCCAGTATTACTACTTCTGCCTCAGGATAACATATTTTAAACATATCATCGTGATCATTTGAGCCAACAAATACTTTATCAACTTTTACATTATTAACTGAGTCTCTATACATACTAGAAGCGTCTAGTTCTGATAGTGCTATCTTGGTTCTTATATTTATGGAATCTTCAATCCATTCCTCTACAGTTTCGAGAATTTTCTTTCTTTCAACATCAATAATAACAATACCGGGATATGGTGCAAATACAGCTTTCATCCATCTTAGTCTTATTTCCCAATCAATTGGATCAGATAAAGCATAAGATAATACAACATATAATATATCTACATCCTCTGCAGCTCTAAGTATAGCACCAACATGTCCATTGTGAAGCGGTGTGAATCGACCGCCAAAAATACCTATTTTCATTTATTTTCCCTCCTTAGGGTATATGATATTACATTTCTATAGTCATTTCATAGTTGTGCTCAAGTACATTTTTATCAATTAGATGTGAGATTTCATCTAATAGTAAAATAAAATCTTCATCTTCTGATGAAATAACTTGCCATTTTTCTCTGAATTCCCCATTAGTAACAGCAGGTAATTCACATACAGAAGCACCTATAGAGTTAATATTTATATTTCTATAGTAAATTTCAGGACCATACCAAAAAACCAAAACAGACATATCTCCGATATAACCAACTCTGACTTTAGGGAAAGTAGACTCCTGAAGAACAGTAAGTGCCTTGTTTAGTACATACTCTTCTTTTGTAACTTTAACTTTCATATCTATTCCTCCTCTGTTTTAAATATAAAACTTCCTTCAACTTCAATTTCATAAAAAAGTTTTACGCCGGTTGAAGTAGATTCTTTTTTAATAGAAACGGTAGCTCCTTCTTCTACGAGAGCTTCAGTGATCAATAATACATTTTCATAATCGACAATGTTAATTTTTATCTTCATGTTCATCATCCTTTTTTTTATTAATATTTTCTAAAAACATTTCGTGTGTTTTACTAGCTAATAACATAAACATACGAGATAATGTTTCGTAGTCCTCTCCTTGAATATGTGCCATAATCTGGATAACCCCATCTTTGTCCTTTTTCCCATCACTTGTTGCGACTATTATGTGTTTTGGATTAACTGACAACATATCCACATTCTCAGGTACCATCGTACCTTGAATATCTTCTGGATCAAAATCCTTTAAAACTAAAAGTGTTAAATTTGGCTTGCACATGTTATAATATCTCCTTTATGATTATGGTATCTTCGCTTCTTCTATATCTCAAGTATTTATTGTAATAGTCTTCTTTAGTAAAAGTATCCTTATCCCAGAAATTAACAAGATTTTTTGGATCCATTCTCAATATATTGAATTCTTTTGCATCATATTTATTAAACTCATATTCTATTGGCATCTCACCAGAGTCCACAAAATAAATTAAAATATAATTATGATATCCATCTTTAAAAGAATAGTATATATTTCCATTAATTTTATTGACCGCAGATATCATAAATTTCTTTAATTCTTTTAAGCTGCCATACCAACATGAAATGGTATCTATCCAACAGCACGTTTCGACACCATAACAACAATATGAATTTGTAATTATATCTAGATGACTTCTTCTTTTTGTTTTATTTATCTGTTCTATGATTAAATCTTTATTCACATCTATGAGTTTTAAATCAGGATATAAAACTTTTTTTTCTTCTATAATTCTCTCTAAATTCATATAAACCCTCCTTCAAATTTAAAAAGATGTGAATTGCATCACATCTTATTTGTTTATAATATGCCTTTTTTGTTAGCCTCTATTAACTTTTTGCTGCTAACATAAACGCCATTGTTGTATCTTTTTCTTGCATAGAAGTTTCTTACCGCTTGATCATCAAGTTTAGCTACCAAAGTATAAATACCTCGGAACTTCTCTCTGTATAGATAATATATAATTTTTCCTTTTACTTTCTTTACAGTATATCCGTCTTTAATTTTTAATCCAAAACCAATATTAGCGAAAGTTTTGTCATCAAAAGATTCGTATAGAATCATACCCTCTTCCTTACTAGGGAATACTCTGAGAGGTAAGAATAATTCACATTCTTCAATTTTATCGATATTTATTCCGTTTTGATAATAATACTTATTACCTTTTTCATCAGTTAGTATTTCATATGGTTTTCCAGTCTTTCTATTTTTTGGAACCCTTCCATTTTTAAACAAATTTGGTTGAGTGGTTTCTTTAATAGTCAATGTGTTAGTATTTATCGTGTACACATCAAAGAAATCTCTATATGACTTTTTTGACTCGGTCTCATTCTTTTCAATATCTTTTTTTATATGATCATTTTTAATTATAATAACAAAATTACCACTAAAATCCCATGTAGAGCCATCAGGCAATGTGAAATCACTTGTTTTCACACGAATATTAGATACGACACTATAGTTGTTGTCTTTGTAAACCTTTAAATTTTTCTTATTTATGGAGCTTATTGGCATAATAAAGGCAATAACATCAGCTCCAAGACCAATACTATGCTTTACAAATTCTTCATATTCTCTTACAGGAGGGAAACCCAAAAATATTGTATAATCAAATCCTGTATCATTTAAACCTTTAACTTCTAAAAAGTTGCCTTCTCTACAACCATCAAAACCAGGGTGAGTATCAATCGAAAATACAGAGATGTCTTTATACGATTTATATAGAGCTTTACTAAATGACCCATTTCCTGCAGACGGTTCAATAAAAACAGATTTATCAAATGTTATCGTGTTTTTCGTTACATCTCGAAGTGTTTTGCTCAGACTATCAATACAGTCTGTAACGTTTTTTTCTCCTGTATAAAACATGCTGTTTTTAATATATTCCTTTTTTGTCATGATATTCACCTTCTTTTTATTATATTACAAGTCGGAGCAGGGATCACTCCGTCAAGTAATTAGATATCCTTCCTATTCTTTTATTTCTTCTTTTTCTTTAGACATTAATTTTTCTAAATCTTCTAATAGATTTTTGTTCCCAGAAGATTTAATTTGTTTTACTTTTGGTAATTCTTTATATTTTAAAACTATATATAATACGCCATCTCTACTATCCCAGTCAAAAGACTCAACCTCTCTTCTGTTTGAGCTAACTGTTAATTCGTTAGAGTAGTTGTATTTTCTATTAATTAGCTTGTTTTCGGTTATCCCGGAAACTTTTAAAACTTGAACACCTTTTACAGTCTCAATATTGACATTGATATCTTCAGGTCTAATTCCCAGTAAATTTAATGTCATTAGAGCTGTATTCTCATCAATTTTATAAGCTTCATAAACCCTTTTAATTGGGCTATCAAAAATAAATGAATCTTTGTCGAAACTAAATATACCCTTAATTAAATCATCAAAAAGATCACCATACATATTTTTCACCTCATAATATTTTTATTTGTCTAGATATGATCTTAGTAATATGTTCTCTTGACCTTAAACATATTCAGCAGCCTTTTTGAACAGTACTGACAAACTGTATCCCTGAAATACTGCGCTTTTAGTAGAGTTTATTTGAAATATAAACATCTAGGTATATAGAAACCACAGTCCATTTCTATAATTAATTATTCATCTCACTTTAAGTGAAAAAAAGTTTATATGAATTATATCATCCATCTTTGTATTTGAATAATTAATTATAAGATTAATAGATGGGTAGGTGATTGCTATGGCAGAATTTCAAAGCACTTGTTTGACAGATTGCATAAGATATATACATCGTAACTTAGGAACTAAGTTGATAATCCCCGAATTATCAACCAATGAAATAAGTAGAATAGTAACCCAAGAGTCTCTGAAGACTTTTAGTAAGTTTTTCCCTTATGTGTTGAGAATCCCTATAGATAATAGCCTAGCTATTGCAGGAAAACCAGGTTTTTATAAAATACCTAATTTAGATATGTTGGAAACGATCAGGATGAGAATGATGTTTGGTAATAACTCATATGCCTTTACAAATGGAACATCAGCTATACCGATGACACTAAACCCAATATCAGCACAGTTATATGATGATTATCTATCTGCAGTTGCAACACCAATGACATGAAGATTTTGAGCACCTAATGTCTTAGAAAGATATCCAAAACAAGGAACATTTAACAATCTAGTTATTGAAGTTGATGCAATGCACCCAGATCATCTTCGAACAATAGGTATAAAAATGAGAGATCACTTTTATCGTCTTGCTCTACTGGATGTACTCATATCTTTACAACCACTAAGACATAGATTTGAAACGATTTCATCTGAATACGGACCTGTTGCTTTATTTTTAGAAAAAATTGACGGAGCATCAGCTGAAAGAGAAACTTTAATTCAAACATTTGAACAAAGAAGTATGTTCACAGGAAGTAAGAGAAGAGTTATTTTTGCATAAAAAAGAGGAATATATCCTCTTTTTTTTTATTTATTGTTTTTAAAATCGGATTGTGTTCTATTTATATTATAATCATTAGCAAATTTAAATAGTCTCATATAGACTCTCTGAGTATAAACGTCTACAAGAGCTTCTTCAGACTTAAAGTATTTTGTACATAAATAATTTACATACCTTTCAGAAAGGGACATTATGGTATCTTTTATAATAGATCTAGTCGCTTTATCTATTTCCTCTGTGCTAACATTTACTTTTTTATCCTCTTGATATCTGTTATAAACAAACATTACTTCTTCATAATTGGATATCTTCAAATCCAATACTTCATTTAAAACATTAAAATCATCTTTAATTTTTATTTCATTATAATTGAATATTTCTTTCTTACTGTTCAATTCTTTCTGTAAATTCTCAATTTGTAATTTTAATTTTTTATTTCCAAACATATATTGATCTCCTTTCTAATTTCAGTCTATTTCTTTGATAGTTACTCATGATTTACTGTTCTTTGGTTTTTTCTTACAATATTTGCACTTTGATACTATTTTATTTATATAATATTGGGGTACAACACTATATTGGGTGTGACAATGATTACACTCGATAAGAACGGGGCCAGTATTACTAACATAATCCCCTTTTATCGTACATTCTCTTTCAGCAACAACTCTCTCAAACTCTTCCTTCACTGTATCAATTTTACAAGATGGACAGACAAAATCTTTTTTCTTGTCTTTAAATAAAATAATATTAGACAAATCCACTCTTTCTGAGAAATTTGTGATGTTATCGCCTATAAGATGTTTTCTATAAACATCAAATCTACTTTTACATACGTTGCACTGTATGGTCGTTTTGTCCTCACTAAAAACATCTGCTGTGACAATCTTCATGGTTGGGTAGGATTTAATGAACTTCTTTCTTAAGTCCATGTTTGTCTTTCTCCTATTGCAAGCTTTGCACGACATATGCTCTCCAGAGTAAACGTCTCTAGGGAAAACGCTCCATAAATTATCATCAATATTACATTGAACTTTGATTTTTTCGCTTCCTCTGGTATATTCTGTGATTAAACTTAGATCTTTGTAATTTTCTTCAAAATAATTTCTGAATTGCTCTGGAGTTAAATTTTTTGGTATTTTCATAATAATAACTCCTTTCTGTTAATATAATTAATTATTCACCGGAAAGTTTTTTGAGAAAAAAATAAATGATATTTAATTTCATTTGACTTATTCTTTTGAATAATTAATTATAAATAGTAAGTTAAGAGGTGGTTATTATGGCAAAATTAAGCGAAATGATATTAAATGAAAACAGAAGAAGAACCATCGGTATTGTTGGTTCGGGTCGTCCGAGCAGACATATTAAAAATTTAAACCTCGGAGAAAAGATTCTTGTTCAGTCCGGCCATAGTATATACACACCAAAACAAAATAAAACTGAACCTACTGTAGAAGAATTAAAAAAGAAAAAAGATGCAACCGAAAAAAGAGCTGCCACAATAAAAGCTAAAAAAGAACAAGAAGAAGAGCTAATTAAATTAAGAACAGAAAAAGAAACTAGAGAAAAAATAGCTCAAGAAGCAGAACAAAAAGCAAAAGAAGCAGAGTTGAAACAGAAAGAACTCGAATTAAAAGAAAAAGAAAGAAAAGCTGAACTCAAAATAAAAAGAGATGAAGCTAAAGCTAAAGAAAAAGAAGCATATGATGAAATTGTTCAGATGAATAAAGATCGTGAACAAAAGTACGTTGATGCAACTCAAAAAATAAAAGGGTTTGAAAAAATCCCAAAACAAGAAGAGAAGAAGGAGAAGCCTAGATCTAGCGGTCTATTAAGTACTGCTACTCGTTCTCTCAGATTTTAGAGGTGAATACCATGCAACTAGCTAAACTACTAACACTAGCCGAAGTATCAGAGGGTACATGAAGCACTCTACCAAAAGTGCTTGCGTTTGAATTCTCAAATCAAAGATACCTATATACAACAGTTCAACCAACTACTACTTCGATAGTTAGATGATTTAAAGTTTTAAATACAGATGATGGAGATCCTGTTTTATTATTACAAAATAGAACATACGATAACATTGTATGTCCAGGAACTATCACTTATGATGGTGAATCTGATATACATCAAATATTTTATATATCAGAAATCACAGGCTTATCATTTAAATAATTTTCCAACAAAATAATTTTTCTAATAAAATAATAATCAGGAGGTGGCATTATGTCTACTAAACCAGTAAGAAGTATAAACATAGTAGGTAAAGAGGGAAGAAGTTATGATCTAGACAAGATAGCTGAGAATAATACAAGAAGTGATTCTTCTAAACCTTTTGTGGCACATATTAAACTTTATAACCCTTTATCAAAAGATAAGGCTATTAAATCTGTTGTTCCTGAAGGAGCTAAAATTGGCTCAATATGGATTGCTAGAGTAGATAGAACTATCGGAATTGATTAGAGGTGTAATATATGGTAAACTATACAACAGAATTCTTAACTGATTGTGTCGCTAAATATGAGCAACAAGAGGTAAAAAGAATACAGCAAGAGAGTAATTTTCAATTAGTCTTTACTGATGATAAGGTATATGATTTAGATAAAATTATTTTATTAAGAAGAAGAGATGTGGGTAATACTCCTTCATCTATACACGTTGTTGAAAAAGAACAAGACAAATACGCTGATATCATGTTAGTTTTTCTGGCTATTGATCATCTATTGTTCAATACAGATACATCAGCAACTTATACTTATGAGCAAACAGAGTTTTATAGAGAATTACAACAGGTTGTAACAATAAACAATATTGTAACTTATAAACCTTATGATAAAATAACAGATGTTCCAAACTATATAGCTAAGTTAAAAGCAGTTCTGGATCCAGATATAAACTTAACTCTTTTGCAATCTCTATATAACCAAATACCATCGCAAATTAGAGAAAACGATGGATTTATACAAATGAACACAAACGGTGACGATAATTTCTTTGATGTAATAGATATATTTGATCCAGACGATACTTTATAGGAGGTGTAAATTATGGCTTTAAATAATGTAATCATACCACCTAGGTTTATTGATGTGGTCAATGTAGATGAAGAAATAAAAAAACAGGTTAGAGTCTTTGTAGGAAATATTTCCGAAAAAGAAGCTTTAATTATGTTTGAAGAAGATATTGATAAAAAACTATACGCATACCTAAAAAGAATGTGCAGGGGATCGTTTGAATACAAAGAATACATTAGACACTTTAAAGAAGTTTTAGAATACACAGAATGTAAAGTGTTTAATATAAACATAACAGAAGTTCCTGTTAGTCTTGAGATACATCACACTCCTTTTAGTATGGAAACAATTGTAACAGCAGTTACAGCAAAAATGTTTGAGGAAAGAGGAGTTCCTCTAGACCCTAAAGATATTGCTGAAGAGGTAATGAAGCTCCATTATGATGGAAAAGTTGGTTTAATACCTTTAACTTCTACGATACATGAAGCAGTTCATAACAATACAATTCATATTAAACCTAGCGATATTTATGGTAATTATCACGCATTCTTCGAAGAATACGAGGAGTATTTGAGTGAAGATGCAGTACAACACTATAACAATGTTGTAAGTTTAACAGATGAAGAGGTTGATATGTATAATAAAGAAAAACTCAAGAGAGTTATATCTGAATACAATATTGTTTATGAAGATGATGATGACTCTTTAAAGTATAAGAAAGAAATTAAGGCTTAAGGAGGGTATAATCATGGAAGAAACAAAATTTTTTGATATTGATGAAGAACTATCTAGGTTTACTGCTCTCGAAAAAGAAGTAAACGACACGCTTAAAATGCTAAATGATATAATTGATATGTTCACAGCAAAGACAGAGATTGCAAAAGGTAGTGCTGGAAAACTAGTCCTCTTAGTTGAACAAAAAATATCTTTACTTACAAGAAAAGAAAGTATCATTAAAAATATGGCTGATTTGAAGAAAAATATGTTCAATACTAATTCTAAGATAAAAAATGCTGAAGACAGTGATACAGATCTAACTAGAGTTTTAATGGAATATACGGAAGCTATAAAAAAACAACAAAGAGAAATACAGGAAGCAAAAGAAACTGCTATGCAGTTAATAGAGAACCAAAAAGAAGTGGAGAACTTTTTCAATAACTAAAAAAAAAAAAAAAAAAGAAGCATAACGGGCTTCTTTTTATTATTAAAAATTTTAATAATGTGGTTTTTCATAGACTTTTTCAATTTTTAATTGTGTTTTATTTTTTATAATGTTTTCGATCGTTGTTATATTTTTTTCTTTCCGCGTACTCTTTTCCTCGGTTTCTTTGATTTTCTTTAGTATAGACATGAACGTAGTTTCAAGGTTGCTTACTATTACATTCAGTGCAATAAATGTCAGTCAGCGTATAACCTTTTTTGGAAAAAGTAATCTTTCCGTTAAATTTATTATGTCCACAATATTGACACAATCCATTAACAAATCTGTACATTTCTCTAGAGCCATCTTTATAATTTGCTCTAGGCATTGTATTTAAGTTTAAGTATAAGTATTTCTTATTTAGCGGATTATTGATCGGTAATTTTATTTTAAAAAATTTTTTGTTGTTAATACGTATAGAAGAAAAACTAACCCGAGCAGATGTTATAGAATTTTTAACTATATCTGCTTCTTTATTTTTAGCTCTTCTAATGTATCTATTATTGAATAAGTCTTTCGTCCTTTGTTTAGATAACATGTTTGCACCTATTAATCTAAACCTAATCACAATAACTTACGTTTAGTGCCGAGCCCACAATAAGACTCTTTTTATAAAATAACGTATAAATGAATCATAAGCACTTGGAAGGTAACTATGAGACTGAGATCAAAAAATATTTAATGCATGCGGAGGATTTTTGATTTTTAAAATCCGACGCAGCTGCAGCATCGCTAGAAAATTTAGGAAATTTAAATTATTAGAATCAGAAATCTTTGCACTAATAATGTCCTAAGCTTAGTGAACCAATTGAATGCTACGTAAATAAATCTTGAGAATCTCATCGATGGCCCCAATTATTTTTTTTTATTAAAGTGTGGGATGTGTGTTTCGTCACGAACTGAATATTCCATATGTGTCAGAGAAGCTGTAGTTTGGGTTCATGGAACAAATCTGTAAAGTCGCAAATCAAAGATCTTGGACTACTAAGGGTCTAGAGTTTCATAAAGTTGACTTCGGCCAACGTTGTTAGAGGCTTAAGATTCTTAGCACCCTTTCACCCTGATTGGCGTTCGCGAAAACTGAAGAAAACTCTGAAGGGACCCCGGTAATTTTTTTTTTTT